ACCCCAACACCCACTCCAACACCCACCCCAACACCTACTCCAACGCCAAGCCCATCAAACCCACCTCAGCCAGACGCGGGAACACCAAGCACTTTTTCTGGAGGAGGAAGCCTTCCGGGTAATACAGATTTAGGGCATAGTATCTCTACAGAAGTTTACTTCTGGGCAATGGGGTATTCAAACCCAAGGTTTGCCGCAAGGTCAACACTAACCCATCTGGTTGGAAATGATAGCACTTATAGGATTCAAGTTCAAGAGTGGGATTCAAGTTCTTCTAATTATGTAGACCTTCGAAGTACTCAGGCAACTTCCGGCCCACCAAGTGGATCGACTCCGGGTGATACTTGGATGACTGGCAGCAGCTTTCCGCAAAACAATGAGGTTGACGGTCCACAGAGAATTAGATATAGAAATTATTCTTCTGGTGAGTTAGATTGGTCCGACTGGTTATACTATGATAGGCCCGCAGGCTGGGAATCAATAACATCTACCCCAACACCCACTCCAACACCTACCCCAACACCTACCCCAACACCTACCCCAACACCCACTCCAACACCTACACCTACTCTCACCCCAACACCCACTCCAACACCCACCCCAACACCTACTCCAACGCCTACTCCAACGCCTGCCATATTAATAGCCCAAAGTACTCTGTCTGAAGCAGCTTCTGTAGGAGAAACGTCATTAACAGTTTTAGACGAGTCTGTCTTTCTAGTGGGAGATACTATTGTAATCAGCGAAGGAACTGCACAAGAAGAAACTAATAGCATAACGGGCTTCGGATCCTTATTGATAACAAATTCACTTCAATTTAATCACTCGATTGGTGCAGTAGTAACAGTAACCAATCGACCGGTAAATCCAGCAAAAACATCTTCTAACTCAGGCTCAACGACATATTCTTTTTCTGCACTCTCTAATGATTGCGTTGATACAGATAAAGAGCAATTAAACTTTACTGTTGACGGAGGACTTTCAGACTCCTTCTCTCTTGGAATTGTATGGGGCGAAGCAGATGCAGGCGAATCAAATTATCAAGATTGGGACAATTTTTCATTTTTTGATAGTACTACTTCCGGCAGGTGGGTTGTAACTACAGACCAAAGTTTTGCATATCAAGCTCGTGAACTTTCTAGTGATACAACTTATTTTTGGAGGTCTATTTTAACTATTTCAGGAACTACTTACTGGTCTTCTTCTCAAACTTTTACAAAATTAGATTGCGCTTGGATGCCTACTTATTTTATCGGAAGAGATTCTGATGGAAGTTGGAAAGAAGTTTCTTCAAATATAGTTTTAAAAGAAGATGGATCGTTTATTGTTCAAAATGGGTTATTTGTTGTAGGGAATAATGAAGAATATTATGACCTACCTAGCTTCATTAAAAATACTTCGAAAACAATTGAAGATCACACGCTTAATTTGTCATCTTTTGCAACACAATTAGCTCAGGGCGGCACTACATTAGCTTCCGCAGGGATATCTGCAATAACTGAAGATAGTAGCGGCAACATAGGCATCGGTACTGACAGTCCTAGTCATAACTTACATATTGCTGGTGGAACTCCAGAAATGAAGCTAGAAGGCTCCCAACCGAGAATATTTTTGAGTGAAACTGATCAAACAGATTTAAACAACTTGATTAGAAACAACAATTCTGTTTTTCAAATTGATACAGTAACTGACGATGATAGTTTCATCGCTAATAGATTCAGTATTAACAACACCTCCGGCAATGTCGGAATCGGAACAGATAGTCCTGAAGAACTATTAGATGTTCGTGGATCAATAAAAACTAAAAATGGTAATGACGACAGTGAAGTTAAACTAGTTTCAACAGGAGGAATGCCGTACATAAATCTTCAGCGTGGATCTTCTGCCCTTGGTGACTGGAAAATTAAAGCCAAAGGTAATGGTAGTCAGCAAGTCTTAGTTACTTCGGTTGGTACATCTGATTTAATGACTGTTCAGGCAAACGGTAATATAGGTATTGGTACTGCGAGTCCTCGGGCTAAATTTGAGGTGGCTAACTCAGCATCTAATTCTGCGCTATTATTTAATTTAACAGGCTCGCAAAAAGCTGCCATTCAATGTGTTGATGCTGATTCTATCGCAAACAAAAGACCTTTGTTATTGAATCCGGACGGAGGCAATGTAGGTATTGGTACTACGAGTCCTGATCTAGCAAAATTACAAATTGAAGGTGATAATGATTTGCTTAGACTTATTTCAACACGGTCTGGTAACTCAGGAGCAGAAATTGCTTTAATACAAAATTCTGATTCCCCTGCAAACGAAGATGCGCATGGTATGATTAATTTTATCGGCAACGATACAGATGGTTCAGACCCTTTAGCAAAAACTTTCTCTTCAATAAGGGGTATTACGCATGACGCTGCAAATAGTGTGGGGCGGCTAGGTTTATTCACAAGAAATGGAAGTTCATTTTCAGAAGATTTATCTATTGTCAAAGGCAACGTAGGTATTGGTACTACGAGTCCTGATGACTTACTGGAAGTTGGAGACGGTACGGCCTCCGCAAATGTAACAATCAACCACCTTGGTGGGACAGGTGCTAATTTCAGAATTAAAAATGATGGCGATTTAATGTGGCAGATGGGTATTAATACATCTGGAAATATAAATAACGATTTCGTCATTGACACTTCGATTGATCCAGACAACCCGAAGTTTATTATAAAGTCGAGCGGCAACGTAGGTATTGGTACTGCGAGTCCTAGTAGTCCATTGCAGGTAAATACATTTAAGGATGTTACATTAGTAAAGGTAACATGTACAAACGGGGAAACCACAATATCTCTGTCAGAGGATTTAACCTCTGTGCTTTCAGCAGGAAATGTAATACGATTTAATAATTCAGGTGGAGGCGATCTAAGTACTAAAGAATATGAAATAGAGAGTATTACTGATTCATTATTAACATTGACAGAGGCTTTAAATTTTACCGCTGCATTACATATTTCCAAGATCCTACCAACTTTAAATGTTAAATCAGGCAATGTCGGAGTCGGAATAGATAGTCCTATCTCGACACTTCATGTTAAATCATCACTAGATGGTCCTATTTTCGATAGTGGTGGCACAGACAATGCAAATCATGCATTTCTTGTTCGTGACAATTCTAATAATCAGTTGTTGCGCGTAGAAAACAACGGCAATGTCGGTATTGGTACTACGACTCCTAGTGCTCCCCTTGAGATTTCCTCCACATCTGGTGGTCTTATTTTACCTAGAATGACAGCTTCTCAGAAAAATGCTATAACAAGCCCGACTCGTGGTGAGATGGTGTTTGATGATACAGATAATACGTTTTACGGCTACAACGGAACAAGCTGGGTAGCCCTGCACTAAGAGTTTAGCTTTATAGATTTTTAGATATATTATTTCCTCTAAAAAAATCTTGACATTACAGAAATTATAGTTTATAATTGGGCATAACTTAATTATAATTATGCTTTCAATATATAAACCAAACAAAAGCAATACAGGTTGCGCCTTTCAATTTCAAATAGGTAGAGACAAAAAAAACGAAGAGCACATTCTTTTCATAAGCGCTATCTTGCAGTCGGGGTGGGACCAGAAGACTCGAGTCGGATCATTTAAAGGCAATGCGGGTAATCCAGAAAAGTCAATTAATGTAAAACTTGGAGAATTTGAACTTGGAGCAATTAAAAGTTCCATAAAGAACAGACAGCCTTATTCGACTTTTCATCAACACGAGTCAAATCAAACTACAATCCGCTTCACTCCTTGGGATAAACCTTCTAAGATATCAATTCTAAATCCTAAGACAAAAAAGCTAGAGGAACAGAGCTTAGTTCTTCCCGCCTTTGGCCTCACCATAACTAGGCACGGAAATAATTCTTTTAGAATAGGTCTTGAGCCCGGAGAAGTAGAAGCTTTAAATGCACTCATTGACTTTTACTTCAGCAAACTTTATGACCAAAGACTTCGTAAACAAATTAAAGATTTAAAAAGAAGAAAAGACGAAAGAGAAGAATCTTAGTCTAGATGAGGAAGAAAAAAATCCTTTTTCATTCTAATCACAGTAAAGTCTTTACTGGGTTTGGTAAAAATGCAAAAAATATTTTAAAGTATTTGTTTAATACTGGAAAATATGAAATAATTGAAGCTGCAAATGGTTTCGCTTATGGTGATCCGTCTTTAGAGTTTATGCCTTGGGAAGCGGTTGGCACTCTTCCCAATAACCCAGCCCAGAGAGCCCAAATTAATAAAGATCCCGGCTTAGCAAAGCGAGCAGCTTATGGATCAGAAATGATAGATCAAATAATAAAAGAAGTTAAGCCTGATATTTATATTGGGGCAGAGGATATTTGGGCGTTTGATGGATATTGGGATAGAAAATGGTGGAATAAATTAAGCTGTATGATTTGGACTACATTAGACAGCTCTCCTATTTTACCAATGGCAGTCAACGCAGCTCCAAAAATAAGTAATTTTTACACATGGGCTTCGTTTGCATCTGATGAACTGAACAAGCTAGGACATTCTCACGTTAAAACTCTTCATGGCAGTATCGAAACCGATCACTTTTTTAAAATTAAAAATTCTGACAGAGAAAAATTAAGAAATAAATTTAATTTAAATAATAATAAATTTATTATCGGTTATGTCTTCAGGAACCAGCTTCGCAAAAGCGTTCCTAATTTACTCGAAGGTTTTAAAAATTTTTGCAAAGAAAATAAGTCTGCAGATGCAGCCCTACTTCTTCATACTCATTGGTCTGAAGGTTGGGAGATCCCAAGGCTCATGAAAGAATTTGAGATTCCAGAAGAAAGAGTTTTGACAACTTACTTGTGCAATAAATGCAAAAGGTTTGAAATAAAACCTTTTTCCGGCCAAGATAAGGACTGTCCTTACTGTAAATCAAAAAAAACTCAGCAAACATCAAATGTTAAGTGTGGCGTTTCGGAAGAGCAATTAAATCAAATATATAATTTGATGGACGTGTATTGCCACCCTTTTACTTCTGGTGGTCAAGAAATTCCAATTCAAGAAGCAAAACTTTGCGAGCTTATAACTTTGGTCACGGATTATAGCTGTGGCACAGATTCAGTTGGCGAAAGTTCAGGAGGTATGTCACTAAATTGGTCTTCCTATAGAGAACCCGGTACGCAATTTATAAAAGCTACTACAGACCCAATAGACATATCAGAAAAGTTGACGCAAGTTTTTCGTATGTCAAAAAAACATAAGTCTAAAATGGGCAAAGATGCTAGAAAATTCGTACTAGAACGTTATGACACAAAAGTGATAGGAGTGCAGCTAGAAAAAATTATAGATGAGTTACCTTTTTGTGATTGGGATTTTGATTTTTCTGAGAAAAAACGCAATCCAAATTATACTCCACCAGATATAGAAGACAATGGAGACTGGCTGTGCGACCTTTACAAAAACATTCTTAATACTGATATTGACTCGAACGATGAAGGATATAAGTATTGGATGTCTCAGTTCTCTGCAGGCAAAGATAGAGAAACGATACTGACTTATTTTAAAAAAATTGCAGCAAAAGAAAACCAAGAGAATTTTGGAAAAAAAGATCTTTCTGATTTTTTAGATAATGACGAAGGTAAGAGAATAGCCTTTGTCATGCCTGAAAGCGCTGGGGATGTTTTTATGTCAACGTCTCTTTTATGCAGAATTAAAAACCTATATCCAGATCATAATATTTATTTTTTTACTAAGCCACAGTTCTTTTCTTTACTAGACGGAAACCCTTATGTACATAAAGTAATTCCTTACTCTGAATCTTGCGAACAACTTCTTTTCCTTGAAGGCGCTGGACCTCATAAAGGATTTTTTGAAGTAGCCTATTTGCCACACATAGGCACTCAAAGACAATTAAACTATCTACACAATGGTAAGGACAAAATAGAACTTGATTTAAAATGCACATCTTAGAACAATATGCTTTGAGTTGCGGTTTAAAAATAGGACAACCGCATATAGAGACACTTTTTTACCCAACTGGCGTTGATAAATATATTACAATTCATAATAGTAAAAAGTTTGAATCTAGAAACTACGATTATTTTGGGGATTCAGTTACTTCCATGCTACCTTTTTTAAAAAAAGAAGAAATTTCTATTTTTCAAGTTGGTATCCCCGATGACCCACTAATTCCTTACTGCAAAGACTTGAGAGGCAAAACAAATTTAAAGCAGCTTGCGTATGTTCTCTCAAAAAGCTTGCTACATATTGGTATAGACAGCCTGCCAATACATCTAGCTTCTCATTTTAAAGTTCCGGTTGTAGGCCTTTACTCTAATATGTATAAAGAACACTCTGCGCCGTACTGGAAAGAAGATTCTACCACTGTTTTACTAGAAAGCGACAGGAAAGGGTTGAAACCTAGTTATGCAAATAAAGAATCTCCAAAGACAATTAACATGATTTGTCCAGATGACATAGCATCTAATAGTTTAGATTTATTAAATATAAATCACGATTTAAAGAGCTTGGATTGTTTTTATGTAGGTTCCGATTTTTGCAACATTAGCATTGATGTCGTTCCAAATTTTTTACCCAATGCTCATTTTTCTGGGTCTGAAGTTTGCATAAGAATGGACAAGTATCACACATCAAGCAATTTAGCTTCTTGGTTAAGCTGCTGTAAATGTAGTATTATTTCTGAAGAACAAATCGACCTTGCGACAATTTTTTCTTTTAAAAATAATATTAAAAATATTACTTTTATTATATCTGGAGAGCAAGTTAAAATCCCTATAGACTATTTAAAGCTTCTACAGTCTTCGGGCATTTCTTTTGAGCTTAAGACTGAAGATGAAGATTTAATATCCTCTTATAGAATGCATTATTTTGACTGGAAAGTATCTTCTGTAAAAAAATATTCAAAGAAATGTGTTGACAAATTAGAAAAAATATGCGATACTACTTTCTTTAAAACATCAAAGATTATATTCTCTAACCAAAATAAGTACGCAAGTGAAGCTCATCAAAAAAAAGAAATCCCAATGCCTCCCCCAGATTCAAAAGGGCCAAATGGAGGAATCCAAATACTAGATGAAGATTTGTTTTGGGAATGGGCTCCATATTATAAACTATTTAATACTAAATAAAAATGCCAACAGCAAAAAATAAAACAGAACCGCCCTTAAAGCGCGGTAGAGATAAAAACGGATTAATTACAGGCGTAGACCATGTTTTTCAAGAAGATGGATTCATCGACTGGAGAGCAATGATAAAACCTGAACATTTATTTCCCAATAAAAATTATTTTGAAACATATGACAAGCCAATACCTCAAAGCATCGATGGGCTAAGCGATAATAAACTTTTAATCAAGCTCAGCGGGATTAAAGAGCTTGCTAGGCTAAGAGGCTTTGATTTGGTAGAGTACAATTTTATAAAGTGTGAACACGACCACGTCGCAGTTTCTTGCAAAATTCGTTTTATAGGTAATTATGAAACAGAAGGTAGCTCGGTAGTTTTTGAAGATGCAGCAAATGCGACCTTAGATAATACTAGTTCTTTCGCCACCAAGTTTTTAGAAACAATAGCCTGTAATAGAGCTTTTGTAAGATGCGTCAGAAATTTTTTGAATATTCATATTGTGGGTGTCGATGAAATAGATTCTTCTTCAAAGGATTCCCCAAAACAATCTTCTAAACCCAGTTCTAAAGTCAATGATATTTCTCCATCTTCAATACTATCTTCTCATGCCAAAGACAAGCTCGGCTGTAGTAGTTTTGAAGAATTTAAAGATGTTCTTAGAGAACTCTGGAAGAGCAATCGCTATAAAAATGACTTAATTCAAGATTGGCATTCCTTTGAAGACATTCCCGCAAAAGAAGCTAGAATATTACTTACGCATATAAATTCTTAAAGCTATAGAAGATAGGCTTGGCCAAGAAAAAGCCGAAAATATTATATAGTAAAAAGGCAAATTAAAGTATTGCTGTATCGCTGTAGATATTAAAATACTTAACCAAAAGCCAAAGCATAGACAGCATGTTAACATTTCTCCAAAAGCTCCCCAATTTTTAAATACGTAATCGTCAAAGTCTTCTAGAGTTATTACTTGATGTTCTTTTTTTAGAATGAAAAACAATATTTCGAAAAACTTTATCTTTATAGAGCTTGAGTAAAAAGTAATTATTAAATTTATACAAACAAGCAATCCCCACAAGTAAAATTCAAAAAAATTCTCTGTCATTTTCCGTTTAGTTTTTTAACTATTAATGCTTCAAACTTCGCTCTTAGTCTTCTGGCTTTACACCCAGAGCATCCCCCGGAATTTCTTTCTTTTATGTATTGATCTTTCAAACTTCGCAGACAAGGATCTCCACAATCAGAATCATCATTTCCAAAAAATTTTGCATTAATTTGTTGTAAGCTCACGATATGATTACACTTTTTTTCTTGACTTGTTTTTAGAATTGCTATATATTATATTCATCATGAGGAAAGTTATAAATAAAAACGGCCCCAACGCTTTAGAAGGTACAAAAACTTATCTAGTTGGACACATGCAGTATATAAGTGGTCGCGATTGGAGGGAAGATATTACTGAAGATTTAGAGCCTCTAAAAATTACATGCTTCAACCCTTACGATAAACCTTTCATTAAAGACGTTGAAGAAGACGAGGCAACCAGACAAGAAATGGATGTCTGGATGAAGACAAAACAATACGATAGGGTAACAGATAGAATGAAAACAGTTAGAGCTTATGATCTAAATTTAGTTGATCGCTCAGATTTTATTGTTGCGCATTTAGTCCCAGATGTAGCCAGTTGGGGCTCTGCTGAAGAGATCGTCACAGCCGTAAGAATGAAAAAGCCTGTATTTGTCAGCATGGAAGGTGGCAAAGCTAAGACTCCCTTATGGATGCTTGGCATGTTTCCTCATAAATATATTTATAATAATGTTGACGAAATAGTTGATATGCTTTATGCTATACATAATGGCGAAAAAGACATTGATAGCGATAGGTGGAGATTACTTAGAAAAAGATATAGATAAGGAGATAAAGTTATGGAATTATTATGGGTTTTATGGTCAGTTGCCATCGGGGTTTATTGGCTTTTCATGCATAGTTTTAAATGGTAATAGTAAGTAGTATAGAAGAGCTAGGATATATTCAAAGGTTGCAGGAACCTACTGAAGAACTTTTGAACAATCTTGTGGATCAGTTTATTTCTAAATTTGGAGTAGATTTTTTTTCTTCTGCTTTTACAATAATTATATTGTGCAACGATAATTTTTTTCATGTAATAAAGAGCTCTTCGAACAGACCTATACCGTATGAACCTATTTGTAACTTATCAACTTTTGTCCAGTCATGAGCGCTGAAAAAGTTAAAGATGATGTATTAGAGCTTGATGATATCAAGCTCGTTAATGATATGGATTCCACTTGGGGCGTAAACTATGTTCTAGTAGAAATAAAAGGCAAAGAAAAGATTTTATCTCGTAAAGTTTACGAAAACATTATTAAACAATTAAAAAATAAAAAAAATGACTGAAGCATCATCTACCACCGAAACAGCAAGCCAAGAAAAAATCCTCGACGAGGACAAAGAAAAGCTTATTATTCCTATTGCCAACAACATACTTAATAACGTAACTCTTTCTGCAGCCTTCCAAGTGCTAAGAGATCAGTCTATTGTCGCAGCCAAAGACAAAATTAAAGAATCCTCAGATGAAGAAATTCTAGAAATGCTTAAGCAATTCTCAGAAGCAGAGAGCGAAAATTCTTCACCTCCGGACAGTTAAGTGAACAATCCACTAGATTTCTTTGAAGGAATCTATTGCATAACTCTTTCCGAGAAGGGAAAGAAAAATGCTGAAATTGAATCTAAAAAATTAGGAATTTCTAGTAGGGTAGAATTTTTTTCTCCACCATCTTTTTCTAGCTTTAATCTAGATGAAATATCAACTCTCGAAGCAAAGATTTTTTATTCCTATAGGCACCTTCTAGAGAAGGCTTACAGAGATGCAAAATCTAATGCGCTTGTTTTTTTAGATAGTACTAAGTTTATAAACTTATCTTCTATAGCTGGAGGATTAAATGATCTTTCCGAAAACTTCCGACTTTCTCGTGGCAGTCATTGGGAGTTAATTTTGCTCGGAACTTATCCTAAAGATAATCTAGTAAATATCACCAGTAATTTAGTTCATGTCATACGGGGTTGCTCAGTTTATTGCGCTGGCTTTAACCATACCTTTATGTATCCATTTATAGAAAATATTGGATCAACCGAAGGAGACATAATAAAAACTATGACACAGACTGGCGTAAGACTGAATGCTTTTGAAGACTGGATACAAAGATATAAGTTTGCTTTTAACTTGCTTTGTATCAGCCCATTAGGCGCTTGTGTCAATTCGAATATACATTATAAACAATACCCCTCTATTCAAGAGCAAAAAGAAAACTTTAATTTTTTTTGCGGCAGATCAATTCTTGAAAGCATTTAATCTTGATATAACTCCATTCAAAGAATACTCATCTATTTTGTTTATTAGTATGTTAGCAATTTCTATTTCCCCAGAACCAATTCTTATTCCTTCTTCTTCTCCAAAGCTTAAAATATCTCTGATGAAATCCATGGCGCATCTTCTTGTTAACCATTCCCAATATAAATCTATACTTTCTTTATCACACTCCACTAAAACATCAGCATCTAAAAATACATCAGCATAAAGAGTTAAATCTCTAAAGCAATATACAGAGCTCGGAGGTTCACTTAACGACCCTTCTATAAGTACAATCATTTTCAATATATACACATAATGTGGAACACAATTAACATTTTTGATGATGCAACGCAAAGCGACTCAATGATAATGTGGTTTGAAGATTTGGCTAAAGACCACTCTCGTCGCAAAGGTTTAGATTCGGGCTCTATAATGAAAGGCGTAACAGATTTAGAATCTCTAAACAAGCCAGAGAGAATATATTCTGGAGAGTTATTAAATAATATTATTTTTAATTTAATTAAAGATCGAGCAAAGCATTTGTTTGATCCAATTATAGATAAGATAAAAAGCATAGAATTTTGGATAAATTTTCAAACCGTAAATGCACCTACCCCAAATTTTAGATTAGACCTTGAAGAGAAGACGCTAGCGTGGGACGATTTATGCAAGAATATTTCCAATCCAGATGGAGAACCAATGCTTAAGAAGATTGACATCGCTTCTTCACTTCCTTTATGGTCTTGCTGTATCTTCATAACTCCAGATGAAGTTATAGGCGGGGGAATATCTTTATGCGATTCATTTGAATGCCTAAAAGATAGACATCCTACGGAAGATTCTATAAACATTCCACATAAATTTAATAGAGCAGTTTTTTTCGACTCTTCTTATCCATATTTAATTAATCCACACCAAGGATCAAACATTAACGCTACCTTGCATTTAAATTTTTGGGATAAAGAATTGATTAAATCTTAAAATCAGTGTATAATACATATTATGTACGGACTAATAGGAACTAGCGAAATTCTTCTGGAAGAAGACTCCTCTAATGTTTTTCAAGGCATGACTCGTCGAGAATTTGACGAGCTAGGAAGTGAGGGTGGTGATGCGGAAGCGCTTTCAAAGCTTGAGAGTGTTATAAATCATAATCTATCCCTTACAAAGAAAATTATCTCTCATTGCGCAGAACTAGGCATCGTAAACTATAGGCTTAGCAATTCAATTTTTTCTCTAGTTTCCGACCCAACTGTAAATATTTCGCTAGGAGATTTACCTTCCTACAACACCATAGTTGACAAGATTAAAGACATTGGTAAAGGCGCCAAGAGCGTAGGTATATCATTGTCAATTCATCCAGATGGATTTAACTCCTTGGCCAGCGAAGCCGAAGAAATATCTGAAAAAACTATTAAAGAGTTTAATTTTCATGCTTGGTTTTTGGACATTTTGGGCTGTCAACAAAATTTATCCTCGCCGATATGTATTGAGATCGGTGAGCAGGTTAGCGTAAACGACAAGGGTGAGTACTATCACGATGACTTCATACAATTTGTAGATAGATTTTATTCTTCATTTAAAAAATTAGACAAAGGCGCTCAACGCAGAATTGCTCTTGATTGCGATGATCAAGGAACTTGGAATTGCTACAGGTTATTCAAGTATTTTCATGTTTATTGCTTAGAAGAGTATGGGCACGGCTTTGCGTTGGTTTATGACAACCTTCATGATAAATGCAACCCCTCTGAGCTTGTAGACAAATCATTAGATCAAGAAGTTAACATAGGAGCTTTTCACGAGACATGGGGAGGAGTAATTCCTTTATTTCGCTGGAGCGAAGGGGTTTCGGGAACTGCAAAACACGCAGACTATCTTTCCACTCCAGTACCTACGTTTGATTATCAAATCAAATGGGAATGCGATGTAAGAAAAGGCGATCTTGCAATTGCAAAAATGATGGAGCCTGAGCCAGAAGAAAAGCTTACAGAAGAAGAGCTAAGAAAGCTAACCAGAGAACGTTATAACGCAATCTATGACCAATGATCAGCAGGATTTTAATATCCTATCTATAGATGTTGATTTTTGCAAAGACGAGAAGAGTTTTAGGGATATCGTAAGGCTTTTTACGGATATTATTTCCAAGCGATGTAGCTCGACACATAAACAGCTGCCAAATATTTCTTTTTCTCAAACTCATTCTGACATATTATCGTGCATAAGCGGGCGTTCTTTAGTTAGCATATACAACATAGACGACCACCACGACATTTATTATGAGCCAGAGGACATGATTGGTTTTGAAGATGGAGTAGTATGTGAAAGCAATTGGGTAGGCTGGACAATGAGATCTGGATTCTTAAATGAATATCATTGGATTAAAAATAGAAGCTCTGAACTCCTCCCTCAACAAGATTTACTTTCTTTGCAATCCCATTCTTTATCTTACGGAAAATTCAACTCAAATATATTAAAAGATGGCAGGGCAGAGCAAGAAAGATCGATTTATTTTTATAACTCAATTTGTGACGCTAAATTAAGAGAAAAAAGTTTTGCAGAAGTATTTATTTGTATGTCTCCAGAGTATTTAAACAAAGATTTCCATTATTTATATTTTTTACTTATAGATTTAGCTGAAGATTTCTTAGGAAAAGACTCATTCAAAATTTTTTAGACTTGACTTTTTATTTTTTAACAGTTAACATAAGGTATGTCAGATATTATGGAAAGATTAGAATTTGGTAACTCAATTGAGGGTGAAGTCTTTTATGGTATTCACTTTACGAAAGATGAACTTTCTATTCTTAAAAAATCCCTAGAAGATAGGCTTAAAAACTTGAAGCACACAGTAGATAGATGGTCTAACCCTATATATAATCCCGGAACCGGATTTGCAAAGCAAGAAGATTTAGACTTTCACAGAGAAAGGGCGCTACGAGAACTCCATTCTGAAATAGAAGAGATAAAAAATATAGAATCTCTTTTATTAAAAATTTAAAATAATTTTTTTATAAAAAAATATCAGCGAAAAATTTAAACTCAAGTGGACGATATACAATGACTGAAGTCTTAGAATTTATTTTTTCAAGTTTCTGGACTTGGTCTGGAACATGCATGCTAATTATTAGTTTTGGCTGGGCCGCAGCAGTTCCATTCAGGGCTTGGTATATGCTCAAGCAACTAAAACTTAATAGAAGCGTAATGTCCAAGTATTATAATTAAAATGAATTGTAGCGCAGAAGTTTTAGATTGTGATTGCGAGAACATGGCGGGAAATTTTTATGAAAATTCTTCAATTCTTAGTCTTGAGCCGGACATGCTTGAGTTCAAGAATAAAGAAGGCGGTATATTAGGAGTAATAGCAAAGCCTCACAGTATTTTTGGCCAAGATTGCATGTTTTTAAGCGGGACTCTTGTCAGGAGTGGAAATCTAGAGCAAATAAGGCTCAGAATTACAAATTTTAGTGTATAAACTATAGTTCCTTGAAAATTTATGGGGGTGTTCTGGATTCGACTGATGTTGGATTCTAGCGCTGCAAGCCGGAGATGTGTCAGGCTCCGATATCAAGACACAAAGCTGTACATGGCGAAGGTTATGATAGCATTGAAGAGCTTCTTGAAGCTGCTCGCGAAGAGTACGATAATCTCGTACAATTCGAGCAAGCTGAAGAGCTTGAGATGGTAGCTTAAGGCTGCCCCCTCGCTTTTATTGACGCAGATATTTAAAATGCGAGGACGACATCTGCAAAAACAGAAAAGGTTTACCTGTTAATAAACTGTATCGCTGAGTATTCGGAGACCTCATTTTGAGTGAATAATTGTAACAGGGAGTTGGATGTCAATATCATAACTTTAAAAAAAATTGACTAAACTTGTAGATGTGCTAGCTTGAAAGCACTCAGGACGCGGGTTCAACTCCCGCCACCTCCACCATTTTCAAAAAAATGTATTTTCTTTTTGTGAAGTTTTTATTATTATTTTTTCTTACCTCTATTTTTTGTTTTGGTTCCACCCTTTATTTTAAGGATGGAAATTCTGTTGAGGCTAAAATATTAGACGCGAATGATACTCACGTGAGAATTGCTAAGGATAAAGACCTGCAGCAATTTAGATTTAAAATAGAAGCCTTAACGATTGATAGTCAAAAACAAATTGAGCTATACCACTCCAAAGATAGGTATAGCTCTATACCTTCTTCAAAAATACCTTTGGACAAAAGAATTTTAAATAGCTATGTTGCATATATTGATGAGCTTATTGATCAAAATTTAAGAAGCAAACGCTTGCAGAAGACCAAACCTTTGGATGATTACTCCTACGCAAGAAGGCTTTATCTTACGGTTGTAGGAAGAATACCAACGCAGGATGAATTATTGTCTTTTATTAATGACAGAGACTCATCTAAAAAAGATAAATTAATACAAAAATTATTAAATTCATCAGGTTATACAAATCACCAGATTAATTGGTGGAGCGATATGCTTAGAGTTAAAGACAGAATTAATGGCTCAAATATAAATGTAGGTTCTGTTTATAGAAAATGGCTTAGAAACTCAATTGAATCAAAAAAACCTTACGATCAAATGGTTAGAGAGTTAGTTGGGAGCAGTGGAAAACTTTTAGATGGCGGAGAAGCTATAAGTTATTATTTGCGAGATCGAGGCATGCAGGAAGACAATCTTTCACATACAATAAGAATTTTTCTGGGAACTAGGCTTGAATGCGCAATGTGTCATAATCACCCATTTGACAAATGGAGTCAGCGTCAATTCTATGAAATGACTGCTTTCACATCAGGTATCGGCAATGTTAGACTTAGAGACCAAGGGAAAGCAATAGGCAGCCTTAGTCGAGCCATTAATGAAGATGGAGATGTAAACGCTGGGCTTTTTAATAACTGGAGAAATATAGTAAGAGATTCGATTCAATCAGGAATTGAAAACAATGGAACAGGCACAATAAAACTTCCCATAGATTTTGCGGAAGACGACGGTAAGCCCGGAGATACTATTTTTGCCAAGGCAATTTTTACCCCAAAACCTACAAAAGTTATTGAGGGTAATAGCAGAAAAGTTTTTGCAGACTGGCTGGCAAGCAAAGACAACCCCAGATTTACCACTATGATTGCGAACAGAGTTTGGAAAAGAATTTTCGGCGCCGGATTAATAGAACCCATAGATACTATGATGGACGACACGGTAGCAAGTAATCAAAAACTAATGAAGTACTTAGAGCGCCTTTTAGTTTCAGTTAATTATGACTTAAGAGAGTATGAAAGAATTCTTTTGAATACTAAACTATTTCAAAGGTCTGCCAAAAAACAAGATTACAAAAGCCTTGAAGAATATAATTTTGAAGGGCCAATTCTAAGAAGAATGACGGGGGAGCAGCTTTGGGATTCTTTAGTCACTTTAGTTTACAATAATATAGACTCTGCCGAAAGAGTTTATTTATACAACCAACAAGATTATTCGGTAATTTACCATCGATATAAAGATATGACTGGAGAACAGATTTATGCAGACTTCAAAAAACTTGCTCAAGAAAATGATGGCAACAGGAATTTGCTAGCAATTTTAAGCACTTATCAAACTAACAATAAAAATTTTAAAGACAAAAGTTTAGTTCGCAGCAGTTACTTGCCATATCCTGCTCCGGGAGGACATTTAATTAGGCAGTTTGGGGGTAGCGACAAAGAACAAATAGACAATAGTAATGCAGAGCCCAACACGACTCAAGTGTTGAATTTGCTAAATGGGTTTGTCGAGTCAAACATTTTAAATAAAAAGGATGCAGATTTTATAATTAAAATGCAATCAGAAAAAAGCAAACAAAAACAAGTAGAAAATGCTTTTCTCTCAATTTTATCGAGAAAACCCATGTCGAACGAATCGACATTACTTAAAAAATATGTCGATGAAAAGAATGGATTTAAACATGTATCTTGGATTCTTTTAAATGCACACGAATTTATATTTATTAAATAGAAAGTTATATTATGAAAATTTTAGATGAATTATCTCGCAGACAATTTGCAAAAGAAATAGCCAAGAGTTACCTTGGTGTCAGCGCCCTCGTTTATGGTTCTGAAATTATAGCTAAAACAACAAAAATACCAACTGCTCGGCACGTTATTTTTCTAAATATGAGAGGAGGCATGACTCACATAGACACTTTCGACCCTAAGCCTGAAAATAAAGATGTCATGGGAGATACTACCGCCATAAATACTTCTGCAGATGGCATACAGCTAGGCAATTGGCTCCCTAAAACTGCTCAACAAATGCATCTCGCTTCTTTAGTTAGGTCTGTTAATAGTAATCAGGGGGCGCATGAACAAGCAAACTATTTGCTTCATACCAGCTATCAAAAAAGAGGCACAATTATTCATCCAAGCATGGGAAGCTGGGTTAGCAAAGTTTGTGGTAAACTAAATAAAACTCTGCCTGACAACGTAAAGATTAATGGCGGTAGCGGCATCATAGGAGCTGGTTATTTTGAAAGCAAGCATGGCCCGCTGCCATTAGGCGACCCAAATTCCGGCATACAGAATGTAAAGAAGTCTGATTATGTTCAAGAAAATTTATATCATCAACGCCTAGACGCCGCAGACACTCTTAACAAAAAATTCTCAGAATCTTTTCCTCAAAAACAAGTAAGAGCTTATTCAGATCTATATGATAATGCAATTAGCTTAATGAAGAGTAAAGATTTAGAAGCTTTCGACTTAAGCAAAGAGCCTGAATCGCTTAGAGATAAATATGGCAGAGATAATTTTGGCCAAGGTTGTCTTTTAGCTAGGAGGCTAGTAGAAAATAAAGTTAGATTTGTCGAAGTTTCTTATGGAGGCTGGGATATGCACAATGACGTTTTCGGAAACATGGAAACAAGAGGTGCAGTTTTAGATGCAGGCTTGAGTTCTTTACTGGAAGATTTAAGTTTAAGGGGTCTACTTTCTGACACGATGGTTGTCGTAGCAAGCGAGTTTGGAAGAACTCCAGAAGTTAAAGCTGGTAGGGTAGGAAGGGACCACCACCCCTCTGCATTTAGTGTCTTATTTGCTGGGGGAGGAGTAAAACAAGGCTTTGTCTACGGTCAGTCTGATGATAGAGCCCATTATGTAGAAGAAAATGGGGTTGATGTTCCATCTATAAATGCCACCATCGCACATGCGATGGGCCTAAGCATAGAGAAAATTACATACTCTCCTAGCGGCAGGCCATTTAAAGTCTCAAATGGAGAGCCTCCAATTTTCGACATTTTATCTTGACACAAAAGCATTATCGTGCTAATATCTTTCATATATAAAAAATTATGAAAGAAAATCAAAAAATATTCGAATCAAAATCTCAATTCAATACAGTGTTAGACTATTGTGCAAATAAGTATTGCCCACTATTTATAATTGGCTTATTACTCATTACATCATTTTCTATTAATGACTGGCGCATGTATGTTATTGGTGGTTTAGTTTTATACGTTCAACACTTTAATTGGAAGGTTGGTTATAGCGTAGGCGTTTGTGAAAAACATGGATTAATTCCCGAAGAGGATTAAAAAGCTTGACAATAAAAGATTTTTGTGCTATACTAGCCTTTTTATGAATCTCAAAAAGTCCATACAAAAAACTTTAGAATTGCTCTCAAGCAAACCTAGATACTATGTAGTATATAGAAATAGTGACAATAAAGTCAAGACTTATCAGATAGGAAAAATAGATTTGTATAGTTCTTTTGGAAACAAAAGTGACGAAAGAAAAAATGTTGGCTTTAGAGCATACTGTTATGGCAGAAAAGCAGTAAGATCTTTTAGGCATGACAGGATTATATCATTAACAAAAAAATAGTTTTGCCTAAAGATACTAAAGTTTTTGACTCTAATAGTCAAACTCACGTCCTTGGATGTGTTTGCAATATAGAAGAAGAAAAATTAAAAGATAAAAATGAATTCTATACCCTTCTTTGCCAAGACCTTTGTAGCGCTTTAGGTTTGAATCTTTTAAAATGCCAATCTCACTGCTTTAATCCTTGTGGATTTACTCTTGTTGCTCTGCTTTCAGAGTCCCATTTAAGTTTTCATACTTGGCCAGAAAAAAAAGTTATGTTTTTCGATTTGTTCACCTGCTCAGATGTAAACCAAAGGTTGCTATCTAGTTTAATTTTAGGTCGCTTTACGGAAGAAGGCCAAAGTCAAGCTTCAGTAACAATGGAAAGCTTTCGTAGAAAAATCGGTAAAAATATAAAAAAGATTCCTTCATTCTAAATGAATACTCCTTCATCATTTTTTACTCATTGGAGATTCAATGAGGAAATGCAAACAGGGCGGTCGGTAAGCATGCCTTTACAATTAAACTGTGTAAATAATGACAAGTTAATACTTAATGCTAATACTGTGTCAGGCCAAAAGCTCAGTCTTTACAGGTCTCCGATGGGGCATCTCCGTGTTTTTATAGATGACGAATACCAACTGGGGGTTTCTCAGAACGAAGAAGAAGAATGTTATGGAGATGAAACGCATTCGATTTATCTAAGCGCCTTAAAAATGCTTGAAAGAGATATTCCCTCAGATAGAATATTAATAATTGGGGGAGGAGACTTAGGATTAGCGTCGCTTCTTTTAGATAATGGAGCCACAGGAGTTAAATGTTTTGAATTAGACCATCAGTTAGTTACAATTCTTTCAGAATACATTTCTTTTACTAATAAAGCTCTCAATAATCCAAATATTGACATAACATACGGCGACGGCTTTGAGTTAATCAAAACTTGCGAAGAAAACTCTTTTGATATAATTATAGGCGACCTTACAGATAAAGGAGCTTTTAAATTTAATGATTCAGAAGTTCGTAAAGAGCTAATCAGAGTCTGCAGTCCAGATGCAGCGATAATGACGCACTATTGCAGTGGTAGACTAGATTTAAATGTTATCTTTGCTAATTTCCACCAAGATCATCGCCCAGATTTTCTTTGCATAACAGATGCAGACCCAGACCACAGATCTTTATGGTCAACTAACCAAATTGAGAGAGTAGATTACCTTGCTTCATGATTAATATAAATTTTTTTGTAGAACTTTTTTTGTTGGGGGTTGTAATAATGTTGTTATTTTTCCTCTTCAGATTAAAGCGTCAGGATAAAGAGTTTAATTCTAATACAAATTTAATACAACAACTTAAACAAGAAATTAGTGAGTTAAAAATAGAGGTAATTAGCCAAGAACTCGAAAAAGAAAAATCAGAAAACGTTTCAAAAATCAGAAAGCAATTTTTAGAAGATGAGCGAACTCATTCTAAACATATCGAAAAACAATTAGAAGAAACTGAACAAAAGCTAACAGAAGAAATAGAACAGCGTAAGAAAGTTTTATCTCAAAAGAAAAGCGGTGAAGTTAGACTTGGAAATATTGCTGAGACGTTGGCGCCCTTCTTAGATCAATTTAAATTTGACCCAGAAAACTGCATATTTTTAGGCAGACCTATAGATTATATTTCATTCGATGACGAGCAAATTACTTTTATTGAGATTAAAATGGGCAAAAGCCAGCTTAGTTCAAAGCAAAGGCATATCAGGGACTTGATAAATGACAAACAAGTTTACTGGAAGGAAATAAGGATAAATTAATTTAATTAACCTTTTCCTGTGTATATATCTATATGGATTATGATTCTCAAACAGATGCTTTTAGATTTGATTTAGACTCTATGGTCGACAGGTATCTTGAAGAGTTTGACATTAACTCTATAACTATCATAGGAGCACTACAAGAAAAAGTATACGAGTTATCTCAAGGCGGGAACATTGTATTTAAAATGGATTCAGAATTTTGGGAATTTGATTTTGATGACATAGAAGATTCTGACGATCTTATCGAAGAAGACTCTTAATTTTTGTTTTATTTTGCTTGACATTTAAACTTGTTCGTGATAAGATTATCACCATGGCAAGAAAAAAAATTAATGCTCAAAAAAAATTTCGAATAAAAACCTTTGCAACTCATCAGTATTGGAATATAAATTATACCGAACATTTAGCCGACCGCTCACAAAAAGATTTTAAAGTTTTTATAAAAGCAAAATCTTACGAAGAAGCTAAAAACTTACTTCAAGATAGGCTTAGCCACCAAAATCCACCTGCCACAGCAAAAGCTATACAGGGATTTATGTTTCATAAAAATTACAAAGGTAAAAACAATGTTCGCCTAGGAATAAAACAGTGGGAACAGATAAGAAATGCTTCATTTCCTAATGCAAATAATTTGTTATATAAATTAGAAATTCCAAGATCGCCAGAAAAGAGCAATCGCTTTAACGCGACAGACCACCATCACCTTTCTAAAATTGGATTTAAAAAAGGAAAAGAAAACTGGTCGACTAAACACCGAAAAGGTATCATTTTGCCCCTTGAAGACAGGGAAGGAATGATATATCACGGCAAGTGGGTTAAGTGGAATAAAGCTGCAAAAGATTCGACTCGCAAATCTTTAATAAGCGCGCTAGTTAAATGTAATGGAAACCGGTCTAAAGCAGCTAAAGAATTAGGAATTAGTAGACATAAAATTTATTGCTTAATGCAGAAGTTTCCATCTATTGATTGGCAAAAAGATTACCCTCCAACAAAACCCTTTTCTGGCGCCTCTAAACCAGATAGAAAACTTCTTTCTATTGTGCAAAAAAAAGTCATGAAAAAGAGAATGGCAGAAGGATATAAACCATTTAATTTGTCTCCAGATTTAGAGCAAAAAAGAATAGATAATCTCAAAAAATCTCGCAGACAAAAGAGAGAAAAATATTTAAATTCTATAATTCCCAATATTAAAGAAGCTCTTGTCCGTTTTTCTAATCATAGAACTCGAGCAGCAAAATATTTAGGGATGAAACCCTCAACTCTTTGGAAAATCATGAGAGAGTGTTCTCACATAGTAAACTGGGCAGAAGAATATCCAGTTTCACACAACCTAAAATACAAATCGCTTTTTCCTTCAGACTATCCAGAAAGACCGTTACGCACGGTTAAAAGACTTAATAAAATTAATAACACATGAGAAATCAACGAGAATATTTAAATTCAAATCTAATATCCCTTGACATTAATGGCAAATTCTTAAGCAAACAAGATAGACAAAAAGAGCATATTAAGGCGTCGTATGGGCTTAAAACCCCAATACCCACACCAACGCCAATACATATCAAAAAATTTAATGACTTCTTGAACCTTTACCAAGAAGATATAAATAAAATCATAGGGAAGTATAGAGGCGACAGACACTATCTCTCTCATGAAGAAATTGTTAGTGAAGTAAATTTATCTCTTTTAAAAAAGAGAGACGAGTTAATCCATAAATTTAATGGAGATTTTTCTTGCGCAGACTTTCGCAAGTTAGCTTTTTCTTTTGTTAGAAACATTTGCCGCTGGACATATAGCAGAATACATAATCAATCTTATGTAAAACGCAGGATAGATAAAACGCATCACACTGAAGATGGCTTCAAAAGTTCTTTTGAATTTGCCGTAGACTTTAATGGAGAAGAAGATCCTTTTTTTGAAGATTTCGATAGAAACGCTAGATGTGAGTACTTAATTAAAATGCTCAAAGAGTATTCTGGCATTCTTACAGATCAAGAGATTACAGTTTTATCTATGCTAGAAAAGGGAATGAAACAAGAGGAAATTTCAGAAATTCTAGGGGTAACTCGCCAAGCAGTCTCCGTAACTCAGATTAATATTTTTGAAAAAGTCAGGCATTACTTCAGTAAATCTGTAATTAATGACCATTCTTTTGACAGTGTCTCAAAAGGATATGAATCAATAAAAGATTTCTTTTCTGAAAACTCTGGATACTGCAGAATGCAAGATGAAGATAAACCTCTTTTAAAATCTTTTTTATTAAAAAATGCTAAGAGACTTACCTCGAAAGAAATTTCTGAACAATTTCTGAAGCAAAAATATTCTAAAAGACAGATAGTTGCTTTTGCCGTAAAAAATAAACTTTCTTTTTGCTTAATTAAGTCTCATCCAAAAAAATACTCAGAAAAAGAGACTAAAAAAGTTTTAAATTTATTTTTAAATGGACATACCACTAAGGAAGTAGCAAAGATCATTAAGAGATCTACATCTTCTGTTGCTGGTAAAAGAGCAAATTTTACCTTTTTAGGTTTACTTCCAAGAATTAACAAGAAAAGATGACGGCATGAGGCCTTGGTCGGATTTAAACACCACGGGTAGGCTTCTTTTTATCTGCACTATAATAAATGTTTGGGTTACTATAGCTTTTATTTTTTATGCGAATATCTTAGCTATTTTTTCAATTTCAATGGCTATGTTTTGCGGAATTAGTACTTATAATTCTAGATACGATAAAAATTAGTGTAATCACTTGTGTGAACGACAAGAGATTAATGCATTTTTTAGGGTTTTTATGCGCTTTTTTATTATATCTTTTATATGTCGAACAAAAAGAATCTAAAAACCTTGAAGATACGATATATAAACAAGGAGAGGCGATTAAAGCACAATCTTTATATATTCGATTTTTAGAATATAGAGGAAGTGCAGATCACCCTAGTTTTATTTTACCCCCTAACACGCCTTTAGAAAAATCCCCAATTTACAAGTTTCCAATATGACATTACGAGAGTTAATTAATTGCAATGCCTACAAAAATGTTTTTAATTTCCTATATAAAATTTATTATAAAGATAAAGATTCAAGTGAAGTTGAAAAATTTGATGTAGCATATCTTGACGTATGGAATAATCTTATTAAAAAAAAATTAAATCTTAAAAAAGATTATAAAATTTTAATAAAAGAGTTTCCAGCCAATCCAGAAGATGAGTTCAGCGAAAGCTTTATTGATGTCTGCCTAGAAGAAAAAGGAGAAATTTTTTCAATAGATTTAGTTATTTGGAATGATCTTATTGATGTTGAAGTTTGTAAAAAAGCGGATATTTGCGATGCAGAAGCGCTCGCCCATATTCTTTGGGAGATAACTTTTTATGGTTTTAGCGAGGCGCAAATAGAAAATTTTAGAAAGTCATTAGACAAATTGTCTAAAGAGAATGGAGAGTCTATAGACTTGGAAGACTTGTTCTAAATGCCCCTTTTAAGAAAGTATAAATCTATTTTTATCCACATTCCAAAATGCGGAGGCAGTAGCGTTGAATCTGTTTTATTTCCTGAAGAAGATCGTCTCCCGAATAATTTATGGATGGGCATAGGCTTAGGGAAAAACCCAGAGTATTGTTTGAGCGGGCTTGGCTTCAGAAATCAATATGGCATTACCGGAGGCTTGCAACACCTGCCTGCGAAAACTATAAAAAGAGTTGTAGATAAAAATCTTTTTGATTCTTATTTCAAATTTTGCTTTGTTAGAAATCCATATGAAAGAGCGGTATCTCAGTTTTTTTATTCAAAAAATTTTAGGTCGGACTTATGTGAATGGATTGATCTGCCACAAAATGGCGAGTTTAGTTTTACAGATTATCTCAATGCTATAATCTCATCACCTACTCATGTTCAATTTCAGCCTCAGTGTGATTTTATCTTTGAAGGTCCAAATCTTTTAGTTGATTTTGTTGGCAGGGTAGATAACTTTCAGGAAGATTTTGATTTTATTTGCAACATGATAGACATCCCTTCTAAAAAAATTCCGCACGCCAACAAAAGTAATAATTTACATTATAGAGATATGTATTCTCTTTCTGACAAAAGGCTTGTAGAAAAAATATATGAATGTGATATAGACTTCTTAAAATATTCTTTTTAACATGATTAGCCACTCAAAAAAATTTGCCTTTCTTCATTTGCCAAAATGCGCAGGGACTTCCTTGCGTTCAGTTCTCGAGCCATATAGAGACGAAGAAAAAATGGCATTGGGCCACCCTAGGCTTAGAGTCATAATGGATGACTACTATCTAATTAGGCCGTGCGGGCAAGAAATTTACATAAACAAAGATTCCTACAAAATATTTACCTTTGTCAGAAATCCTTTTGATAGGCTCGTTAGCGCTTTTTTTTATCTAAAGTCTGGAGGGGGCAATGATTTGGATTCAAAATTTTCTAAAGATAACAATCTTTTATATGCAAAGTTTACTGATTTCGTGAAAGAGCAACTATGCCAATGCAATTACATTCACTTTCGCAAGATAGTTGGAGATTTGATTTTAGAAAGAGACCTAAAGCACATTGATTTCATTGGAAAAATTGAGACTTTCAACTCAGACTGGGAGTTTCTTTGCTCAAAAATAGGCATCCCTTATTCTGAAATTCCTAACAAAAATTCCAGTAACCACAAAGATTATAGAGAACACTATACCGATGAGACTCGGGCGATAGCTCAAGATTACTACTCCAAAGATATAGAATATTTTAAATATGAATTCTAATTTTATAGATAATTTTGAGATAGTTGGCTTTGGGGATGGGCGCTTTAAACGCATCGCCCTAAACTGGGCGCTTCATTTAGAAGACCTCGGAATTAAAAACTATTCAGTTATTTGCATGGATGAAGAAATAAATGATTACCTAATCAATCATAACATAAAAACTACAATTCTTAAAAAAGAAATCTTTTCTGATGGATTTAAAGCTGATTGGGGCGCGCGTTTTAAAGAGCTTTTTAGATTAATTAATTCAGGTAAAAGTATTATCCACTCAGATTTAGACGCAGTTTGGCTTAAAAATCCCAAAGACTATATAATTGAAGGCTATGATATAATATCATCTGTGGGCAATATGCCAGATTATACTCGGTTTTTTAAAAAATTTCACTGCTCAATATGCATGGGCTGGATTTGTGTACGATCAAACGAAAAAACTATAAAACTTTTTGAATCTATACTGGAAGACCCAAAACTTCATAGGACAGGAAATTTTGATGATCAAATTGCATTCAATTTTAAACTTTTAGATGAGCAAGAAACTTTAATTCATGTTGTTAAAGATGAACGCTCTATACAAGAAGCAGAAGATTTTATTTGCGGAAATCTTAGCGTTAGACTTTTAAAGCAAAAAGTTATTAACCGACACGATCAAAATATTTCTGAATGTTTTATATCTCATCCAATCCCCCCCTATTCTGGATTTAAAACCTTAAAACTATATGACACTCCTTATCATCTTGAGTCATTCTTCAGAGGTATAGGATTGTGGCATAACAAAATAATCTAAAACAAAATGAATTTATATAATTTACCGATTCATAAAGAATCCCCAAAAATCATTAACTGTATTGTAGAAATACCTAAAGGGACTAACGCAAAGTATGAATACGACAACGAGTTAGGAGTTTTCTTTTATGACAGAAGCTTAACCTCTGCTTTTATGTATCCTTGCAGTTACGGGTTTATACCAAATACGCTTGGAGGAGACGGAGATGCATTAGATGTTTTGGTATACAATCACTCTCCAATAGATAGGGGCACTCTCGTAGAGTGTACTCCTTTAGGTTTACTTGATATGGAAGACGATGGTATGAAAGATTATAAAATTTTAGCTACGCCCACCTGTCATATAAACAAATATACATGCCTAGACGATGTAAACTCTTTATTCTTAAAAATTTGCTCTAATTTCTTTCAGCATTACAAAGATTTAAATGGAAAAAAGGTTGAAGTGTTTGATTGGCACGAAAAAGAAATGGCATATCAAATTGTAAACGAAAGTATTAAAAATGATCAATCATAAAAACAAATTTATTTTTATTCATATCCCTAAGTGTGGCGGCAATTCTATAAAATCTCCTCTCGGCATCAAAGGCCACCATCACAGCGCAATCAGTGAAAAAAAATATTCTAATCACATGGATTATTTTAAATTTACTTTTGTCAGGAATCCGTGGGATAGGTTTTTAAGCGCATATTCTTACTTAAAAGCCGGGGGTTTCGGCAATAAGCTAGATCTTAATTTAAAACAAAAAATCGAAAGCTACGATTCTTTTGAAGAATTTATTCTTAAAGCTCCGTTTTTAACATACCTCCACTTTGAACCTATGTTTAAACTCATACAAATCGATGGAGAAGACCGAATGGATTTTATTGGTAGGGTAGAGAATTATCAAGAAGACTTTGACATAATCTGCGACAAAATTGGTGTTCCACGCAAAGAACTTCCACATACAAACAAAAGCAAACACAAACACTATACAGAATACTACAACGATCAAACTCGCAAACTTATCGCGCAATTCTATTCGAAAGATGTGGATTATTTCGGCTACAAATTTGGAGAATGAGAAATGACGAGTGCGAAATGTAAGTTTATTTTTGTGCATGTGACAAAAACAGGGGGTACATCTATACAGCGCGCATTAAATATAAGAACAGATCATGTACCTGCAAGTAAAATTAGAGAAAAAGTTGGAAAGAATAAATGGAGTAGTTACTTTAAATTTAGTTTTGTTCGGAATCCTTTTGACAAGATAGTCTCTCAGTACCACTATAACGGTTCTGACTTTGGATTTAAAAATTCAACCTTTAAGCAGTATGTAAAAGCATGGAGCGAAGGCCATAGAATAAGCTGGTACCCCCCATTTAACTTATTTTACATAGATGAAAAACTAGATTTTATAGGAAGATTTGAAAACCTGCAAGAAGACTTTGATATCGTCTGCGACAAAATTGGAATTGCAAGACAACAACTTCCTCGCGCAAACAAAAGCGAACATAAGCACTACACCGAATACTACGATGAAGAAACAAAGCAAATTGTTGCAGAAAAGCATGCAAAAGATATCGAGTATTTCGGCTACAAATTTGGAGAGTAAAATGAAAAAAACAACTTTAAAAATAATGTAATAGTCCAGAGCTGTATGGGCAAAAACGCAAAGGTTTACAAATGATAAGTCATAAACATAAATTTATATATACAAGAGTTGCAAAAACAGGGTCTTCCGCCCTACTATCTGAGCTTAAGAATTATGTGAGTGATTTTCAGAGGGCATTCAATCAAAAAAGTTTTGACTATGATTTCAATCATATTTCAACTCCAGATATCAAAAAAAAAGTGCCTGATGAATTCGATGAATATTTCAAATGGGCATTCACCAGAAACCCTTGGGATCGATTAGTTTCTGTTTGGGCTATGAATAAGCAGAAAGAAGGGTTTGCCTGCACCTTTCCTCGGTGTATTTCAGATTTTCCTGATTTTGTTAAATCATTAGACAACTTAGATTGGATACCTAAAAAAAACAGATTTACAGAAAGCAATAAAAAATATTTTAATTACACCTTTGGAAATGTTTCTGACTTTACTGAAGGATCTGATTTTATCGGTCGTTTTGAAAACCTTCAAGAAGACTTTGATATCGTCTGTGACAAAATTGGAATTCCGCGACAAGAACTTCCACACAGAAATGCTACAAAACACAAACACTATACCGAATACTACGATGAAGAAACAAGGCAAATCGTTGCGGAAAAATACGCAAAAGACATTGAGTATTTCGGATATGAATTTGGAGAATAACAAATGAAAAATAAAAAACAAAAATGGTGGAAAAATAAATTCTCATCCACAATAGTATTAAAAACTTTCTTATTTAAGGTGGAGCTCTCTGGCAACGCCGATGGCGGCATATTAATATTCAAATCACTTCTATCTAAAACACCAAGCGCTTTCCTTAAATTAGACCCTGAAATAATAATGAAATTCGCAAATGATGTCTGCATGAAAATGCATAGATTTGGCGAAATTGAAAGTATACCCGAAGATAAAATTATAAACTTACATGAAAATTACTTCTGCGCAGAGACGATAAGAGACATTTATTCAAATATCATCTCAGACCTACAGGCTGACAACAGCGGACACAGAACAAATAATATTGTTTCATTCGGTCACGTGTTGAAAAATAAGCCTGAAAGAATAAAATACATTGAAATGTGTGAAAACTCTGCTTTTTTAGACTATATACCAACTAAAAAATTTAATACATATTCTAAAGATACTGCGGAATTCAAAAGCGTATTAGATCTAAAAAAGAGTCATAAATATTTCATTGACCTAGCAGGCCATACCTACAGTACTAAATCATATCTATTTCTTGCGTCTAAAAGAGTTTACTTTTCTTCCGAGCATCCTGAGGTTTTTGAATGGGAAAAAAACCACCTAAAGCCTTGGGAAAATTACGTTCCAGTTAAAAGCGATCTTTCAGATCTTATGGATAATTATCAAATCATAGAGTCAGATCCAAAACTATATGAAAAAATTATTCAAAACAATATTAATTTATTACAAAACCAAATCTCTCCAGAATTAATGCTAGATCAAGTAATAAAAAAAATTGCATCTCATGTAAAATTTGCGTGAATATTTCTCTCTATACGCTGCTAATCCCAAGAATGGAGCTTCCATTCATCGAAGAATGGATTGAGCATCACCTAAGTCTTGGGGTGGATAAAATCTATATCTATAATAACGGCGACGCCCCCTCTGATAGCGATGAATATCTACAGGCTGGAGCTAGAGAATTATCAAGGCAAGAAAAAAATATTAAGTGGGCAAAAAAACCAGACGCAGAATATTGTTTAGAACTTACTTCTGAAGAAGCGCTAAAACAACTTAATAAAATACTCGAAAAGTACAAAGGCAAAGTTTTTTTAAAATCTTGGATATATGGCAAAGATCATTCTACTGCATATCCAGAATCACAAATTACTGGTTACAAAAATTGCGCGGAAAATAACTATTCGGATTGGTGGCTATTCATGGATGTAGATGAATTTTTGTTTTTAAATAAACATAAGAATATAAAAAGTTTTTTATCCGATCAGCCAGATTCTAACCACAGCTTAAGATTAGAATTTCCTCAGAGAGTCTTCAATAAAAGAGTTAAAGAAAAATCGGTTAGAAAAATATTCGACTGGGGCTACGATCATTTGACTCAATTCAAATCTATGATTAAAGGCATCAAATTTAGAGATGGCAATGACATTTGCGATGTACACAGTATAGGAGGCGAATGCGTAGAGAGCATTGCGGTACCTTTTGAAGTTGCAAGGTACCACCATTATAGAGGAGATCCTAGCAAAATGGGCGGTCCAGCGCACAGGCGCATGGGAAAAGTTAGTTTTAACAAATTTGATATTTCAATGTCCAAATACTTCCAAAAAACTGGCATAATAACCCCCATCATTGGAGATGCCTACGACAGTCAAGTTAGGCTTGGCATGATATCTAAAAACATTTATTGCAGAAGAAATAAATACGAATTGATCATCCCCAAAAAAAAAGAATACGAAAAAATTCAAGACCCAAATAAGCGCCCCGGCTGGGTTAAAGTAGATTGCTTGATAGAAAACTACTATAAATACAATCTTCTTTTTCTGAGCGACGCAGATGTTTGTATTATGAATTTTGACTTTAACCTTGAAAATTTAGCGAAAGAATTTACAGAAGAAAAACTTATGTTAATCACAAAAGATCGCAACGGAATAAACAGTGGCAATGTTTTAATTAAAGGAGGGAGTCAAATAATGTACTACTATCTAAACAGGTGGCGAAATCTACTTGGAGGTCAATATAAATATGTAGGATATCAAGACCAACCCGCTTTATCTTATATGATTCATGAGACTGATTTTAAAAAACATGTCAAGATAGTCGACCAGTCTCTAATCAACAGTTACCCTAAAAATATAGCCCACAAAGGAGACAAAGCTTACAAAGATGGGGATTTCTTAATTCATTACGCTGGATACAATACTAGCCCTCAAGAAGAGGAGCTTAATTTATCAAAAGCTATGGAAAAAGATTTCCATAAGTCCATGGGCATTAACAATGTAAGCTGTAAAGAGATCATAGAATCCAAAAATTACTAGTTAGATTTTTGGGGCGCTTGCAATATTTGGTGTATACATATGTATGAGTGATTATGATTACAGAAAAAGAGTGGAACTTGAAGATAGAATTAAGTTCCTATTAAATGAGAATAAAAAACTTCAAAACGAATTATCAATTTTAAAATCGTCAGTCAAGTGTGGCTGCGACAAAAATAAGGCAAAAAAATGAAGAAATATATCGCTATTTTATTTGGCATCTTAGTATCCGCATGCAGTTCTCCCAAAGCTGCCTGCGAATGCAGTAATGAATGCGTCGATTGTGATAACTGCAAAAATTGCAGTTGCTAATCTTAAATAATCAAAATGAAAAAGAAAACTTCCCTCCCAGACTTTAAAGTCGAAGAGGTCTTCACTTCGCTTTCTCAATCTCTTGACTGGAGTTTGAAATATCAGAATATTCCAGACACTTGGAAAGTAACTCAAGGAGAAGGAGTAACTATTGTCGTAATAGATACAGGCATGCCTGATCACGAAGACATAGGGGACAATGCAATAGAAGGCGAAAATTTTATACAAGAAGAAGATATCTTTGATTATAACGGACACCAGACTCATTGCGTAGGAATAATCTGCGCCAAGAATAATAAAAAGGGTTATGTAGGTGTAGCGCCCAAAGCTAAATGCATATGCATAAAAGCTTTAAGCAAAAATGGTTCAGGCAGCTACCAAGGTTTAGTCAATGCGCTTGAGGCCGCAAAACAACTTAAGCCAGATATTATATCTATGTCTCTTGGTGGCTCAGCTCCAGCGCCTAGAATGGAAAAAATTATAAAACAATTAACCGATGATATGCACATTCCTGTCGTTTGCGCTGCGGGTAATTCCGGGTTCGGTGGAGTAAATTATCCAGCTGCTTTTGAATCTACTATAGCTGTCGCAGCCTATGACAAATACGGAAGAGTATCTTCTTTTTCTTCTCGCGGTCCAGAAGTAGACTGGGCGGCGCCCGGCTCTAATATATCTAGCACTTTTTTAAATAATTCCTATGCATCGCTTAGTGGAACCTCAATGGCTTGTCCTTTTATCGCTGGAGTTATTGCCTTAATGATTTCGAAACATAGAAAACAAGAAAAAGAAACAGGTAAAAATGATTGTAAAACAGTAGCTCAAGTTAAAGAGCATTTGTTAAAATACACCAATGATAAAGGCACTATAGGCAGAGATAATGACTGGGGCTACGGAGTGATAGATGTTAAAAAAATGATCACAGAAGGAGAGCCCGAGCCAAAGCCCGAGCCAAAGCCCGAGCCAAAGCCCGAGCCAAAGCCCGAGCCAAAGCCCGAGCCAAAGCCCGAGCCAAAGCCAAAACCTTTACCTGTAAAACCTCCTCCTTCTCCACAAAAACCTTCCTTTTGGAAAAAAAATATAGCATGGGTGGTTGTAGGTATTTTTGCACTTGCTTTTATCGGTGGGATAATATATAGCTTAGTATCTGATGTTTCAGCTAAAGAATCAGATCTTAATAAAAAAATTATAAACGATCTCCCCTTGATGGAGATTCCGAAAAAGTAATTTTAGCAAAAGTCAAATCGTTTTAGCTTATATGCTTGCGCTTGGCTTAATTTTAGGAGGAGAACTATAAAATGAAAAAATTTTTAAAAGATTTGCTGGCTCCTTTGGCGTGCTTTTTGGGCATTCTATTGGGATATATATTGATAATGATAGGCTTACTAATGACGATTAAAACACTTTCAGAACTCTAATACTTGTGTAATTATATTTGTGAGTGATAAAAAATTAAAACACAAACATTTATTAGTGAACGCTACTTTTCAAAACACGCCTTTTGTCTGTGTCGATTTTACTGAATCTTGGATCAAAATGCTGGTTAAAAAGATAGGCATGGAAATACTTTATGCGCCAAAAGCGGTAATCTGCGATAAAGAATACAACGAAGGCATAAGTGCATTTTGCCTTATTACAACTAGTCATATAAGTTTACATTCTTGGGAAAAATCTAATCCAAATTTAGTCCAACTTGATGTTTATAGTTGTAAAAATTTCGATCAAAGCGTCATTTTAAATGAATTGAATAAATTTAATCCTTTATTTTTGGGTTGTAAATTTCTTGACAGAGAAATAGAAAATACAAAAGGCTGGAGAATGTTTGGCGAAGATTTGGCATGAGAATATATTTCAGACATTATTCTGGGGCAATCATGGAATACGATTATCTTTTTTTTGACTGCATGGCTCGCGTTCCTGCGGAAGATGAGGATAAAGCATTAGTTGAAGGCTGGTTACCAGATGACTATTTTAACCCTAAAAATGATGAAAAATCCCATTGGTATCAAGCTAGACAAACAAGAATATGCTTAAGTAAATTTCTAGATAGCAAAAGCAATAAAAAGACAAGAAAAAAATGCAAAAACATATCAACTAAAGTCATTAGGGCGCAAGATGTGAATATGGATATCTTGAATTCTATTTTTGAGAAATATATAAAATATAGAAATTTTAAACCTTGGAAGCTTGAACCCCTAATTGAGCTAGAAGTAGATCGTAAATTTTTTATAATATACTACGCTAACTCATCGGAAGGTGGTCTGCATAACCCAATAGCATTTACATATATGAGAGACGTAGGAAGTAATAGCGTATTTTCCACACAATTTGCTTGGGATTACGCAAACCCCAAATTATACCTTGGCAAATATGCGAACCTAGCAGAAATAGACTACTGCATTAAAAACAATAAAGAATACATGTATGTAGGCGCAGGATACGAAAATTGTTGTGCATATAAAGCAGATTACGCGGGCTTTGAGTTCTGGACAGGAGAAAAGTGGTCAGATGATTCGGATCACTACCGCTGGCTATGCGAACGCGACTCGAAGGTCGAAAAAACTAAAGATTTAGATAAAATAAAGAAGTACGATGATAAAAATTTTTTTATAAATGATTGAGGATTACATAGAATATGTTTCACTAAAGAGAAAAGAGCTTGGCGGCCATGCAATTTGCCCTTTTGCAAAACCTTTTCTTGATAAAATTCAAATAATAGAATCGGCTGACATTTGGCAAGATGCGGTAAAGTGCATGAGCAATGAAGAACATCCAATGCTTTATTTATTGTATGCAGATAAAGATAAATATGATACAGATTGGCTAGATTGGTTTTGTTCCATTCATGAGAAATATTCTAGGAATAGAGATCTTTGGTTAATTTGGGATCACCCCGACCAAATTAATAAAATTAATGGTATAAAAACCAGCAACAATGAATATGCAATTCTTTTCATACAACCTCTGTCGGAATTGAACAAATACGCAGATCGATTAAGCAAGACAAATTACTATAGTTTTTGGGATAAAGACTATTACTTAAAAATTGTTAAAAATAGAAATTAAATACTTTAATTTTTTATAAGTTTGTGTATAATAAATTGATATGAAAGAACTAGACTTTAGTCAAGAAATTAGGGCTCAGCTCAGAGATGCTGAAGGCACTGAAGAAGAATTAACGCAAGAAGCTTGGGCTGCCGAAGAAAATAAAGGCAAAAAACTTAACAAACCTTTTAGAACTCCCAAAGGCCCAAAGAAATTTTCTGTATATGTCAAAAATGAAAAAGGCAACGTAGTTAAAGTTAATTTTGGCGATCCAAACATGGAGATAAAACGTGATAGCCCTGAGCGCAGAAAAAGCTTCCGAGCTAGGCATAATTGTGACAATCCCGGCCCCAAAACTAAAGCTCGTTATTGGAGCTGTAAAATGTGGAGCAAAAATAGTGTAAAGAAAGTAACAAAAGGAGAAGAAGATCACGAAGATGAAATGGTTGAATTTCTTGATGAGTCAGATGCTAAAGGCAAAGGCTTGTGGCATAACATTCGAGAAAAAAAGAAAAGGGAAGGCAAGAATTACAGACCTGCAAAACCCGGAGACAAAGATTATCCAGATCCCAAATCTTTAAAAAAAGCTCAAGAATCCTCAAAGAAAAAGAAAAAGAAAGAGAAGTCTAAGGCTGAACACGAGGGAGGTTACCCACCTAATTGCAAACCGGGTTATATGGAAAAAGATGGGCAGTGCGTCCCTAAACCTTCTGCAGATAGCAAAAAGTAAACTTTTGTGCAGAAAAAAAACACTATTTTTTGCGATATTGACGGCACTCTATTTAAGTATAGAAAATTTGAGACTTATTTAAGTTCCAAACCACAGCTTTTATTTGGGGTCAAAAAAAAATTAGATTATTGGCGCGAGTGCGGACATATGATTATATTAACTACCGCTCGTCCAGAATATTTGAGAGATCACACAATTCAAGAGCTTGCTGAACACAATCTTCCTTATGATAGGCTTATAATGGAAATTGAAAGAGGCCCAAGATTTTTAATCAATGATATGGATCCTGCAAAGCCCGGAGCTAGGGCAATAGGAATAGATCTTCAAAGAGATGAGGGTTTGGGTTCAATTCAGTGGCCTAAAGGTATGTAATCTCTTAAATTACTTTTTTGTGTAAATATCTCCGATTATATTTTATAATAAATTATATTAACATTTAATTAAATTTAAAATGACAGACAAATCTAAATCTAAAACAAAAACAGAAGCTCCCGCAGAGGAAGTGAAAGTTACTTCTCCAGAAGCTGGAGTCCAAAAGCCTGTTTCTACGCCTGCAAAAGGGCAAAGACTTAAAGGTCGCTGGGTTTAAGAACACAATATATTATCCTTGACTTTTTTCTTGGATTGTGTTAATATAGTTTATATGACTATAGCTGTTTCTGTTTGTGAAGAATTCTCTAGCGACATTTGTGTGTCGACTATTATGTATCAAGCCGAAAGCGACGCTCAAACTCAATGCGAAGAGATTAAATGTAAGCTAGGCATCAGCTATTTGACTGCGTTAATAGAAAGAATGGCTCAAATTGGCTATTGCTGCACTCAGGTTCAAAAAGATTTGCGGCTTGATAGTTGCACAGTTTGGTTCGAACCGATTAGTATAAAATGAAATCAAAACCTAAACAAAAAAAATCAGAGAAACAAATTGTTAGAGATTTTAACAGTAAATATAATACTCAGGCAGGAAAAGGAGACCAACCTCGAAACATTTTTTCGGAGCAGTACAGGGAAAATTTTGATTCAATCTTTTGCAAAAATTCAAAAACCAAAAAAAATATTCGACATAGGAATAAGTTATAGTGGACGATAGACAAAAGAAATATGCCCTAACAGAATCGGGAAAAAAAGCTCTTACGCGCGCGCGTAAGAAATATGATGAAGAAAATTTAGAAAAACGGAGGCAGCAAAAACGAGACTATATGCGAAAAAAAAGACTTGAAAATCCAAGTTATTGTAAGTGGAAATAAACATTAATGAAGTTTTTTATTTACAAGGAAAATTTAAATTTCTGCGCAGAAAATGCCGCCCAAAAATATGCAAAAGAGATTATTGAAGCTTTAAAAAACACGACCCACGAAGAAACTTTAGACCCACTAGAAGCAAAAGTTTTTTTTACAAATATTTCTAACGAAAGAAATTATGAAAAATTTACCTCTTCAGGTTTTGGAGAATTAAAGCCGATCAATTATTTAAAAATTTGCCAAAAAGTTGTTTCATCAAAATATTTAGAACTTGGCCCGCATTTCACTTTTTTTCATCGGCTAGATAACAAAGATTATTACCCCGTATTAAACCACAAAAATGTAGTCAATATCCCTTATCATAATCCAAATTTTCAGCCTCTTAAGGATTTTATCATATCTCCCCCTGCGATAAAAAAAGTTTCTTTTAATGATAGTCTACTAAAGCGTTTTCTGCTTTCTTTTAAAGGCCACTGGGGAATAAGAAGTATTAAAGGGCGAGATCACAGGTGGGGCTGTCTAGATAAAATCTCTAAGTTAAATAACGATCACATTATAATTATAGATAGCAAAGATGACCGACATAATTATATTGATTTAATGAGTAATTCTCTCTTTTCTTTAATTACCGAGGGAGATGAACCTTGGTCCTACAGATTAAGCGAAGCTATATGTGCTGGATCAATTCCTGTGTTATTGGAAAAAGATTGGCACAACCTTCCATATAGTAACATCATAAATTATGATAATTTTATTATAAAAATAAATTATTTAAATCCAGAAATGGTATACAGTGCAATTATGAACTGTTCTCTGGAAGAGATATCTACAAAAATTAAATACATGAAATCGATTAGACATTTATTTTCGTCAAGAAGAGATCAAATGCAATTGCTCTTAGATTTTTATGAAAAATATCAAGATAATGCTTGACAGAAGATTGTTTTTTTGTTAATCTTTTACTAAATAGTAAAAATGATATTAGTAACTGGCCATAAAGGATATATAGGGAGTCACCTATACAAAAAAGTTAAAATGCTAGGTAAACCTGTAGTAGGAATTGACTTAAAAGATGGAGAAGATTTGAATGAACGATTGCCTGATGGCGATTTTGATTTTGTATTTCATTTTGCGGCGCTTCCTAGAGTTGAAATGTCTGTGGAATCACCGAGCTATACTTTAAAGCAAAATGTTCTATCTACTTCTAGACTTCTAGAGTGGAGTAAAGACCATGGGGTAAAAAGGTTTATTTTTTCTTCTTCTTCTGCAATCATGGGGCATGGAGACGGAGTTCCCTTATCTCCCTACGGACTACATAAACGAATGTCAGAGATGGAGTGTGAGCTTTATTCTCGCATATATGATCTTGACACAGTTTGCTTGAGATATTTTAACGCGTATTCTGAAGATCAGCCATATGGAGGAGCTTATACTACTGCAATTGCAGCTTGGATGGAAAAAATAAGGAGTTGTGATCAATTAAGAATGGACGGAGACGGAGAACAGACCAGAGACTTAGTTCATGTTGAGGATATTGTATCTGCTAATATTTTTGTGATGAACAGTGAGCAAAAATTTAATGGAAAATATTTCAATGTCGGATCTGGAGAAGCTGTATCAATGAACTATATCAAAAACTATATTGACGAGTACAATAAAGGCGTTTCTTGGAAATATGCTTTAGCGAGAAAAGGTGATGCGAGAAATACTCTTGCAGACATATCAGAACTAAAAGCTTTAGGATGGGAACCAAAGGTAAGTATTGAAGAAGGGTTAAAGAGGTGTTTTAATGCGAGTTAGACAGCGTAGAGAGCCTACCCCATGCGAGCAGTACTCAGTTAATATTAACAAAGAAGATTTGATTAATATCTATGTTAAAGAATGGGTATTGAAATGGTGCAAGAAATATCACCCAGAAGCTTTTGATGAAGCAGAAAAATTTGTCAAAAATAATCTTGACAATTAAATTTTTTTGTGCTAATATTTAAGAATAGTGAAAATTAAAAGATCTTTAAAATACGCAAAATTTGAATGGGATGATGAAAATAAAACATTCACCATCACCCAAGCAGACGGCAGTAAAGTTTGCTTAAATAAAGTTTACGCTTTTTCTTTCATGCGCTTTGTTACAAGTATGGCGCAGAGGAATTGGTTTCGCAAGACAGAAAAAACCCAAATAAAACAAAATCATTTAAATAGCTTAGCCGAAAGCGGTCAATTCGTTTTTGATGAAGCTTTAAACGTTAATCAAATATTAGAAAACAATGAAGGCTAAAGTTAAAACCACCAATAAAATTAATTCAAATTCAAAAATGATTACAGAAGCCGCAAGAAAACAATCTTCACCATATTTTGAAATGGTAGACGGCAATCTTAAGCCTGTTCACCGCTTTATATCTTCTTATTATGACCCAGTGCCTGTCTATGTTAATATTAATGGCGAAGAAGCGAAGCATATTTTAGAATATTTCAATGGTTCCAACCGAATCCTTAGAAAAGCTTTTATAGAAGGACATGCTAGGGCAATGGAGAGAGGGGAATGGAAGTCTGGAAACGATTGTTTAATGTTTACTGAAGACGGAACTCGTATTAATGGGGAGCACAGACTTACAGCGCTCGTTTTATATGCAGAACGAATGAACCCTAATAATCTTGCTGAAACTTCAGTCCCCTTTCTTGTTTTGACAGGTCAACCGCCAGAAATGGCAGATATCGTAGATGGTGGGGCGTCAAGATCCCTAGTAGACACCGCAGTTATTAATGGGACTATCAAGAAAGGGGATACAGTCAGCGCAAAAGCGCTTAAACTTATATATAATTCATTTATAAAAACTAATAGTGGAGAAGGCTTCAATAAGGGCTTATGCACCAAAAAAGAAGCCCAAGAAATTATGGAAAGAGATTTTCCGTCAGAGCCAAGTAAAACTTATGGTCAAGTAGCGAGAGAAGCGGTTGATATCATAAACCATCAAGACAAAACGAGACCTCTTTTTGATGGACATCATGTGGCTCTTTTCCAATATATGGAATACTATCCCGAGCAAGCGAAAACTCTCTGGCAAATGCTTACTTCGGACGCTGACGGTCTTATCGATCTTCAAAAAGAAGGGGTCAATATTGCAATGCAAGGAGAAGATTGCCCAGATGAAAATGTTGTAGTAGGTAAATTTCGAGAAGTGTCAAGAGTAAGATATTCTGATAAAATCAAGAGAAAACGAGGGTCAAAATCTCACGGTGGCGGAGCTTTTAGCGGGTTTTATCGAGAAATGTTGTTTGTTATACAGTGCTATCACAATAAAACTCGAGTATCGCGCCTTAGAGAAAGGTGCTTAGTCACAGAGCAAGAATACAAAGAAAGAGGAAAGGCTAAGACAAACTTTCATTGGGGGCTTTTGAAATAATTTTATGAAAAGCATTAAAGCATCATTCGTTACAGGTTCTAGAGAAAAACTAATTGGTCAAACAGAAGAATTTATTTCTACCCCAACTAGCCAATCCAAATTAGCATTAAATAGCGAAGACATCGTTTTTGCGACAGATTTTTTAGAATTTTTTTACAAGGACAGTGATTCTCCTGTAGAAGAAGGCGATCCCATAGGTTTTGAAATGGATATTGGTAAAGAGGTAGAACTAGTTCTTTTTGACAATATCTACTGGAATCCTCAATATGATGAATACGAGGTTTGAAATTCACTTAAATGGGATTTACTTTAGTTACCGCAGAGAGCCAAGAAGAGTTTAATATAAACTTTTTTGAGTGGAGGCCTTTACTCTTATTAGGAGAAGCTTATGGATGGAATCCTGCTGGGACTCTTATGGATGTAGATGAATCTTGGGATGGCTCTTATCTTAGCAATGATGGCCAAAAAATAACTGAAGAAGATTCTGAAAAACTAGCAAAGGCCATCGAAGTTGCCTATGAAGACGTTCCTGCCGAACAAATTACAGATTTTTTTAAACATTTCGGAGAAACTGATGACGGCTATGAAGATTACTACGATGCGCTTCATAATAAAGACCACAATACATTAATGATGCACTTTAGCGGTAATAAAACTTTTTTGTCAAAATTTATAATTTTCCTAAAAAAAGGAGAAATTTTCATTCATTAATTTATGACGAAATTAGCTGAAAATTGCTATTTCAAAAATATGTCTGATAATCAGGCTAAGATAAAAAATTTTGTATCCTCAATACATTATTACTCTGATGAAGTTGGTGATATCCTACAAGAGACTAACCTTACTCTTCTCAAAAAACGTGACGATTTTGATAGTTCGAGAGACTTTTTGCCTTGGGCTTTTTCTATAGCTCGCTTTACGCTCATGGCTTTTAAAAAAAAGAGAGCTAGGCATTTAAGTAAAGTTTCTTACGGAGCAGAATCTCTTTATGAATTTCTCGTAGATGAAAATGTCGGAGATAAAGTTTTGCACGAAATAGAACAGGAAAGAATCTATTTAATACAAATAATCAGATCCAAACTTGGCTCAAAATATTTAATCTTTTTCGATAAAATGCTTGATGGTAAAAGCCCCAAACAAATGTCAAAAGAAACCGGCTATTCGATGCGGGATATATATAGTTATAGGCGCAGGACTGTTAATAAAGCTAAAAAAATTCTGAGTAAATACAATGAATCCAAATAAAAAAAATCAAGGAATGGTAGAAGTTGAAGGTAAAATAACAGCAGTTTTACCAAGTACCATGTTTCGCGCAGAGCTCGAAAATGGCCACGAAGTTTTAGCTCATATATCTGGAAAACTCAGAAAACATTTTATTAAAATTACCGTTGGTGATATTGTCAAAATGGAAATGAGTCCGTTAGATTTAAGCAAGGCCAGAATTACATACAGGCTTAAAAATTCTTCTTCAAATAAGCAAGCCCCTAAAAGAAGTTTCGGCCCCAAAAAAAGATAAAATGATTCCAAAAATTATTCATCAAAGTCAAAAAAACGAAGACTCGATAACTCAAGAGGAAAATTGTTATCGCAAACTTTTGCAAGAAAAAAATGCTGGTTTTGAATATAAGTTCTGGTCAGACGAAGATAATTTTAATTTAATTAAAGATCACTACAACTGGTTTCTCCCCACATATAATTCTTATAAATGGCCAGTGCAAAAAGCTGATGCTTGTAGATATTTTTACTTACATCGCTATGGAGGAATTTATTTAGACTTAGATATGGAGCCAATTCAGCCTATTGCTAAAATGATCAATTTTCTAGACAAAGGAGTCATTCAACCACTCGATAGATCTGGCGCAGGAGCTAAATCAGTATTTCTTTTTGAAGAATATCCTAATGCTTTTTTTATGCAAAAAACAATTTTTAACGGAGCTATGGTTTCTTCAAAAGGCGATCCATTTTGGCCTTTCGTTCATTTTTATTTGCAAGCTTACCAATTTTTGCAAGAAAAAAAATTAAACGCAAACTCCCATGTTAACTCAAAGACCCAGAATGTATTAAGAACTACAGGCCCAAGATTCTTAAGAGAAGCGTATGTAAAATATAAAAACGTGACAGAAGGCTTACCAACTGGCAATGGAGTTAATGTATTCCCTTGGTTTTGCATTAATCTACCTAGAGTTCCAAGTGTTGATAAAGAAAATCCTTGGGTAGTTTACGATAGTTTTCATCCAAAAAATTTAAGTAAAGTTGATAACGACAATCCAGCTTCTTCAGTTTGGTCAAGATTTTTACCCTTTACTGCCAAAGCAGAAGATTACCCAAATACTTTTTTTATCCACCAAAGCCTACAGACATGGCATAAAGATTTATGATTGAAATACCATTTAGCCCTACAATGATTGCAGAGGCAAAAAAAAAGGCAGAAGAACTTGGAGAAATAAATAATTCAATAACTAAAGGTGGGGGCAATAGAGCTGGCTATTTAGGAGAATTTTCAATTGCAAAACATATTAAGGCAAATAATGTTAGTTGCGAACTTGGTAGATCCAAATATAACAGAGATTTAATAAAATACAAAGGCTCTACGGAGATTGACCTTGAGGTAAAGACTAAGCGCAGGACTGCCAACCCTAAGTCTTATTACGATGCTTCTATAGCAGACACAAGCAAGCACCAACAACCTAATTATTACTTATTTTTGAGCATAACTTTTCAACGCTCAACAAAAGAGCATCCTAGACAGTATTACAATCCATTAAGCGTATGGTTTTGTGGTTTTATGGAAAGAGATGAGTATTTTAAAAAAGCTAAACTATGGAAGAAAGGAGATGTGGATAATAGCAATGACTTTACCACGAAAGTAGACATGTATAATCTTCCTTATTCTGAATTAATTCATCCAAAAGAATTTTTTAATATATTTAAATAAATATGAATCTACCAAGTTATTATCTATCTTTTGCTCAACAAATGGGTATAGATGTAGCAGATATTGTTAGGCTAGACAAATTTAAGTTCATTAATAAAGATTTTCCATTAGCTTCTATTTTAATATATGAATCACCTTTCAATAAAATTCGTGTTGGCAGAGATGGAGATGGAGGTTATGTAATTGCAGAGGGTTTGACTTACGATTGCTTAATTAGTGGAGGAGTCAATGACGATGACTCTTTTGAGCAAGATTTTCTATCTCTCAATGATGTTCCATCTTACGCTTTTGATGGCTCTATAGAGAAGATGCCTACAAAAGATAGAAGAATAAAATTCTACAGCAAGAACATCTCAGATAAAAACTCTAAAAAAGAAGATAATTTATCTAACTTGTTGAAAGACTATGATGACATTTTTTTAAAGATTGACATAGAAGGAGACGAATATATTTGGCTAAATAGCCTTGATGATGACCAGCTATCTAAATTCAAGCAAATCGCCATTGAGTTTCATGAGCCATATGAGCGATACAAATGGAGGTGCTTAGAAAGATTATCTTCAAGCCATTGGGCAATTCATTTTAATCCCAATAATTGTGGTTCTGTTTGCTATCATGTTAATGATGAAGTTTCCACAAGAGTTGCCGAGTGTTTTGAAATGACATACATAAGGAAGGCAGACATAAAAGGCGAGCTGAATCTTAATAAATCAACATTTCCAACAAAATTAGATAAACCTAACGACCCAAATAGGAGAGTCATTAACTATCAGGGGTTTCCCTACTCAATATGAGCATGCAAAATATCTACATTTCTTTGGGTTATGGATGCCAAATAGCTGAAAAACTTCGAGATTTAAATTTAAGGAATTTTTCTTTGCCTTTCGACTGGGTAATACCCCACGGAGGAGTTTCAGATATAATTAAAAATAATTTTAAAAATTTTTTACCTCAAGATAAATTTATAAATTCTAGAGGAGATGAGCATCCAATGAATTTAAACTCTAAATTAATTTTCCCTCATAATGCATTTCCTAGGGATGAACAAGCAATGAAAAGAAGAATTCTTCGTTTCATGGAATTGCTTAAACTAAAAGACGATCAATTAATTTTTCTTAAACGAGGTCATTTGGAATCTCATCATAATGCAGAATATACGACAAAACATGGTTGGCCTATAAAAAATGATATATATGAATGTGAAGAGCTGAGCGCTTACTTGAAAGAAAAATACCCTAAATTACAATTTAAAATTGTACTAATCTTACTATGCTCACTTTGCTTTCAGCATACCGAAACTTCCAATTCAAAAAATATTTTAATATATAATTGCGCTTTCCCAAATTGCAATCGCCAACAAAAAGACGAAATTGCAGACAAAGCTTTAGTAAATATAATTAAATCATTAAACAAACATGAAAACTATAACAAACAAGATATTCAGAAATTGGTTTATTCATAATGTTATCGGGCATCCAATCATACAGATGATGGGAATGCTATTTTGTGGTCATGATTACACTCAGGTTGCTAGCTACGGCATTGGAGGCATGTGGGAATGTAAAAAGTGCGGCAAAAAAGAGGTTAGAGAACTTGCAGATTTTTATTAACAGACAGCTAAATGTCTCAGAGATGCTTTATTGGGTGATTCTTCCATTTGACGCGACAAAAGCTAGTGTAGTCTCAGTTTGGTTTCATGATTCTACTTGCCCAAATAAAAGCCATAAAGACGAGTCGTTTACCTAGAATTTATTTGCCTTAAATATATAATATATTGTGAAAAAAGAGAAGCATGAACAACCAAGGCTCTACACCTTCAGGGTTAAATATAACGCGGGTGCAGGGCATGAAGCGAATGATTCGTTTCATTATTTTAAAGCAATAAGCGCCGATCAAGCTTTAGACTTTCATTTTGCAATGATGGAAAGAAATAATTTCATTAGCCAAACTATTAGCGTGGAAAGAAAAGATCCCTATGCGGATAAATGGGTTTTAGAAGAAAGCAAAAAAAATAATAAATGGACAAATATAACGGAAAATTGTTTCAAACAATAAATGGTGGAGATAAAAAATACTCAAAAGTCCACAGGAGATGTCTCGAACATGATGGGTGTATCGTAGACCTAGGTTGTTTAATGTGGAATTGGAGCAAATTTTTTATAGGTAAAAAAACCGTAATCGGCGCAGATCCATTTGAAAAACAAATCGAAAAAACTTTATTCTTCGAAGGGCTTGTGTCGAATTTCGATGGACATATAAACATGAAGAAAAAAGACTTTCTTGCTTCAAGTGATATGTTTGAAGAAGGGGAACACAAAAAAGAAGTTTTATCATGGAAGTCTTTTTTGAATAAATTTAGTATTAAAGAAATATCTGTATTAAAAATGAATATTGAAGGAGCAGAATACGACCTATTAAGAAGTTTAACTAAAGAGGATTTTAGCAAAATAGACCAAATAGCAGTAAGCTTTCACGAATGGCTAAACCCGCAATGGACAAAAGATACAGAAGAATGCATATCTATATTAAAAGAAAACAATTTTGATATTCTCAACTTAGGTCAGTTTGGGTGGAGATTATGCATAAAAAATGATTAAATTAATTATATTTGGCTTTAGATTAATATTTTGCCACTTTAGCTCAGATGGTAGAGCACCTCACTTGTAATGAGGATGTCGTCAGTTCGATCCTGACAAGTGGCTCCATTTAACCGCCATGTTCATTTATTTTTTTTACAATTTCTTTTTTTTCTTCTTCGGTCAGCTTCTCATATTTTTCTTCAGCAAGCGCCCAAGCAGCTCTAACTCTCACCGCGTAATGGACTTTAAAGCTCTTGTCTGCCATAATTTCCACAGTCAAATAATCAACTATTCTGTTCCTCATATAAAAAAATACACAAAAAGCTTGACTTTGCCTGCCAAATATGCATTATTGTTCTTAGTTAACGAGATAAAAATCTCAAAACAAAAACAATAAAAATTCAAATATATAAAAATGGATAATACATCGTTTATACAACTCACAGAACTATGGCAAGACGGCGGCTTTTCTGAAGTCGGAAATATTATTAACGAAGAAAAGTGGAGCGCTTCTAAGGTCGCAGAATTTTGCGCTTATGTTACAAGGTATCTTGGTACTTCTCAGCTAAATATACTATATAAATTTTTGTAATGGAAACCGAAACCGAAGTGCTTTATTTAAATTCCGCTCATGAAATTATGGAGGCTAGTTTTGTATCTAGTCCATTTGAAATGAAGTTGGTTGCGGAAGCAATTTCTGAATTTACAAAGAAGCATTATATAAATAATGAATCATTAGATGATTTTCGCTTAAAGCTTCAACAGGCATATCAATCCCACCATAATTTACATGAAAATGATTTCGGCTTCATAGAAGAAGATCGACAAGAGGTGTACGGAGCTTTTTAATCGTGAAAAGAAAGGAGCAAATAGAATTACTATGGATGACCCATGATTTTTTACTAGAAAAAATATATCCTCTTGAAGAAGAAAACGAAATACTTTATGCAAATATAAAAGAATTCCAAAAAGAAGTAAACAATCCCCACAAATTACTAACGGCATTTCTGCAAATAAACAAAGATTTAGATTTGTTTTATGGCAAACAATTAATTTGCTTGGACGATATAATTCCTTTGCATGAAGAGAATATAGACATTCCGCCAGAAAGAGAAATTGACATCGAGACGCTTTATGCTTTGAGATGTGCTACCATTAATTTATTAGAAAACCACAGGGTCACAGGCGAAGAAATTAAACAATTAATTGACGATTTAAATGAAAGAAATTGAAAACAGGCGCAAAGAAAGGCATATCCTGCTTAAACTCGCGGAAGAATTGAGTGAGCTATCGGTAGAAGTTTTGCATTGCGTAAATAAACCAAAGAAAGAAAATTTAAATGAAATCTTTTCAGAAATTAAAGATGTTGAAAAATGGATTTTAAAATTTAAAGAACTTAAAAATTAATTTAAATAAAAATATTATGATGAATGTTATACAAGTAGAAGATGCAAATAATGAAAAGTATCATATAAACCCGAAGCAGGTTATGTATGTAAAAGAAAAGGTGAGTGGTAGCTCAATTCTTTATAGAATAGCTCTAGCAAATGGAGAGTCTATTGTTACAAAAAATTCACATGGAATAGAGCAAATTATACGCTCTATGAAAAAATAATTTCAAAAAATGATTGAGCAAATAAGTGAAGAAATAAACTATCAAAAAGGCTACGACAAAGGTTGGACAGATGCCCAAGAATATCTTGCTAAAAAATTTGAAAAAAGTATGCTAAAAAATAAAACGGAGTCATACGATAAAGGCTATCAAGAAGGTGCGAATCAGAAAGATAACCAACCTTGTCTTTGCGGATTTTGGGGTAATAAAAAATGAAAATATCAATTACTAATTACAATAAAACTTATAGCGTTGAATCTGATGAAGATGTAGATGCAGAAGGCTTGGCAGATATGTTAAAGGGCTTAATGGTAAGCATGGGCTTTCATCCTAAAAATGTAGACGAATTATTTAACACAGAATACGAATGGTTCTCCGAAGAAGAAAATGATTAATTGGATTAAAATTGAAGACGAAATACCCGAAGAGGGGAAGAGACTGCTTTACTTTTTTGAAGGTACAGGTGTTTGGGTAGGTTTTTATTATGGAAGAGATGAAACTTACCCCGACTCAAATAACCATGTGTTCGGTTGCGAGGCAGGATTCTTAACAGGAGATGTCACTCATTACTGCTACATTGATTACCCCGAAGGTGGGGAATGGAGAGTCGAAGCAGATAAAGAATTTTCTAAAGAAGCAAAAAAAGAAATGCTAGAAATACAAAAAGAGCAGAATGAAATATTCAATAATTTACTTGGTGATTAAAATATGAAAACATTACATAATACTAAAAATTGCAAATACAGAAAATACTTGCATAAAAAATTAAAGCACGGCAAAATAAGTGGTAAGTTTTATAAGTTTCTTTGCAGAAGCTTTCCTTATCGACTTACTGCAAGAGAAGTTGAAATTTGTGTCACAATGGTTCTTGATGGCAGAATGAGTGAGAACAAAGCTATCACCACTTTGCAAGGAGCAGAAACTGAACTTAAGAGACAAAGAGAGTTGTACAAGTCAAATGTAGAGTGCAGAAAAAAAATAGGGTGGAAACAAATAAATAAATGAAAACAGGAATTACATTTTCAACTTTTGACCTTCTCCATGCGGGTCATATCTTAATGCTAAAAGAAGCAAAATCTGTCTGCGATTATCTTATTTGTGGTCTTCACATTGACCCGCAGATTGAGCGCCCTCAAAAAAATAAACCTATTCAAAGTGTGGTCGAGCGCTATATTCAATTATCTTCAGTAGAATATGTTGATGAAATAATTCCTTATAATTTAGAGATGGATTTAGGCGACATTCTTCTAGGGTATAATATTGATGTTAGAATTATTGGTGCTGACTACAAGGGCGAAAACTTTTCGGGACTAGGCATTTGTCAAACCAAAGGTATTGAAATTTATTACAACGAAAGATCACATAGTTTTTCAAGCTCAGAATTAAGGAGAAGAATCGCCAATGCAGAACAAGAGAGGTTGCAATGAAATTTTTAGAATGGGCATGGGATACTATTTGCGTAATTTGCATACTTTGTTATTGCATTTTTGCTAGTTTTAAATTATTATTTACAAATGATGAATAAATTATTATACAATATGTTAAAAAACTCCGCACAAGCGGATATAGATAAAGCGAAATTAAGTCTCCATTTACTTGGAGAAAAAGCAGTTGGCATAGGAGATCATTCGACAGAAGATTTCTACAACAATGCCAAGGAAGCTCTATGCTTACTCGATGACGCGCAAGGTAGGCTAGAAGTTTTAAAACAATTTGAAAAACATTAATATGTAGAAAAATTAATTTAAATAAATTTATTATGTTTGATAGCGGTGTAGATAATCAGTTTGAAGAAGCTCATCAAAAAGGCTTGCACAGAGGCTTTGATCTAGGTTGGTCTTATAAAGGTAGATACTACCGACAAATAGTTAGAGATATGCTTAATGACAAAGACTATTTAATAAAGTCGGGAGAAGGAACTCTCAAAAGGCTCTTGAAGAAAATGGAAAGAGATAAAGACAACAGAGAGAACATTACAATAAATAGTTGGTAAATAGTTCTTGACACCTTCGGCTTCTTGTTATATAGTTGAGAAATTATGGCAGAAGTAACACAAATAGAAGGAAATCTTTTGGACTTCCCAAATGATATTAATAGCATTGCTCATTCCTGCAATACTAGACATATCATGGGTGCAGGTATAGCGAAACAAATTAAAGATCGCTACCCCGAAGCGCACGAAGCAGATTGGAAAGCGTTCAATCAAGAGTACGACCACAATGGACAATTTGTTCATTGGCTCGGTAAATTCTCAAAAGCCAAAATAAATGGCGACAAATATATATACAATATGTACACTCAAGCGAGCATCGGGACAGGTAGAGAAGTTCATTATGAAAAATTTTGGCAAGCATTAAAGAGGGTAGAACAAGACCTTTTTGAGATGAATGTAAATAAACATGAATACGATCCAACTCCACCTCCTGTCCTTGGATTGCCTTATGGCATCTCATGTGGGCTTGCAGGGGGAAATTGGGGAATAATAAAAGCAATGATCGAAGATATTTTTCTTGACTCTCCTATAAAATGCTATATTGTTAAGTTTGATTTAGCATAATGAACATTTTATACATAGTCAGAGGTCTTTCGGGGAGTGGCAAAACCACTCTTGCCCATAATTTATCTCCTGTTGTTTATTCTGCTGATGATTGGTTTACAGATCAAGTAGGTAACTACGCTTTTAATCCAAATGAATTAAAAGTAGCGCATGAAAATTGTCAAAGAAATGTCAAATATGCTATGACGCAGAAAGCCAATGTTATAGCAGTAGCAAACACTTTCTCTCAAGCATGGGAAGCAGAACCTTACTTTGCTTTAGCCAAAGAATTTAATTACTCCCCTTTTGTTATTGAGTGTCAAAACTCTTTTCGAAATACACATGGAGTATCACAAGAAACAATTAACTCAATGAAAGATAGATGGGAGTCTAATTTAATATGAAAGAAAAAGGATTATATGATAGATTTGATTTAGAAGAAGCAATTCAAAAAATGGGCATGGTAGAAGAGGATATAGAATCAATAATGTATGCTTTTTCTGACGCTCCAACGGCTTTTGTTGGGCATCCCTCTGAAGACCAAATATTAAATATGTTGATTGGGGCAAAAGAGTTGCATAAAGTTAGACAAGAAAAACTTTTTCATATTTTTGAAGATTTAGTTAAAAATAAAATTATAAAATGAATAAAAAAAATGATCCATTCTACGATGAAGATTTTAATATCACTTGCCCCATCACAAATAAAGATGTTCTTGATGATTGCCATATCGTAATAGAGTTTGGTTATGGTAGTGACAAAGATATGACTACTTATACTTTTTCCGCTGTACATGATGAAGTGGGCAAGAAAGTTGTAGCTTACATACAATCGCTCATGCCCAAAGGTAACTCCGTAGAAGATTTTAGTACAAATGTCATGGACGAATTGTTTGGGAGCGAAAGTTCTTGACAATTATTTTTTTTCCCTCAATATAGGAAGGTATTATGGAATCAGATACAATGTTTAGTGGCTTGGTAGGACAATCAAGCGTCAAAAGAAAGTTAGCTTTTTATAAATCCGCTTTCAATCAAACTAGCCTATGCCCATTTTTGTTATTCGCAGGTGCTAAAGGCTTGGGCAAGACAGAGTTTGCCAAAGCTTTTGCTAATGAACTTAACAATCGAAGTGGTAGTAAAAGACCATTGCTAGAATTAAACTGCTCTACATTATCTAATGTTGACACATTTTTTGAACAAGTCTTTCTGCCAATTATTAATAATAATGAAGTTTCAATTTTATTTGATGAAGCGCATGAATTACCCAAAGACCTAACCAATGCTTTTTTGACTATTTTTAATACTGAAAGTAGCCCTAATAAGGAATTCATTTGGCAAGAGTCTGTCTGTCATTTTGATTTTACAAGACAAACCTATATGTTTGCAACGACTGAAACAGATAAGTTGTTTCCACCCTTGAAAGACAGGTTGACCCCAATAGACTTTGAGCCGTATTCTTATGACGAGCTTTCAAACATTATGGCTCTAAATATTAGTGATGACATTCATATTGATGACGATGCCTTAGAAAGACTTAGTAAGACAACTAGAGGTAACGCGAGAAATGCAGTCAAAAGAGCTAAGGAAGTCCATCTCTATTGCGAGGCTAAAAGAAAAGATAAGTTTTGCCTTGACGATTTGAGAGATTTAAAAGATACTTTAGATATTCTTCCGTTTGGAATATCAAGAACAGAAAAGGAAATCTTAGAAATATTACATAAAGATGGGTGTTGCACATTAACATCTCTATCAGCAAAAACAGGTTTAAGCAAGACTGCGCTAATGCAAGATCATGAAATGTACTTATTGAGAAAGTCTTTTATTGAGATTGATGGCAAAAGAAAGCTAACTCCAAATGGCAGAAAATTAATAGCAAGAATATTAGAAGGAGAAACAAAATGATTGATATAATAAAAACTTGGCAAGCGCCCGATAAAATTGCTTTAGAAATAATTGACTTAGCTTTAACTCACATTAAAAAAGTTGAGCTTAACCCCGAAGTCGAAACCGAAGGAGATAACTTTGACTATTGGAATAGTTATGATTTGGGAGATGGTAATTATATAGATTATAATATTCATTGTGGAGACGAGTGGTGCGAACTTAAACAAGATAGCTCGGGAGAGTATGAATATACTGATCCTAGCACATGGTCTTGGGATGTTGCTTGTTATGCAGTTAATCCACCAACTGAAGATAACCCCTATCATCAAATAGATACAGATAGAGAGCAATACTTATTTAGTTATAATAAAAAAGGAAATAGAGAGGTGGAGTTTGAAAATGAGTAATGGCAATTATTACGATAGAATTGATTTAGCTAAAAAGAATACTTATGTATTCAGCGTCCCCGCAACTTACTTTTATGAAGTAGATGCAGATTCCGAAGACGAGGCTAGAAAACTATTAGAAGAAGAAGGGGGCATGGACATCATGGGTACTCTTGGAGAAATCACCCACAAGGATTATATGAATGCTACTCTTGAAGAGACTTGGTCAAGTGAATAAATATAATAATATGAAATTTTTTTTTGAGTTACTTATTATTGCAACTATTACCATTCTTTTGTGGTGTTTAGTATTTTGATGAACGAATTTCACGACCCAAAAGATAACTCTTGGAGTAAAAAAGATATTTTTTTGTTGACATACGCTATCGTTATTAATATACTCACCCTTAGTTTTATATTATACATTATACTTTAAATTATGAGTGGAGAAGGTTTATCAGTTAGTTTTAGAAGAACGAAAGCGACTACCAAGTCTAATCAAGAACTCCTTAGAGAGTTTCAAAAGATTATCTATGCTAGTCGAGTGACTACCCACATGAAATGGTATGGTGAAGCTCATAGTGTTGACATACTAGAGCATGGTGACGACAATCGACCAAAGTTTCAACAAGAATATGTTGCGATTAAAGATACTTTTCAATTTGAGATTAGCGTTTATGATTCTTGGTATCAAGATGCAGACCTATATGAATCCCATGAGAGAGAAGATAGCTTTGTTTCTTTTGCTAGAAAATTTGCCGAAGATAATAATTTAATGTATTTCCCCGATGGTTTTCCTGCTGAATGGATTGAGCAAGAAATAATTGATGGAAAGAAAAATTGGAATCATTATAATGTAAAACCCGATGACAAAAACATTGACAAGATATGTGAAGTGTGGTATAAATATGGTATGAAAAAATTACAAAACGATTCTGATTCCCTTTGGTATAATACTAGAGATGAAATAAAAGAATTAATGGAGAAAAAAGAACATGAATATAGTAGCTGATGTAAAACATGACTCAGTAGGGAATGACGATGGTTCTTTTGGTGGAGAAGATTTTGTTTTAACAGGTGGAAACGCTTGGCTTAGAATAGATGGATATTCTTTAATGATTAGCAACCATGAAGACAGAATTTCAATTGCGCTCTTCCATCTTGGGAAAGAAGCTGACGATGAGCTTGAGAGTTTTGATTATTTTAAATAATATCTTGACATCACCTTAAATGTATGTCAACATTATTGAGTAATGAAAAAACTAGACACACTATATAAAGTAGATACCAAAGGTAAATTGCGTGAATGGACTATGCACATTGATGGCAATTCATTCTATGCAGTCAAGGGTCTTGTCGAAGGCAAAAAGACCCAAGACAAAGCTACGACTACAATCGCTAAAAATGTTGGCAGATCAAACGAAACAACTCCCGAAGAACAAGCGGAGCTTGAAGCGCAAGCAAAGTTTCAAAAGAAATTAGATTCGGGCTATGCGCTTAATGAAATAGACGCGCAAGACAAAAAGTTCTACGAACCAATGCTTGCACATAATTATAAAGATCGCAAGAGTGAAATTGAGTACCCGATCTACTCCCAACCAAAGCTCGATGGCATTCGTTGTATCGTTCGCATGGAAGGTGATATGCTCGTAGGACGCACTCGTAATGGCAAGGAGATAGAGTGTATCCCTCATATTCTCAAAAGCCTCAATAGCTTCTTCCTTGACTACCCAAATGCCATTCTTGATGGAGAGTTGTATAATCACGACTTGAGGGACAATTTCAATAAGATTACTTCACTTGTTCGCAAACAAAAACCAATTAAATCAGACAAGATGAGCGATAATGCTTTCGCAAAGAAGGTTGCTGATTACGAAGACAGGCTTGCAGAAGCAGAAGAGACGATTGAATACCATGTGTATGATGTACCTTATCTTAATCATTATTGCACAGAGAATACTACATTCGATATGCGCTTTAATCAACTTGAAAACGCTTTCAACAAAAGTGCAAACATTATTCAACATAATGTGTTGCTTGTAGAAACATCTAAAGTCGAGAATGAACATGAGCTTGACAATTTGTATGGTCAATATATCGACTTAGGCTACGAAGGTCAAATGGTTCGCAAGGACGAATGCTACGAGAACAAGCGCAGTAAAACTCTTCTTAAACGCAAAGAATTTATTGATGCAGAATATCGAGTTATCGACATTGATGTGGGCAATGGTAATCGTAGTGGGACTGCAAAGCACCTAGTATGCTTTTGCGAAAATACTCAAAAAACTTTCAATTCAAATATTAAAGGTTCATTTGATTACCTTAAAGAAATTTATGATAATCGCAAGAATTATATTGGTCAGTTAGCGACCATCAAATTTTTTCAGCTTACACCCGATGGAATACCTAGATTTCCATATGCAATCGGATTTAGAAATTATGAATAATTTTTTTATATTATGCACTTAGACAATTCACCAACACACAAATATATTTTGATTGACACATCTTTAAAGCCTTGCTATGCTTTCATAAGTTCTGCATATTTGACAGAATATGAGGCGAAAACCAAGAACTATGCTTATGCAATGAATCGTGCTAAAAAGAAATATATATTAAAGAAAGATTGGAAATAATGAGTGCAAAAAATAGCCACTTAACAATAAGAGAAGATTTACTAGAAGAAGACCCCAACATCTCTGTTCCTATTCGATTTCTTGACCATCAAGAAGATGCTTGGATTGGAGATAGTGATACTTTATATATAGATGAAGTATATTCTCCCGAAAATGGAGAGCAACTAGATGATATGTGGGGCTACAATATGATTATTAAAATCACCGACCCTAACCAAAAAGATCAATATGGCAATGTTTGGAAGGATAGACTAGCTTTCGCAATATCAGCAGATTTTGATTGGAATTAATGTTATGCCAAGTAAAAAAAATCAAGCAGTAGCAAATTGGAAAGACATAAACGGAGATAATTTAGATAGCCCCAAACCGAAAGAAGTTATAATGGAGTCTAATAAAAAGTTTTACAGAGAGCAAGTAAAAACTATAATGATCGCAACGACAATGTTTTTGCAAATTATTATTTTTTTAAAAGTATTTAATTTAATATGAGTATGACAATGAGTGGAGCAAGACTCCGAGGCAATGTAGACAAAGATAAAATTTTAAGAAGGTTTGAGAATGTCTTACAATTAGTTTACATGAATTGTTTGCCAACAAAAGATGGCAGTTATAAAATTCCTAAAAAAGTTTTTGAATCCGTTCAAACTGAATTAGACTTTAATCCACCATCAGAAAATGTTGAAGAGCAAATAAAAAAACGCTATCGAAAAAGAGAAACTTATCGTTTTTGGAAAGAGTTTTTGTGGGCATCAAAAATAGGCAATCAAATTGACGCAAAAGAATATCTAATGAAAATATATACCCTTTGTGATAATAAAGGTGTTTATGGCAGTATGACGCATTCTCGCTACGCTTTAGAGACAATGACTCTTGCGCTAGATGATTTGTACGGAACAAATGAAACAATCATATCCCAAACCCCATTTAGAGTAAATAAGAAAAAAGTAATTATACCTATTGTTGGCGGTCAAGGTATTGTTTACAAAAAAAAAGAAACTGAGCAGGACGATCCTGCGGATCAAGTTCCATTTTGATCTTGACTATATAAAAACAAATAGTATTATAAACATAAATGATTACCGAAAACATAAGTACAGAAAAGTTAGAACAACTATCTCACCAAATAGTAGACTCATGGGACATGGATACCTTAATAGAGTTTGCTTTAGATAAAGTTGAGGTAGGGTTAATGAGTTTGTCAGATGAAGAATTTAATGAAGAATATGAAAGGTTTTTCAATGACAGATAAAAGTGATTTAAATAAAATAATTTTAGATTCTTTAATTTCTCTTAAAGCAAAGCAAATTAATCTTGATTCTGAATCGGGCAGACAAATAGTTGCAGATGTAGTTGAAGAAAAAGTTCAACCATATTTTTTTGATCAAATTGAAGCAATCGTTACTCCGCAAAAATCATACGCTTACTCTAAAAATGTTTGATAAATGGCAGAGCGATGACTTAGAAATAAATAAGTTGGTAGAGAATGTTTCTCATTTAATTAATAATTGCTTACAAATACTAGATGAAAATGATTTAATTATTGTTCAAAAGAGAATGAATAGCTTATTAAATAATGGTTTTTTTTGGATGCGTCAAGACAATAGAGAAAGATTTTATTATGATTTAAAAGATTTCGCAAATTGGTTGTGTGACTTTATTGCAGAAAAAGAAAGAGAATCTTGGGATAAGTCTTGACATTTATTTTTATTTATGGCAGAATAGTATTATATTATGAAATTAGGTTTAACTTGTATTAGTGAAGAATTAAAACAGAAGGATAAGAAAAAGTATTCTTTTAAAACTATGACTCGCAAAAGATTTAACGATCTTTGTGTAAGAGATGGCAAAGATGAAGCCATTAAAGAACTATCAGAAAGGATTCTGCATAATGTTCGTACTACTCGCTATATTATTCGCCATTGCATTAGTAATAACATCCTACATTATCGTCTTAGCTCTGCTCTTTTCCCTCTTGTTACTGACGAAAAGACAGAAGTTGCTTTCGATGATTTACCCGATAAAACTTCAATACAAGAAGAGTTAGATTTTGCGGGTAAAATCGCTAAAGATTTTGGCATATCTATCGGTTCTCACCCCGATCAGTTCAATGTTCTTGCCTCTCCCGATAGAGAAAAAGTTACTCGCACAATTAATGAGTTAAATTTTCAAGCAAGCGTTCTTGATATGTTGGGTCTTCCACAAGATCATACTGCGCCAATGAACATTCACATAAACTATACTCCAAAAGCAGATGAAACGCTAGAGTTAGTTGCTACTAGATTCTTTCGTAATCTTTCTATGTGCGATAAAGGAGTTTACAAACGACTTACTATTGAGAACGAAGATAAAGGCTTCTTCAATGTAGATAATTGCATTAAATTTAGCGACTATTTATTTAAAACATTTCAAGCAAATATCCCTATTTGCTATGACAATCTACATGACTTTTGCAATCCATCAGAAGATCACAATGTCATTTTTCAAGCAGAGCGTTGTGCATATACATGGGTGAATCAAGGAGAAGGTGATAATAATTTTCTTGCTCCTGTCTTTCATTGGTCAGAAGGTAAGCCCGAAAAACCTCGCTCTCATGCAGAGTATTTTGCTTTGGGTAATATTCCACCTGTTATTGCTATCGATCCAAATAAAGAAGTCAAGTGGGAGTGCGAAGTAAAGCAAAAAGACAAAGCTATCCGCTTAATGAGAAAAAACTTAGCTTTTGCCTAAAAAAGTCTTGACTTTTTAATTAATTTACTTTAGTCTTTTGGATATGAGTGAAAAAGATACAATAGATAAAATTAGAAAACTTCGTGCTGATCGTGCGGAACGATTAAGACAGGCTATTTCTGAGCATAATCCCGAAGCATTATTCGCTGATGGTTTTGATGAGTCGATTATCGGTTATTCTAGTGATGGAAAAGTCATCTATTCTGTTGATATGATCGTAGGAACTCTTGTCAACAGAGATGGCATGACTCCCGATGAAGCGATAGATTATTTTAATTTTAATATGGAGTGCGCTTACCTTGGCGAATATACTCCAATCTATATGTACGAGGAATAAATAATGAATAAAGGATTATACACAGAAATAGTTTGGTCTAAAGGTAGAACAAAAGAAGAGATGGTGAAACAAACATCTTGGTCTAGTTCAAAAGATTATAGTGGGCTAAGTGGTTTGAAGTTCCATTGTTACTCTTTTAATAATGATGTTCAAATTACTGCAATTACTAGCCAAGGAGTTAGCCACAATAAATATTTACAGATTCCTGTTGACAAGATCGAAGAAGTATGTAAGACTCTCATGCGATCAAAGAAACTAATGGAGAGTAATTAAATAAAGACCTATGAAAAGAGAATATTGCGTTGGAATTAAAATTATTAACTGCTTTTATGTTGAAGCAGAAAGTCGAGAGGAAGCAGAGGAAATAGTAAGAGAGTATGACCCATACAAGACTCTTGACGATTGTGATTTTAATATTGAATATGCTGACCCTACAAATGGGGAAACTGCATGGAAAATAAAAGCAAATGAAATTGATTGGTCTGAACTTTGTGATGAGCATGATAATTATCTTGACAAGCGCATAGATGATCTTTATGGTGATGATCCTACTTACGAAACAAAATGAATAAAAAAGCTATGGAAGGTTTAAAGAAAGAAGAAGAATTAAAAAGCGAGATAAGAGATGCTTGTTCTCATATTAAAGACTTAGAGGCAGAATTGGAATGGATGCACTCAAGAGAACCCCATGAAGTAGAATATATTGCTAGGCTACAAAAAGTTTTAGATGAACAATATGCAATAACTACAAAACTAGATGTTGAATTTCTCGCAACAAAAGGAATTAAATAATGAGATTAACAAAATATCAAAAAGCTAGATTATTAGAATATAATTGGGATGTAATAACTAATGAAGTTGATGGTAAAGAGCAAAATTGCTCTTGGATAAGTATCTCTCCCGAAGATGGTGCAATTTTTGGTCAAGTTGTTGAGCATTTTAAATTGACAGGAGAAGGTGAAGATGTTAAATTGTTAGTTATTGGAACGGCTGAAGAAGAATGAGAACTACACAAAGAGAACTTAGACAAGGCAATCCTACTATCCACGAAATGAGATATGATCTTGCCGAACAAGAGGCAATGAACATGAGTGTTACAAATATTATTGATATGCTTGTAGATGGGTTCGAAGGATTAGATAATTTACCCGACATTGAGATAAGAGAAGAATGGGAACAAATTTTCGGTGAATTAAAAAATTGGGAGACAAAGTAATGAATTTTAAAGAAGCACTAGGAATCGTAGTGAACGAGGCAGAAGTTTCTGCTCTTGGGGAAAGGACAGATGAACATTTAAGAATTTTGAAAGCGTGTGAGATCGTTCAAGAATTTCTGAATCATTTAGAAAAAAATGATATATTATTTACAAATGATGAATATATATCAATAGGACAAACTAATGAATGAGGCAAGCGTATATATATCAAACTTGCTAGAAGAAAATAAACTTTCTTACTCTGAAGCGCAAATTTTTCTTGACTATGCTTATGATTTGGTATTAGATGGGTATGGTGATCTTGAGATAGAGAAACTTATCACAGAAAATATCAATCAAAAATTAAAAGAAAAAAAATAAAATGAACAATTACTTCGCAAATCAACCGATTCATTGGAATCAATTTAGTTCTAGGGACATCTATTTCAAAAGCAATGCTATAACCAAAAAGCTATTGCCCGAAGATAATATTTTGTCTTGGAAAACAAAGGAAAGTAGGCATAATGAGGTAGCAAGTAAAACAGGCGCTACTGCCCAAACGAGCAGGGGTTGGAATGGGCAAGTTCATACTTACTACTCTAGGGATAGCTACAAAGGAGTTTTTGTTCAACTTACGAATGTTAAGAAAGAATATGTTACTGCAAATTTAGACTTCATTAATTATAAACCGAAAAAAGATAGTCAAGGCAATCACCTTGCAGGTCTTGACGCTCTAGTTTACATTGGTTCTTTCCATGATAGGCATGAGTGGGTAAAAGACTCAAGCGGTAATTATAGTATGCAAAAGACAAACAAAGTGTCCCTTAATGATTACGAAGGTTATAGAATTGCGTATGGGGGTCAAGGAGATAGCAACTATCTAACTCACAGAGAGTTGATAGAGATAGCCGACATTAGCGAATCAGTCAAAAAATTCCTTATAGACATGGTCTTGCCACTTAAAAGGGGTATTCTAAATAAAGATTTGGCTCTAGTCGCATAATGGATTTTTCTGATATATTGCAAATGAATTTTACGGCAATAACAATTACATTAGTTATTTTATTTTTGTTAATAGTTTCTTCCTATGATTAATTTGTTAAAAAGATTAGTGCGTTTGTTTCGTAAAGAAAAGCAATCTAAATTATCAGTTGCCCAAATAGATGAGTTAATTGAAACAAATAAAAATGTATTAGCGCAGTTAGGTGACGAAGCAGATTATGATGGCATGGGAGATTGGGGAAGATTCCCGCCAATTAAAAAGAAAGAATAATGGATTTACAAATATCAGACTATTTACAACTTATAGTAGGAATTTCTATTCTCTCTGTTTGGCTTCTTCACGCTCATGTGCCAACCAATTTCAGAGTTGGTCAAGCTCAAACACTAAGAGAAGAGGTTACAGAAGCAGGTTTGCCCGATTATGTTTATGATGTTATGAGAATAGTTAAACCTATTTTTGCTTTCTTTTTAATCATGGGCATACTATGGAATCCCATTACCTTGCCCTGCATGGCATTTACAACTATTTTCATGGTTGGCGCAGTTGTTATGCACATTAAAGTTAAAGATAATTTATTTAAAATGATTCCTGCCTTGACATTGCTTTTATTTTGTTTTATTATATTTACTTGTCCATCAAAATGGTAAACTATATAACGACAAATGACTTTAAAAGATAAAATACAAAAAGAAATTGAAAGGTTAAGTAGCGACCATAGCGAAGAAACTATCAATCTCATAAATAATGTGTTGCTTCCAATGTTGCAATACATCAGAGATCACGAAAAAATTTTACGAGATATTGCTAGGATTAGTGGTAAACATGGTGTATAATATGTTATGCGCTATTTATTATTTTTACTATTATTGACAGGATGTGGTCAACCCACTATTATTGAAACTGAATCAGAAGACATTTCAAAAGAAATAAACGATCTTTTGGCTCAAGACAAGAAAAACAAATTACTTGAATTGGAATATTTAGAACAAATTAGAATCGCTCAAGAGAACAATGATACCGAAGCCTTTGAATTTTTTCTACAAGAATATATTGATGTGGATAGATTACAAATTCCCGAAGAATTAAAAAAAGACCCAAATTATTTCCAAGGTGGACAGAAGGTTAAATATTGATATGAGCCAACCCATGCAACGGCAAATTAATTTCATTAAAAATATATCCAAGTTAATTAAGCAACAGACAGATAGAAGAAATCAATGAAAACATATTTGAGTAAAGTTTTCTATTTTTTAGGAGACTTAGTTTCTTATCTTTTGCATTATAATATAACAAGCATAATTTTTTATCCATTGTATAGATGGTTAATGTTAGTTAGTATTAGCCTTGACAAAGATAGCATTGTATGGGAGAATGTAGAAAAGAAAGAAAGCTCAAGAGCAGATTTAATTTTAAAAGTAAAAGATGAAAATAGATTTAGGAGTAAGAGGTAGTGAGGATGCGATAAATCATATATTACTTAGAGTAAACAATGATTTTATTTTGCAGACTAAAGACAATTTATTTTTTTCGGGAGAAGAAGGTAGAGATAAAACAGGGAAAAATTTAGTTGAGTTATTAGAAACTTTATCTAAAGATCACGAAATATCTGTTCGCAAAAATGTTGCGGAAGAAATTGAAAGAGAATTAAATTTAAATGGAGAAATAATTAAATATGTCTGAAATAAAAGAATTATGGGATTTATCGTGGACTGATGGTTTATTGTTGACATTTATGTTGATGGCGCTATATACTTATAAGGTTTGGATAGATAATAAATTTAAGAAATAAATAAGACAATGGCACACGATGAATTTAATAGCGGAGCAAGACATGGATTCTGCATGGCGAAACTTGCGGTCAGAGATATTGACAGAACTTTAGAGTATCCCAATGAAGAAGATCACACGCAAAAAAGTTGGTGTTTAGCATACGAAAAATATCATGCAGAAAAAGATTTATTACACAAAATATATGAAGCAATTAACAAATCAATGGAAGAAGAAGTAAGTGAAAACGATTATTAATTTCTTGACATAATCCAAAATTTAGTCTAGTGTTTTAATCATGGACACAAATGACGCAAAAGCACTTGCCCTACTTCACATGGACGAACATGGGCTTTTTGACGAACTTTGGCATTTTGATTTTGAAGATTGCAAACGCTCTCTTGGTCGATGTCATTATACAAAAAGAAAGATTTCTTTGTCTGAATGGTATGTCGAGCTAAACAACGAAAAAGATGTAGAAGATACCATCCTACACGAAATTGCTCACGCTTTATCGTGGACAAGATATGGCAAAAAAGCCAAGGGTCATGGCAAGCTATGGAAACAGGTTTGCATAGAGATTGGCGCAACTCCGCAAAGATTGCACAAAGGTATTATAACATATCCTAACAATCATTACAAATATATAGATACTTGTGGTTGCAATATTACTTATAAAAGGCATCGTTTAAGTGAGTTTAGATCATATCGTTGCCCAAAATGCAGAGAACCTCTTTTTAATTCCAAAAGAAAAAAAGAATGGTTATCTTCAAAAGTTACTGCTGATTATTTAATGGAAGAACTTTTTGGGGCTTGACAATTAGATAAACAATGTTATTCTAAGGGTTATCAGTTACGAAGATTTCTATAAGGAGTTTGGTTTTGATAGGTCTGTCTACGAAGATAAGACGCTATACCAAGGCAAGACTAGAACACAATGGTTGAGAGATACAAAAATTATGACAGACAATCCAATTAGCATAAAATTTTTTGAAGAGTGCGGGAAAATACAAAAGCCCTTCAAAAATTATGGTATTGAAAAAAATGGAAATTATTATCCAATAGACAACAGAACTTATGTTTCTCATTCCACTTACGATGGGATTGAACCTTTAGTAAAGCATTTAGATTTTTATTTTGCAAATTTTGCTGACAATCTTTCAAAGAAGCATACAAGAAAAGATTTCATAAATTTTGCTTTAGATTTAAATAAGTTTATGGGTGAGATCGATTTCTATTTTATTTTATCAAAAATAATGCACTTGCGAAACGCTTGTCAATTTCAAATTCAGAAAGAAGTCTCAAGAGATGCTTTGTTTTGTGATAGCTCTCAAATAACTAGCGTTTCAGATATACCTTGGTTTCATCATAAAGTTATTGAATTTTTCTTTGAAGATTCAGATTTACCTACTTTTTTAGTTTACAGAGGTTCTTTTGATGGATTAGTAGATGAGTTTAACATTCCGCATAAAGTTGTCGGCAAGCAAGAAGAAGGAATTCATTTTTTTGCAGAAACCCCGACTTTAGGTTCGGTTCTATTTAGCGTAGATAACGAGACTTTGCCCCTTTTATTTTCAAGAAATTACAATGAATTACTTTCAGTCGTAAATTCTGACACAACTTCCAAATTAACGCTCAACTCAAAAGAGGGTGCAGAACTCACGAAAGAGGAAATCCCCCATCTAGTTAGTGGAGTCGTTACTTGTTTGAAATCTATGGTTTATGCGCATTGCGATCCTACGCATATTCGACATAATGCACCTCAATCCACTCTAAAAGATGGCAAAGCAAAGATAAAGGGTAGACCAAAAAGCGAAGTGAATAAAATTATTTATGTACCTAAAGTTCAATATGAGAATAGCGCCTCTTCAAATAATGCCTCAAAAGAAAAACGAAAATTTTTAGGCAAGTTACCTTATTTTCGCATTTACAAAAATGACAGGTATGTGAACATGGAAAAGGATAAGAAATATTTTTATCCTAAAGTGTTGGGCGAAAACGGAGAAGACCCTGTTGAGCGTGAGTACACGAAATATATTGCGAGAAAAATCAATACTCCTTTCAAATAATTCTTGACAAGTACGGAAAAACAATCTATTGTTCCCTTTATGAATACATCAGAAGCATTTTTAGCAAGCATACAACAATCAATCGCAAGCGCAGAGAAGATAGCAAATTCAATTCCCAAGAAGGGTCTTAATGTCTATCTTGACAAGTCAACTATGGTTATGCAAACTTTTAGTGATCCTAGTGCATTTGCTCATGCCAAGAAAGTTACTGCAAGAGCAGGGCAATCAAGTTGCCTTCGCAATGTGTTAGATGCAGGGGGCAGATTACAATAACGCTTGATAAAAGATGCAAAATAATTGTTTAATTACATAAATACTAATTTTTAATTAATAACACAATAAAATGCTTGACATATCATGCAAAATGGACTTGAATAACGACATGGAAGAATTACAAACATACGAAGAATATACAAAAGATATGCCATTAGTAGATCAAATAAAATTTTATTATGATGTTGACCTTAAAGATTTTTTCCCCGATGGATGGATGGTTGACCCTTGGGAAATTGTCGCACAAGTTGCAACCAATCCTAATTGGCTAAATGAATTTAACAAAGAGTTTGAAGAAAGTTTAAGAGAAAGGGAATATATAAGATGAATGAATTAAAAGAAAAGTTAAATAAAAATATTGCTTACCATGTAGAACGAGTAGCTGAAACAGGTTCATCAAGTTTCTCTACTTGCGATTATCGTGGATGGGATAAAGATATTTGGAATCATAGACATTCTATCATTGACAAACTAGTCAGCACAGGTTATCGTGTTGAAAGTGCAGTTAATCATGGAGTGCTAGATGTAACAATAACTGCAAATTTAGAATTATGAAATATGTAAGAAAAGTTTGGAATATCGAACCACAAAAAATGTTAGATTATATCCTTGAGGCAGACAGATCAAATGGTTTGCACAAAGAAGGAGATTATAGTCCTGTATTTTATGTTGGAAAAGATTTAGATTATATTCGTGAAGTTTATGAAGATTACAATGGTCTTGATAGTCTTACCGAAGCAGAGCAAATAGAGAACGAATATTACAGATTGGAGATAGCATAATGGAATATACATCAGAAAATATCGACCAAGTTGCAGAGGAAATTGTCAACAATATGTCGCTAGAAGAATTAAAGGCTTTTGTATATGACGAAATTTATGGTGAAATGTTTGAAGATGAAGAGGTTTTTCAACTTAATTTAAAAAAAATATAATTATGGAATATACAGATGATAATATGCAATTAGTTGCAGAAAAAGTTGTTTTAAATATGTCTTTAGCAGACTTGCAAGCGTATGTATGCGAGGATTATTTCTTTCGATTTGACCAAGATAGTGAATTTTTTGAAGACCAAGTAAAAGAATTGGGGCTTGACAATGAGAGTAACTAGTATAAGATATTTTGAGACAAATAGAGGTCTTGGTTATCAATGCAAAACCAACATCGATGGCATCGAAATATGGAACGATGGAAATGGTGGAGCAACTTATTTAGATGGTGCATATAAATATACAAAAAATTTCGAGCATTTATCTGAATCATACTTAGAAAATTTAATTGACAAATACGAAAAGTGTTGACAGAATCATTTTAATATAATAAAGTATGGATATGAACGATTACATGGAAGATAATATTAATAAATTAGAATACGATTGCTTCACAGGAACTTATTGGTTAGCCGATGAAGAGTGGGAAGAACCTATTGAATTTACTGAAGACGAATTAATTACAGAAGGAATTTATTTAAATGAGTTTAATCAAAGAGTATAATATAAATCTTGGTCTAACCGATCAAGATATATCTGAAATTTCAGATGGTAGAATTAAGTTACATTTTTTACCAAATAACAATACCGACTATGATGAGAAAATAACAATTTCAATCGGAAAAGTTGAGGATGATGCACCTTTATCGGAGTGCATGGATTTAGTTGTAGGAAATTTTCAAGATTCGGAAGATTTAGAACTAGGCTTGACAGGTTTATCTTAATAGTTTAATACATTGGAATAAATATGAGAGATTACCTTATTGTAAAACTTAAAGATTTAGTTGCGAATAAATTTATTCACATCGAAAGAGCGCAACAAATGCTTGACTCTTACGATAAAGATTTAGAAGAGCAGGGTGAAGATTCAGCTATTGAGAGGGCGCTAGATCACATAAATATTATTATCAATACAGAGGGGCATGGAGAATGACGATAGTACAAATACAAAACTTTCTTTATGAAATAGACTCTATTTTAAGTGATGACCAAATAAATACTTTAGCAGAAGAAATATTTAATAATCAAGAAATTTTAATAGAATTAATTAACAATGAGAAATTCACATACAATTCAAATACATAAGGACAACGATTATCCACATCACGATAAGATTTTAATTCCTGTTCTTTTTTCCTTGACAGACGAAGGCGAAAGAGTTTATGATGTTGAGCTTATGCACGAAATACTTAGAGATTATATTGAAGGAATAATTGAACATGAAAAAGTTTACTGATGAGCATGGTTGTGACGAACTTTTTTACAATCATGATTTAACTAAATATCATGGCGATCAAACTCATGGAGACAGAGAAGTAGTAAGTTGCGAGAAAATAAAATGAAAACATTTGAAATAGAAATAGCAAGCACGACTTATCGCACTTACTTTATTGATTCAGAATCGAAAGATGATGCAGTTAGTAGAGCTTTTGATGAAATGGAAGCTGATTGGGAAATAAGTAAAGCATGGAAACAGAATGCTGAAGTTAGTTTCACAGAAGAGAGAGAGAAAGAATCTGAAGAAGATTCAATGGAATTAAAATGAAAGTTTCAGAATTAGAAGTTAAGCAAAGTTTTGATGGTGAATTATATTTTCGCTTGCCCGATGATCTATTAAAAAGATTAGGATGGGAAGTTGGTGACGAATTAGAATTTATCCCACAAGATGAAGCATTTATTATTAGAAAAGTTAAAATTGATTTACGAAAATATAAGAAGATTGAGCTTGACTTTAGTAGCGATGATTTGTTAAAGTATATGATGTTCGCACATGAAAAAAATATTACATTTAATGAACTCTGCGAGGAAGCAGTAAAAGAAAAACTAAAAGAAAATGAATAAAATAGAAGAAGCACAAAAAATAGATAGTTTGTTTGAGGTTGAAAGTGGATTAGACACTCGTCTTTTCGAGTTGGCAGGTTATCCTCTTATCGAAGACATTGTAGAACAAATGTTTCAATTAAAAGAAAAAATGAACAAGAGGCTCAATGACAGAGCAAAACTTTTAGGTATAGGTGGAGAGTTTGGTGTTGTTCCACCCGATACATCTCACTTAAATAATGATGACTTTGGCGCATTTATTAGGGAAGAGATTAGTGTTGACAAGTAAAAATATACTTGCTAAAGTACGAACATGAAAGAAATTATAGGAGACGATTATCCAACTTACGAAGAATCTGTAAACATGAGTCTTGCAGAGCAAGCTAGGAAGAGGACAGAAGATATGGAAAATTTGAGGAAAGAAGAGAAGGATGTAACTAAAAGCAATCTCGAAAGATTGTTACAAGAAAATTTTGAACTTAAACATCGATTGGCTTGCGTTGCTGATGATATTGAAATTATAGATAGGCATATCCAAAATAATTGCAATAAAAGATTTAAAAGACCAAGTTTACTTGAAGATGGAAGCACCCATGCAGATGAAGCATGGCATAACATTACTAATATACAAATTGCTTGCGACTTAAATGATGATGATGTATTAGAATGGACTAGCGATGTTAGAAAAGCGCAAGAGGCAAATAAAAGAAAATGAATAAATTAATAGAGTTAATTGACAAAAAAATTGAAGAGATTGAAAATTATGCAGTAGATACTCAAGAGAACGAGGAGAGATACATCCATGAGATAAATTGCTTAATTCAGACTAAGTTTTTGTTAGTTGGAAATAAAAATCTTTTAGTGGACTGAAAAAAACATTTGACATTTCCAAAATTCTTGTCAAACTTATTAGCATTATGAAAGAAGAGCTAGACAATAAAACATTAAAGAAAATTTTGAGAGGCAAAGAAACAGGTGGATGGGGAGACTATTCAGCTTTTCGCCATGCACAGAAAAGAGCGCTTCAGAGGCATGGAATCGACATTAACATTAGGGTTTACAGAGAACTCTGTCTGAAGGCTCTTAATTCTCCTGTCAAAAGAAAAGCAAAGGGCGGTAGAAAAGTCGTCTCCCTTCCACATAGAAAAAAAAGATTTAGGGTTGTTTTTGACCCCGACACAAACACGATTGTAACCTTTCTTCCAAAAATGGAAAAAAAACCTTGACAGGCATTATCCTTTATGTAATATTAGAGGCTCAATCAAATTTATCACACAAAAAATAGAAATTCGCACAAAATGATTATCGCACAAGACAAGTCTAAAAAAGTAGTTCAATCTCATGATTTTGAGCAAGTAAATTGCACCATCGATGCAGAAGATATGCGCTATGTCGCATCTCTTTTGAGAAACAATTACTCCAATCCACCTCTCGCAGTAGTTCGTGAGATTACCGCAAATGCGCTTGACGCAAATCTTGAAGCAAATTCAAGTCGCAGGATTGAAGTTACTATTCCATCTGCTCTTAATCCTCATTTTGTTGTTCGTGATTTCGGGGGTGGACTCAGTAAGGAAGATATTTTTGGTCTTTATTCTAAGTATGGAAAATCAACGAAAAGAGATAGCAATAATTATATCGGTGCTTTCGGCATTGGTAAGTTTGCCCCCCTTTCTTATGGTGATAATTTTACTTGCGTATCCTACCACAATGGTACGAAAGCTACATATAATATTTTTGTTAATGACGATGACGATACCAAGATTGTCGAGTTGCAAAAGCCTCAACCATCTGACGAACCAAGTGGTTTAGTAATAGAGGTTGCAGTTGCCGATGAAGATGTAGACACTTTTAGAGATGTTTGCAAACAATTCTTTCGCTTTTTCTCTGAAGAAGAAAAACCTAAGTTTATTGGTGTTGGAGAAGATGAAGAGTTTTTCGAGCCATACAAGGTTGTAATGGAAGCTGAAGATAAATCTTGGTGGATTCTTGAGGATGAAAGAGATTATTGGAGTAAAAGCCATGCAGAATCTCATGCAGTTATGGGTAGGGTTCACTATCCGCTTAACACAAATGCAATAAATTTCTCATCAATTACAGATGGAGATGAATCTCTAACTAGAAACTTGAAAGAGTTAGCTTCGCACGAAAATCTTTACATTCGTTTTGATATTGGTCAACTCAAATTGCATCATAGCAGAGAATCTTTAGAGTACAACAAGCAAACTCAAAAGGAAATTCTATCTGTTTTAATGAATGTCCAAAAGGATATTGAGAAGATTGCAAAGAAAAAACTTGGTGATGCAGAAGATTTGTGGGACGCAAAAGCCAAGTATGCTCAAGTAATTAATGCTCTTCCTTATGGTCTTAAAAACTTATTTCAAAATTCTTTTGAATGGGATGGCATAAAGATCAAAGGAATAGAGATCAGTAGGGATTACAAGTATCAAGACGATATTATTATTACTGATTACCACAAGGATTCCGATGCAGATGCGACCGATGGTTATAGAGTTCGCTCTACAAAAATTCACAGAATCCTTCCGCATGAGAATACTCAACTCTGTATTCAATTCAATAAGCATCCTCATGGCAACGCTCAAAGAGTCAGAACCTTGTTCCAACAGAACGAAAATCTTGATAAAGTTACTTGCGTTTATGCTACCGAAGTAGGAGAAGAGCATCTTTATGATATTGATGGTATGCAGTTTAACAAATTTAAGAAGGGTAGAACCATTGACATTTCTACTATTGAAAAGGCAAAGTTGCAATCGAGAGGAACAGGTGTTTCGGGAGAAAGTCGAGCAGATGTCCCTCTTTTTGAATTTGATGCAGATAATAAGAATAAATGGCAAAGGAAAAACGCAGACTATTGGCTTAATTGTATAGAAAAAATTGATGAATTAGAGTCTATTGCTTCAGAAGGTGGAGATACGCTAATTTATGTTCCGATTTCTAATTATAAGATTGTCGATGACAAGGTAACAGGTCAAGAAGCAGTTATGGGATTGGACGCTTTTAAGAGAGATGTAAAAGCAATTTTCAATATTCAAAAGGATCAAGATGATTCATTCAGTCAACCTTTAATTTTAGGTATACGCAAAAAAGATTGCAATAAACTCGATAAAGCGTATTGGAAATCATGGGATGACTACAAGAAATCTTTTGCAAAGTCTTATTTAATAAACAATAAGCATATAATTACAAAATCTGAGAAGGCAATGGCTTATAAGGAGAATCAGTATAATATGAAAAATTATCGTTTACTTCATTCTTTGTTGGATAATCCTAATTGGAGAAAATTCGTCCAAGCTAATTTGCCTTCCCATCACATTTGGTCTGAACTCATGGAAGATGTTGAGTTGATGATTGCAGAAGGCGCAGAAGAGCAGAAACTTACAACTATTTATCGTCTAGTAAACTTCTTGAAGAAAGAGGATGAAGAATGGGTCAAGGAAAATATTCAGTCAGATTATGATGTGAATGAATTCGACAATAAATGTTTAGAAATTTCTAAGCAATACCCATTGCTCGTCAATATTTGTGAAGGAATTTACGGATGGAGAAGTATGCAAGAGGGAAGCATTGGAGACAACATAATTAGCTACATAAATTTGTGCGATAAAGTGGGGGTTGGGAATTAATTTTCCCTTCCCTCATATTTTTGTTGACAAGTTCATGTATATTCGCATAATTGTAGGAATGCTTAGATAAAACAACTTTTTTAAAATTTAAAATCATTAAAAATAAACTTGACAGAATCAAAAATTTTTAGTATAGTATAGCAATAACATTAAGAAATAGAGATAAAAAATTATGAGTGAGAGAATACCATATACATTAAGTGAAAGTTCAATTTGCGTTTTTTGGGAAGGCAAGCCTTATACCATTCGCAAAGACAATGTAAACTTTGAAAATTTGAAGCAAGCGATATTTGACGCTAGATACGAGGATGTTCCACAATATCTTGACATCGTTAAGGCAGTAGAAAATTTTGTTGAAGGCGACATCGAAGTTCGTGACGAAGTAGTTTACTACAAAAGTCATCGCTTGCATGGTGTTGTCGTGAATAAGTTGCTTGAAATGCTTCGTGCAGGAATGAAAGACTCTGCTCCGCTTACTAATTTCATTTCTCGTTTGCAAGCCAATCCAAGCGCTAATTCGGTAAATGAACTTTATTCCTTTATGAATTACAAGATGCTTCCTAACACTCCCGAAGGTAAGGTTTTGGGATACAAAGGAGTTCAATCTGATTATTGGTCAACCACAGGTAATGCAGATACCATTGTTCTTCAAGGCAAGACAAACGAAAGGCATCAAATTTTGAATGAAGTTGGCACAACCATCGAAGTTCAACGCAGATGCGTGGATGACAATAAGGACAATCATTGTTCTTTTGGGCTTCATGTCGGTTCTTATGATTATGCTGATTCTTGGGCAGGAGATGGTGGAAGATTGCTTGTAGTCGAGTTTGACCCTGCTGATGCAGTTAGCGTTCCGACTGATTGTGATTTTCAGAAATTGAGGGTTTCCAAGTACAAGGTAGTCGAAGACATTACTGAACACAGGAAAGAGATGAATAAACCTGTCTACGAGGCTAATAAGCCCATCTATGGATCGAATAATGATAATGATTATGAAATTGAGGATGAGGATGAAGGTCGTGATTATCTTTATGATGATGATGGAATAGATGGTGATTATGACATGGATCAAACCGATTCGGATGTTGAATCAAGAGATTCCAAAGAATTCTTCAAGAGATTTGCGAGTGCTAAAAATGAGGAAGACTTCTTAACGCATTTAGCTATACGAAATTATGTAGACAATAAGCATGACAAGGGCATCAATCCTTCTGTCAAGCAAGTTCGTTCTTTACAAGTTGTTCGTGATGCGAAGTTTGATACTGCACAAGTTGGAGACATCTTAGATCAATTAGGGTTTAATTTAGATGGAAATGGTTGCCTTACCGACAAGTTGGTTTTAAGAAACTGATATGTCAATTTCTCTATTAGAAAGTTCGCTCAAACAAGCGTCAGTTACTCAAATTGACGCTTGTTGGGCGATCTTGAAATATAAGGATATGGGTATTCTAAGAAAAGTTCGTTGCATTAGTTTTGTCCTCGATATAGATTATGACACTTTTCTAAAAGAATGTCCATCTAGTAATGAAGGTAGAATTTACGATCAGCATACTCGTAATATGATTGATGCGAGTTTGAAGAAATATTCTTGACTATGTTCCAATTATATCGTAAGATTGGGGCATAAATTAATTTTGTTAAAATGGTTACTTTAAATAAAGATGGTACTCCTCGCAAGAAGGGGAGTGGAAAGACAAAAGGTTCTACTTCTTTCGTTGAAATTAAACTCTCTACGCTCAAGAATCTAGTGAAGGATGGGGTTACAATTCCTGTTAGCAGAAAGTGGCTAAATGCACTTGGATACAAAGAAAGTTCTGTTGCTTCAAATAAATCCAAGGAAGAGAGTTCAGATAAGGTAGAGTTTACTATAACAAATTTTGAATAAACTTTAACCAACATAGACAATTAATTTAAATTTAATATAATTTATTTTACATAATAAAAAATTGTCATTTGTGGTAGAGCGAAAACAAGAAAGACGAACGGAAAAGTCAAATTCGGGGCGCTAGTTAATTAAATACAAAAATATGATAAGTAATATCAGATTCAAAGCAATAGACGATTTGAAAAACTTGAGAGCAGAAGTTCTGACATTGCCGAAGCCAAGCAAACAAGATGATGAAAGAATAAGTAAATTAGCTGAAGAAAACAAGTTAATCAAAATAGGAATTATTAAGCAAACCGCCAAAAAGAAATAGATAAAAAATTCTTATTTATTAATATAATTTAATTATAATTTAAAATAACCCAAACTAAATTTTATAATGAGCCACAACGCTTACCAAGTATATGATGCTAAAGGCAATTTTCATGCAGGATATGACATTGATTGTCGTTCATGGAGTCAAAATGATGCACTCAAATGGGCTAAGATTACCGCCAAACATATTCATGGCTTAATTATGCTAAAGTCCTCTGAATCAGAGACTTTGCGAGTCATCCACAACTTCTCCCATAAGAAATATAACAATAATGCTAATAGTAAGAATAATAAGCAAAATAATAAGTAAGAAAATATATGGGTTTGAGATGTGGAGTTTTTAAATATATAAAAAATAAGATAAAATAAGAAATTTTAAATTAATGAAAACTTTACCTATGTTATGTTCGATGGTTTTGTGGGGCAAGCTGAGAGCTAGAAAGAAACAAAACAAAATAGAACAAAATAAAACAAATAATAAGCGCCCCAAGAAAGTGCAAAGAAATGATTATGGATTTCCTACATTTAAATAGAAAAAATTACTAATCAAATTTTCACTAAATAATAGAACTTAATAAAGATTTATAATAATTTTAATAAGATTAGGGCGCATTTAATTAAATTTAAAATAATTTAAAATAAACACAAATAAGCATCTGCGAAATAATCGCCCGAATGAAAAGCAAACGCGGAAATAATTAAATAAGAAAATACATAAAGTACAAATAATCTAATTGCAAAAGATTTTTTGCGGAAATAAGATAAATGCAGAGCAAATATTAAAAGAATACAAATAATATTTAATGAAATAAAGAATCAACGCAAAAGTTAATTATATAGATTTTTTTGTGTTTTATGTGACAATTTTTTATGTTGACATTATGTATAATTCTGTCAGACTTAGGGTAAACAATGAGAAACCAAATATCAATATGAGTTTAGCAAGAGAAATAAATAAGAAATTAGATGAAATATTGTCAATTAAGAATGAAATAAATAAGTTGAGAGAAGAAGTTTCTCCCGATGCACTCTTGACAAATCACGAAACAGGTGATACTATGTCTCGTGATGATGCGATAAAGGTAGCAGAAGGTGTTATCGAGCGTATCAATGACGACCTAAATAAACTTACAAACCAAGGACAAAATGTTAGAAATATCTTTGATAATACTTTCTATATTAATGATTTACTTCAAGATAAGGAACGACCCGATGGGGTAAAGAGTAAAAAACAAACAAAATCAAATAAAATAAAGAAAAAATATTCTAAAAAATGGAGCGCACCGCCTTCGGGCTTTAAGTCTTCACCCAAACCACAGGCAGATGCGTTAAATGAATTAAAAAATAAATTAAATAAAGATGGATATTTTGATAAGAATGGTAAAATTTCACAAGAAGAATTCATGAAAAAATTAAGAGAATACTATAACCGAAAACAAGATGAAGAACCTTGGTAAAAAAGAATAAAAAAGGTGTTGACTTTTTAAAAAAACCTGTCAGACTTATAGAATAACAATTAAAACAGGAGGAAAAATATGGCAAACATAGCAAAATGCGCAAGGGCAACTGCGGTAATGAACAAGGTAAAAGGGAGAGACCCACACGCTTTCAATCGCAGGTTTCTAGGATATAACGAGGCGATAGAGGGCATCATTGCCCAACAGAAACAAGCCGATCTTCAACTCAAGCAAATACAAGCTCAAAGAGCAATTAGAGTAGCAAAAGGGGTAGCATAATGAATTTATCACAGGAAAATAATTTAATAGAAAAAATTGCTCAATTAATAGATGAGTATCTCGAAACAGAAGTCGAGGACTTGAGCCACATAGATAAGATGGTTCAAATACAAAAGCAAGAGGCAAAGAAACTACAAGAAAAAAATAATGCACTTGACGCAATAAATGGAGGTAGCAAATAATGATTGATCCCGACGAGTGGATGGAGGAAGCAATAGGTGCAAGTGATCCTTTTAATTCATTATTATATAAACTTAATCAAATAAAAAATCAGATGAAACAAGAGTTGGGCAGAGAGCCTACCGCAGAAGAAATTTCTTCTGAAACAAAAATTGAAATTGGAGTAATAACAAAACTACTTCCTATCGTAAAAAAGAGAAAACTTCACGAACAATAAAATTGTACTTGACAAATATCAAATATTGTAGTATGATATATAAATAATCAAAATTGAGAACCAAACTCAAATAAATAAAATAAATCGATCTTTAACATTTTAATTTTCCAAGAGGCAGGACAAGCAATGGAGTTGAAAAACCTTAAATGGTTAGTAAGAAAATTGCTGGAGAGCCTTTAGAAGGACTGAAGTTACCTATAGAGCTTAAGTAGTTACTGAAGAAAATTTTTTCACTTTTATTTTCCTAGCTACTACTTCGTATGAAGTAAGTTTCGCAAAAGGAGTTACTGACGAAATTCACTCTTGGAAAACACTTTGGAAGGGCTTATAATCCTTCCTGTGGGTGACTGAACTAATCCTGTCGTGAGCGGGATAAAGTATGCAAATTCCCTGTGGTAGGGTAGGTAGAGTCCAATCGGATGAGCTTAGTACGATTCCAAGTATAGTTTGTAGTTCGAAGTAGGTAATCCTGAACTGATGTTCACGCCGAAAAGTTGGAGGTATACAGTAGTCCTCCCCCACACCTATTTGTTTCATATTATTATTCCTGTTTGTGGTAAAGGTTGTATTTGGACTGAAACGTTTGAATAACCTTCTTTGCGAAGGGGTACTAAAGGGTATTGTAGCGGATTTCGTAGTCTGGTTATTTCATCGCCCTTCCCGTAACTACATAAAAGCGTGGAACACTTTCCCACTCCTCCGACCCTCACCTGCTTTTTTTTGCAGGTGGGGGTTTTTTTGTTGTTGACTTTGTGAGTTATTCTGTCAGTATATAGGTATGAATACATTAAAAGAAATTATAGATTGTTGGGGGTTTGTTAATTCTATTCAACTTAAAGAGTTGGCTCAGTATTTTCCAAACACTCCATTAGTTATTAAATGGGGTATGCGTCAGAGGGAGATCTGCCAAGCTTGCGATGTTGCTGATCGCATCGAAAAGGTAGAGTCTGAGTCAGACGACTATGTTCGTGAAGTTTTCATTCAAGTAGACAACTTCCGCCAATTAAAATCAGTACTAGGAGTAGAGGAATAATGGAACTAAGAAATCAAAACAATATTAGATACAAAATTGATTATAATAAAAAGGTTTTTGTTTATAAGAATTTACATAGAGACTGTTGGTCTATAAAACAGGGCGGGTTGGTAAAAGCCCATGCCAATGAAGTTGATCTTTGGGATTGTGCTTTTCAAGTCAATGCCACAGGCAGGAAGAAAGTTTTGGAAGAGAGGCGCAAGAATGTTCACGCAGGAATCAAGGGTTATATGGATAAGGAGCCTATCGCATCGTACGAAGATTCATTTGAAGTAACTTACAATCCCTACAAGTACGAGACTTTTGTATACAAAAACTCAGAGAACCCAATCTACGCCTCTCATTCAGTCAAGCTATCACACAACAAAGTGCTGGCAGACTATGGACCCGAGCGATAACAATCTAAACAATAAAACAAATATATGGAAATAATTATAATATCTATAGCAGTAGGAATATCAATGTATATTAGAACAAATAATCTTATGAATTAAAATTTGCAATACTATAATCAAGCGCGTAGCTTTTTGGCCTAAGTCACTGAAGATCAAAGGGTTACGGCGCTCAGAGCGGTGTAAGTTGTTGGTATTCAGTAAGTTAAGTTTTTTTAAAAAAAAAGTGTTGACTTAACCCAAGAATCTGTCAAACTAATAATTATGAAGATTGAACAAGACAGCGAATACCATCTCTCACTTGCCATTGAGCAAGTGATGATGAAACTACAAAGCCTTGGAGCTACCAACGAAGATAGTCCTTTTGGAGAAACATTTGCCACGCTTGCCGTGCTATTAATGAAAGTTAGAGAAGAGGAGGAACAAAATGAAAATGCAGATGCTTAGAGTTAAGATTCCCGTTTCCCAATGTATTGAGGAAGTTAAAGATTATATTTTATATAGTGAAATGGAGGGCGAGGTAGACAAGACAGATCCTTGGTACTCAACCTTCGAGCTGCTAGAAGAACTAAAACAAAAAGTACTAGACGAGGAGGAAATGTCAAATGAATAAACTAATGGAAGCACACAAGAAAAAGTTGGAGGAAAGATGTTCAATCACCGACGCAATCTCTGGAGTTGCAGATGAACTCTACGAAATGCGAAAGAATAACGATGAAACTTTCTTTCAATTAAAAAACATAGCGGGATCTCTCGACCTAGTTAGTCAGTACCTCTACGACATTAGTTGGGAGTTAAAGAAAAGCAACGAAAAAAGTGTTGACACAGACGCATTAATTCAATAGTATTTTAACTATGATTACATTAGACACACCCGAACAAATCGATATGTTTCGATTCCTCAGTCTCAAATCCGCACTCAAGCTAGAGTGTCTTGGAATGAGCAGAAGAGGTCAATCAGCATATTCAATTATTAAAGCCGAGTACGGATTCAAAGGCAACAAGAAGTCCGTCTTAGAACAAATGGAACAAATTATTAAGGAGTTTAAAAATGACTAAAGCACAGATAGAATCAAGAGTAGAAGGTTGGAATTGGAATATGAATATCTTCGAGATATATGATGAGCTCAGAGATGGGCATACGGGAGAAGAGCAAGAGCAACTTTTAACTTTTGCTTATAATTATTTCAATAACGATACAATGATCAAAGAGCTTGCGGATCATTTTTGCATAACTATTCATACAGACGAAGACTCACCAATCCCTTGCTAAGATGGAATTTGAGCAAAGAATGATAGATTATGCCCAAAAGTGGTATGAAGTAAACGACCTAGAGACAGAGAAAAAGAACGGAAACGATCTTTATCTTCGAGTCAATGACAATGTATTTACTGAAGTCTCACACTGCGACATCAGACAAAAAGCCATGCTATGGTTAGAATCAGAATTAGAAGGAGTAAACAATTATTAAAATGAACAATTACATAGAAGCAATCTGTATCGGCAAACCATTGGACTTGCCCGAATACAATGAAGACACAGAACTTTGGGAGGTTCACTTTGAGGAATCACCCACCCCTTGGCATCCATATGATGAACAAGATTTAATTTCTTATAGTTGTGACTCAGCCGAAGAGGCATGCGAGTTGTACAACTATTACAACCAAAACCCTGTAACAAAGGATAATACAAATGAAGAAGATAATTAATAAAATTAAAAGAATGTTCAACCCATTGTATAGCTTGGTCTATACTACTAAGGATGGACGCACCGAAATGTATACCATTGAGAAGCCTTTGCATGTCAATGAGTTTGGCAATGTAACTGAGAAGCTTGTTACTGCAGGCTTCAGAGCGTACTGCCATAACAAGAATGGTATTCGCTCCTTTCGATATGATAGAATCGTATCGCTAAATCGAGCCTAACCAAATAAGCCTTTGAGTATGTTCGTGTTATAGGGTTAATAGAAAACTTCGCAAGTCGTTGGTTATCAGCGGCTTGCGTCGCCCTGAGCGGCGTAAGTGCTTGATAGCTAGCAGGTTATGACTATTTTAACTTTACTTGATTTTTTTTCTTGCGTTTTACTTATCACCTGTCATACTCATATATACAAAGCAACTTAAACATAAGGAGAAAATCATGGGGCTAGATCAATACGCATACGCTAAAGACGAAAACGAAGAGACAGAACATCTCGCAGAGTGGAGAAAACACAACCGCCTCCAAGGATATATGGAGAAACTTTGGGAGGACAAGGGCAGACCATTTGATGGTCAGTTGGATGATAACCCAATGGGAGATTTCAACTGCGTGCCTGTCGAGCTAACGCTTACTGACCTTGAGCAACTCGAAGCAGTTATCGCTCAAAAGGATATGCCTGAGACAGGCGGTTTTTTCTTTGGTAGTGACTCCTACTCTTGGGAGCAAGAGGATGGAAAGCCCTACAAGGATGGCGATTACTTTTACAAAGAAACTGACTTGCAGTTTATATCTGATGCATACAAAGCCATGGCAAAAGGCAAGAAAGTATTTTACTCTTCTTGGTGGTAAACGCTTGACAACTTAACGAAATTTTCTTAAGATTTATACTATGGAAACAATAGATATCACACCAACATGGTCAGCACTCATTCCCATTATGGTTGAGGTGTTGAAGAGCCCAAAAGCAAGCAACTCTGCAAAACAAGAAGTTGTGGTTGAGTTAAAGCGTTTAGCTAAAATCGTTGACGATCAAAACAGAAAGGCGAAACAAAATGGATAACTTAACTGAACAAGAATTAAAGGCAGTCTTTGATGTGGTTAATGTTTACGAACCCGAAGACATAAGGCATGTCTACCCCGCAATGGCGACTGATGAATTCATGAAAGATATAAACTCTGCATGGAGAAAGATTTTAAACTCTCTTGACAATACCAACAACAACTGAGAAAATACTATTATGCACGAAAAAATAGAGCAACCCGTAAATTCCTACACCGAATTCGAGAAGCTTCAATGGGCTTGTGATAAGCCAATGCCATCGATTGGCTCAGAAGTTAATGTCAAGATCAATGGTATTGGTCGATCAAAAGTCTTAAAGTATTTTGTGGAGTATGGCTTCATTGGAATGCTTGTTCAGCCTTTCGACCCACCCGCTTGGTATATAAAGCAAAACGGGGCAGATGAGCCTTGTCATGTTTTTCCTGCTGAGACTGAAGAGCTTAGGGTTGAGAAAAAAGGCTTTTACGAATCTATTCACAACGCAATGGCGTAAGTCACTCTATAACAACAAGTTAGGCCGCTCTGGGCGGCGCAAGTCTTTGCCGTCCAACGACTTACGAGACTATAAGCTAAACTTATTTTAGCTATAAGCGACAAAAGAAACTTCACTTAAAAACTTTTTTTTGCTTGCGGTTTACTCAGAATCTGTCAGTATATATATTATGAAAGCAAGGGAAATTAAGATTAGAAAGCCGATCCTTTTCACTAAGGCTCGCCCCTTCAAGATGAAGAACAAAACCTTAGAGAGAAAACTTAAACACAAAAAACGCTATGAATATTAACGAAGATTTCACCAACGAATTTGAATGCCCCGAAGCCCAAGAGGTTATGGATCAAAGCATGGATTTCATATTTGACAAACTTATCAACCCCATGAATGAAATGGGAAAGCTCACCGAAGAGGACTTGGCAATGATTAGCCTTATCGGCATCAGTCTCAAGATCATTTCCGAACAAGCGTCACTTTACGAAAAGTCTGTATCAGAAGATACTTCACAAAACTTTTACAAAAATTAATCCTTGACAATCAACAAAAAAACTGAGAGAATATAATCATGTCAGAAACAAAAAACAGAATTAACCTCGCCATCTGCGGAGGCGAGCATAAGGTAGTAACGCTAGGGGAAGTCGCTGATGTAGTGACTCCCGATATCGAGTATCGCAAAGAGGCGAACAAGGACGGAACGCACTCCGTTTCTTATCAGCCTATTTCGCACAATCTCTTGATTGACAAGACTCGTAACCATCTTGAGCAAGGTGGGTTTGAAGTTGTAGACGAGTGCCACAACCTCGCAAGAGGTGGCAAACGCTACTTTGGATTGTTTGAGGTCACTCACCCAAACAGGGAAAACACCGAGAGAGGCACAATCGTTGGCTTGCGTAATGCTCACGACAAGTGCTTTCCTGCGGGATTGTGTGCAGGTGATGCTCCATTTGTTTGCGACAACCTCATCTTTACCAATTCGGTCAAGTTGGCTCGCAGACACACTAAGAACATCCTTTCCGAGCTAGATCATGTGATCTCTCGCACTTTGGGCAAGTTGTTCAATTTTTGGATGGGTCAAGATCAACGCATCGTATCCTACAAGGATTTTGATTTGACTAACGCTCAAGTCAACGATCTTGTGATTCGTGCGTACAAAGCAGGTGCAGTCAGCAAGACTAAGATTGCTGATGTGGTTGACCAATGGGAAAAGTCTGATCACACCGAGTTTTGGGACAGAAACATGAACTCCCTTTACAATGCCTTTACCGAGGTATACAAGGGCAATCTTGTTGCCTTGCCTCAACGCTCTGAGGCATTGCACTCTGTTCTTGACTCTGAGGTCGGGTTCGATCTTTCAGCTTTCGATCCTCAAGTCGAGGAAGCTGAACTTGTCGAAGTTGCTCATGCCCCTGCCCCTCAAGTTCTTGAGGTAGCAGGTAACATAGATGGCGAAGTTCCTGCCGATCTATATGATGCAGAGGATGACTACCCTTTCTAAAGGGTTGGTCGCCAAATAGGCAAATAAGCCCCCTCACCCCGAGGGGGCTTTTTTATTGGGCATTTACTTTCTGTAAGTCATTGATGATCAAGGGCTTACGGCGCTCTGAGCGGCGCAAACTATTGATTGGTAGGTACTTACGACAAAAAGAAAAAAAAGTATTGACTTCACTCGATATTCTGTCACAATTGTATTTAGTTCTTTTGACAATCAATTTCATTTGTGCCCTCTTAGTTTACATTGGTGAAAACAATGGCTCTCGGCAGTATACTAGTTAAGCCTGCGAGCGACCGATCATCGTTTTGGAGTCAAAGAGGTGAGTTCGAATCTCACAGAGGGCTGCTTTTTCTGTAGATGCGAAAGCATTGAACAACGAGGCGTCAGCACACGCCTACAACCTTCGGGAGAGAGAAAAAGGTTCACAATTTTGAGAGTGCAGTACCAAGCCTTATAGGCACCTAGTGTCACATCCTCGGTAAGACGGGGTAGCATTTACCACGGGCGGCTCCGTGGCTCTCAATTCACTTTATTATGACACAACAGCAAACATTCTCACTAGCATTCTTAATCATCATGATTGCCATCGCAATAGTTCATTTTCTTGGGCTTAGCGGTTGACAATCAATAAAAAATTGTTTAGATTTATATCATGAAACATTCAGAGAGCGGTAATCGTAAAGTTCTAAAGCAAATAAAGAAATGCCCAGATATTGAGGAGATTCGGGCGACTGCAAATGGGTATATGATCATGGCAAAGAACGGAGAGCAATACTTGGCTCATATGTCTGCCAAAGCATTTCACCCGCTTCGCAGGTGGCTAAAGAACAATACAAGACTAAAGGCATTAAAGTTCTAATTTCATAAGCCTTTGCGATTCAAGGGTTTACGACGCCCTGAGCGACACAAGTCCTTGCCGGGCAACAACTTACAGCGTTAAGCAAAACTTTCTTGCGATTTAGCATTTTTTTTCTTGCAATTAAGGCAAAACGGGCTTAGTATCTATGTATGATTATTAACTACGACATACCAAACTACATTTCAGATTATCAAGCCGATGCCCCAAAGAGTAGACTCAAGGGGTTTGATGATTTAGTTTTCGAGCCTCATTTAGGATTTGCCGATGGCAAGGCTATTCAAGCCATACTTGATTTTGGTTCGAGGAATCAATTCACCATATCAGTCGTGCAAAACACTAAAGACAACATTGGATTGTATGGCAACCCTTCGGATAACACTTACGAAGTCGCAATGTGGTATGATGGCAGAGAAACCATGCTTCCTTTGTCTGTTGGTGATGATGTTCTTGCATGGCAAACTCCCGTTCAGATCACTAAGCTAATGCATCAAGCACATCTTAACGATTTTGCTTGGGTCACCCTTCTTCATAACATTAGACAAGACTACAACAAAGAATTAGGTCTTGACAACTTAGACCAATACTGAGAGAATACTATCATGACAGATCGAAACCAACAACTCACGGGCAACGCTTTGCTCATTTACTTAATGTCTCGCTTTAACATGACAAAGCCAGAAGCTCTCAACTCAATGAGAAGAGCAGGGCACAACACGGACAACCTATAATTATGAGCTATAACGGATGGAAAAATAGAGAGACTTGGAATGTCGCCCTTTGGATCGGCAACGACGAGGGAATGTATAATTTCGCCAAAGAGTGTGGAACTTATGATAACTTTGTCGAGCAGATGAGAGAGGTTGGATATACCGAGACTCCCGACAGGGTAGCTTACAACGACAGCAGCCTTGACCTTCCAAGGCTCGAAGAGTATTTTGATGAACTAAGAGAAGACGACTAAGTCGTTGACAATCAGCGACTTGCGTCGCTCTGGGCGCCGGAAAGTCTTGGTATTCAAGGACTTACAACTATTTTTACTTAGTTGCAATTTTTTTCTTGTGTTTTACTGAGAATCTGTCAGTATATAGGAATGAAAGAAACAGTAAAAGTACTAATGTCCCGCGATGGTTTAACCCAAGCCGAGGCGGTCAAGCAAGTTGTTCAATTCTTTAACGAAATGAAAGCTGATTGGGAAGCCGGCGGCGACCTTTCCGAATGGGAGCATATTTTCATGAGTGATTTTGGGCTTGAGCCTGATTACTTTGAGGATTTTATTTTTAGGCTTGCATAGTCAAACTAATTCAACTAGTATTCTATTATGATTAAAACAACTCTACTCACCGCAGGGAATGCCAAGATTACAAAGGGCGAGGCATTCGGATATTTAACTAAAGGCATTCACTTAGCTCCCGCTAATTTGTCGGGTTACGAAGTTTGCCAATGGCGTTCTAAAGGTTGCACTATGGCTTGCCTCAACACAGCAGGTCGTGGGCAAATGAATTCTGTTCAAGATTCACGCATTGCCAAGACTAAGTTGTTCTTTGAGCAAAGGTTTGACTTCCTTGCCAAACTATCAAAAGAAATTACTTCCACGATTAAGTCGGCAAGCAAGAAAGGTTTGCAAGCGGTCTTCCGCCCCAACCTTACAAGCGACATTGCATGGGAAAACATTATCAATGAAGATGGTGTGAATTTGTTTGAGAAGCATAGCAAAACTCAATTTTATGATTATACTAAGTCATTCAAAAGGATGCAACGCTTTCTCAATGGTGAATTGCCTAGTAACTACCACTTGACTTTTTCTTGCTCCGAGACTAACGAAAAGATTGCCAAACTTGTTTTAGAGATGGGCGGCAATGTTGCGGTTGTCTTTCGTAACCAATTACCCGACACTTGGAATGGTGTCGAGGTTGTCAATGGCGACGAATCAGATTTGCGATTTCTTGACAAGCAAAGCGTTGTCGTTGGACTTATAGAAAAAGGTCTTGCCAAAAAAGATTTGACAGGATTCGTTAAAGAAGGTATAAATTCATAATGGACTATTACGATTCAGCCGAGGACATCACTATAACGCAAGACCGAGCTTTGCAAGAATTGGCAAGGCACGGGATCACATCCAATGAGGACATTTTAGAGTTCTTTGCAGATGTGGGCGAGTCTCAAGAGTATGACGCACAAGAGGTTTTAGATTGGCTAGGCTACTAAGTCATTGATAATCAGGCACTTAGGGCGCTCTGGGCGGCGCAAGTCATTGAAGTGCAAGGACTTACGTATTATTAGAGAAACTTATAAAGGATATAAGCGGGCGGACAAAGTGATTATTTTACATTTTTTTTTGTTGCAGTTTGCTCAAAAGTCCTTAGTATTTTATGTATGATAACTATTAAGAAAAACGCTAACTTTCCCAAGTGGATTCAAGTCTTCGCCTTCGGTAATTTCATTGACGAGGTAGAAGGTAACGCAAAGGCATTGCGTCTAGCAAAGACTATTGCCAAGAAAAATGGAGTCGCCCATATTAATGTTTTTGGTGAAGTAAAAAAAATTGAAGAAAATGCCTAATGGGCTTGACATTCAACCGATAATTTAAGAGAATACTATCATGGAAAATCAAAAAGAACAACTCACTCAAGAACAACGCATCGAGCTTATCCGTCAAGCAGTCGAACAAACAAAAGGAGTCGCTCTCAGCGATCAAGCCCAAGAGTTTGTAGAGGATGTTAAAACTGAAGAGTTAGTCGTCGAACATGGTTTGTTTGACACTCACAAAGAAGACTTGGAAGACGAGTCTCAATTTTTGTTCAGCGACTCTGCTGAAGAAATTGATGAAGAAGACGAATCTATCGGAGTAAGTTCCGAGATGAGTGAAGTCTATAACAACAACAACTAAGGAGGAAAACATATTATGCAATCAGAATTCTCATTCATACAAAAAGCTAATGCGGTGGCAAAGTATCAACCGCAAAATGTAAACAAACAAGGAGACAAACTTTGCTTCTCTTACATGAATAATGCAGGCGTTATGGTCAATGCTTTTTATGAGTATAGCTCACGCAAGTTCAAGTCTGCGGTCAAAGGCAGTCAGTACGGAGATGGTGTTGCCATCAGAAACCTTGTAGCAAAACCTGTTGTTGAAGGAATCTTGAGCAATGGATGAGTGGGTTGATCTTTTAATCTTCTTGCCGTGGGCTTTAGCTTTTGCTTTTTTGTGGCATTGTAATGAACATATTTAGTGGTTAGTTATATTATTAGTTAGTATGTTAGTGTGGGCCCCTCACTCGCCCTTCAAAAAGGCGGATGGGGGGCTTTTTTGCAAATAGTCAAATAAAATCTTGAGGGCGGGCGATAGAACAATGCTTTTTGTAAGTCGTTGAACATCAGTTACTTGCGTCGCTCAGGGCGGCATAAGTAGCTGACTATAAAAGACTTAAGCTAAGTAACGCTCCCAGTCTTCTTGGTCAAAGCTGTCAAACGCTCCCCATGTATCAAACTCTATCCACTGGTGGACGACTTCACGAAGGCTTTCGTTTTCTCTGTCCCACAGGTGGATTTCTAGCTGAAACTCAGCTTTTAGTGGAGAGTTGATATATTGCTCTGCTAAAGCGTAGCAGCTACTAAGACCATCTCGATCTTTTGGAGTAGAGAGTGCTACCTCTCCGTCGTGAACTAATTCGTATCTTAACATATCCATAAAGTAGTTTAATTTTGGTTAAAAGTCAAGAGATTTTTAAACAAATTTTAACAAACACAATGCCAAATAACTGCCCCGGGCAGAATTTTGCTTTCAACTATGTTTCCATAAGGTGTTGGTGATCAATGACTTATGTCGCTCAGGGCGGCGTAAACCCTTGATTATCAAGGATTAATGAAACTGTTTTAAGGTTTTCTTGCGGGTGACTGCTCGGGTGATTAGCTCGTCAGGTTCTAGCATATGGGCGTAGACGCCCGTGGCGTCTTGCTCGCCATAGCCTCGGGAGTACCAAGGTCCGCCCGTATTTATATCCTTGCAGGCAAGGGCTGCGTTAATGCCTCGGTCTTGCCAAAACTTTTTCCAAGCCAAGTCAACACTTTGAGAGAGACCTGCAAGTGTTTCGTTGTATCGTGCAATTTCTTCCTCACTCATTATGAGTTGGCTTTTGAAAGCGTTGGGATTACTAAAGCAAAGAAAACCATAAGAATCATTTCGATCATTTTACTTACCTAAGTAGAATTTTACTTGCTCGGATGTGGCAGGACTCAAGTCTTTAAACAAAACCTCGGATTCTATCATGTCGGAAGCGTGATGCTTTAGCGTTGCAACCTTTTGGGTTTGGTCTGCCCGAAGTACTCGGACGATACAAGCGTTTGATTTTGAGAAGTAGATTTGTCCATTTGTTATTTTCATAATTATAAAGTATTATAGTTTTTAGAGAATTGCAAGTTTTTTTTTACTTTTTTTGTCTCTTAGGCAAGACAAATGCGAGGAGGATTTTTTCTCTTTCAGTTAGGATCTGCTCCTCCTCTTGCCATCTACGGATGACTTGCTGAGCGGCAATCTCAGCCTCGACTCGAGAGCGTTCCTCAAATTCGAGATCGGTCATGCCGAAGGCGTGGGCGGTGCGGGTGAGTGAGTCATTATTTTCCATAAGTATAAGATTAAAGATTTGTAATTATATTTTAAAACTAAACTATTTTTTAGTGAATTGCAAGGGAAAAGCGAATTATTTTACCGCTTCCACTATCATGTCGTAAGTCCAAACGTGACCACCGACATCTTCCCAAAGATCATAAGCCACCGCCATGGGGCTTGCTTGGATACGTACAAGACCATTGTCTTGAATGAATTTTTCTATTTTCTTATCTAACATACCTATAAGGTAGCATATAAAACGCATATTTACAAGATTTTTTTTTACTATTAGCTTCTTTTTAGCTGAGCTTATAGCTTGCTAAACCCGGGCTTATACTTGCCGCGAGTCATAAGTTGGCACGCTATATGAACATCGGTTTCGTAAGTCATTGAATGTCAGCTAGTTAGCCGGCGCAGGGCGGCCTAAAGCCCTGATTATCAACGATTTAGGACACTTCTTGCATCAAGCCGTCAACATTGATGAAGTCTTGCTTGTGTTGCTTGGCTAGCTTGGTAGCCATGCGTAAGGCTTTACTACGACGCTCTACCTCGTCGATGTATTGCCCAAAGGCGAACACTTGAAAGAACTTAGAGAAGTTAGGGTTTTGTTTTATTGTTATCATTTTAGTATATGTATTGATCTGTTGAGTCGATGAAGGAGTGAAGGATTGCTACTGACATAACCTCCCAAGGATTATTATCCCAATCAGCTTTCCCGAAAGCCCAAGCATGATTTAGCTCTTGGTCAAGGTCAGCACTTACTCGCATCTTGTAAGTCCGTTGTTCAGATGGGTTGCTTTTGAGCCTATCGACAACTTGAATGGTTACAGCTTGAAACTCGACTCTGCGAGTGGGAACATTTCTATTTGAAGTATTTAACATATTATAAACTTAAAGGATTTTTTGTGGAATTGCAAGAAAAAAATGAATTATTTTTACTCCCATTGGGAGTGATGACCAAAGTCGATGTCCTCGACTTCTTGGAAGTCAAGGAGTGCAACCTTGTCCTGAAGGTCGCCGATTTCGTTGCGAATTGCAACAAGGTCAGCGGAAGAGAGGACGGAGTCCGCAAGGACTTCGCGAAGGAGAGAGATTTTGTTGAGCATTTCGGACTTAGTCATAATTTTTTTTGTGTTAGGTTTTCTTTATCTTATATATACAAAGTAGCAGAGTTTTCGCCAAAAGTCAAACTTTTTTTCACTTTTTTTTCATTTTTTTTGTGTTGTAAGTCGTTGGAAATGAGATACTTACGCCGCCTTGCGCCGGCTAACCGGCTGATAGTCAACGACTTATGAAAGAGCCGTTCAGGTTTCGTGCCAATTTAGATGACGAGAGGATTGGTCATCTTTGTGTTGCTAGCAAACCAATCGAATGAGTTAATTTCTTGACCGTTTAAAACAGGCTCAAAGTTAACTTGGTGAACGCCTGCATTTGCAATGCCGTTAACGCGTTCGCGTGTGGTGGGAGTATTCCACCCCGCCAAGCTCCAACGGACTAGCCCGTCAAAGTCGCGTTTTACGATGGCGTTACCATGTAGCCAAACGGTTTGCCCGTCTGTCTCGGTGTTGCCGACTTTTTTGGATGTGCCTTGCTCGAAGGCTTCTTTTATTTGTTCTGTTACTTTTCTCATGGTATTATTTAAAAAATGGATGATGGCGAACATCACGAAGGCGGATGCCGTGAACGATATTCGTTCTGTACTTGCGAACATTTGCACAAGCCCCCCAAGTTGGGTGATCGATTGGGTCATCAGTAAGTTGATAGATTTTCTTGCAACGCGTCAGCACAACATCGCCCTTTTTGAATGTGTTAGTGTTTTTCATATATATAAAGTAGCACGTTAAAGGTTAAAGGTCAAATTATTTTTTGCAGTTATTTATCATTGCCAACCTGTCTTGAGCTTTCCATTCGTCAAGCCAAGCTTGGTTCTTTGCCAAGAGATCCCGGGCAATGCTGACCATTTCGGCATCGGTATCGTGAGCGATGATCTCCCGAAGGAGTACCATCTCGGCTTTAACTTTTGAAGTGAGGCTAGCTGATTTATTCATAAGTATAACTTAGCAAAAAAACCCCGAAAAAGCGAGAACAAAAATCGGCATTAGGTGCGTTTGTAGTTCAGCTAATGGGGTTATTAGTAGCTCTACTACTTACCCCCACCCCGGTTTTTTAAAAAAAAAGATTGACAAATCGCTTGACAATTGGCGGGGGGTGGTTTTCTTCAATATGAAAACACAAAAGTATACTATAGAATCATGGTGGTCAAAAAAAATCGACGGCCAATTTTCTACAGAACAAACAGCTTGGCGGCTTGCTTTATTTTTTCTTAATTAGTTTTTCCTGAAAATCAAACTCAATAGCCACTCGTACTTTATCTATATCTCTATTTTCTAAGATAAGTTTTGCGGGTGTTTCATTATTAAGTTTTTTATTTTCAGTTTTCAACCAAACTGTCGCTTCGTAGGGAGGAGCCACTTGTGACAGAGTTTCCATGATCTTAGTTTTAGTCATCTATCTTATATTATGTTATTTTATGTTTATTTCAATTTATAGTGTACTATTGTTGTAGTGATGGCTAAAAAGTCTACCAACAAGCCTGAGATATATATACCTCAGTTACCTCAAACTATTCACGTCAATTCTTTAAAACTAACAGAGAAACAAAAAAGATTTATTTCTATTGCGTTTAATGAAGATACTAATATAATGTTTATTGCCGGCCCGGCAGGGTCAACAAAAACTTATATGGCAGTATATGCGGCATTAAGATTATTGAGCGCTAAAGAAGAATTAGATTTACTGTATATAAGAACTGTTATAGAAAGCGCTGAAAAAGGCCTCGGGGCTTTGCCGGGTGATATTGATGACAAGTTTAATCCTTATATATCTCCTTTAGAAGACAAATTATCTGAAATGCTTCCAAAAACAAATACTTGCAAAAGAGAGCTTTTAGAAAATGGTAGAATTTCAGCTATGCCAATAAACTATTTAAGAGGCGCAAGCTGGACAGATAAAGTAGTTGTAGCAGATGAAGCACAAAACTTTACATATAAAGAGCTGACCACATTGCTTACAAGAGTAGGGGAAAATTGTAAGCTTTTTATCTGCGGTGATTTTATGCAAAGCGACATTAATGGCAAAAGCGGATTTGGCCCAATGTTCGATTTATTTAATGACCCAGAAAGTAAAGACAGAGGAATACATGCTTTTAAATTTGGGAAAGAAGATATTCTAAGAAGCGAGATATTAAAATTTATTATATCAAAGCTAGAAGGAAAAGCGAGCTAAAAATTTATTTATATCTTTTTATTCCCCACCAAACATTCCTAAGCAAATATTTAAGTCTTTTCACTTTTTTCCAATTACCAAGAAGTTTTTGTTGTGAAATTTCTTTTTCCGTAGATCTATATTTGCGAGAAACATTTTTACGTTTACTATATTCTAATATCCACCAAGGTTTTCTATCTTTTCTGCTCATAGCCAGTGATTATTCATGTTTAAAATACTAATAAATTTCAATTTCCACACTTGAAAACAAGTTTTTTGAGTTCCTTGCCAATTACAAACGTTTTGAGTATAAAAGAAATCTTCTATGTCTATATCGTTATTTAGGTAGTAAATTCTGCAATGCGCTTTTAAATTTTCATCCGAAATAGATTTGATCGAGACTATCGGATTATTTTTCATTATTCCCCCAACTATCCTCTGATAATACAATAAAGAAAATTTTGGGTTTTTTGTCATCTTAACCTTGTCCAAAGGTTTATCTGACTCGTCAACACCAGTCAATAAAAAACAGTCAACAAATTTATCGTGGAAAGAATGTAGCTTATCTTCAAATAAAAGGTCAGCCTCTTGGAAGACGTGTTTTTCTATCTCGGCGTTTTCTTGCATTGGATCTCAACATTTTCTTACACCTAGAAAGATCCTCCTGTAACGAAGAAATTTTTTTTATATATTTTAACTCAAGACTTTTTTTCATATTTATTTACCTATTTATTATTTAATAAAATACCAACTAGGATATCTATCTTGCCATTTAGTCGTATCTACCCCCGGAATCACTTCGATATTTTTGCCTACAGAATTAGCAAAACTGTCTACAGCTTTAACTGTTTTTGGCCATGATCTATTGTCGTAGTCGTGTCCAGAAAATATACCACCAATTTTTAACTTTGGGTACCACTCATGAAGAATTGTTCCGTCTTCCTGACCAGTATGAGCGTATGCATCAATATATATAAAGTCAAAATAAGATTCAGGGAAAAGACACAAGACATCGCTGAAAGAGGATCTCATCACAATGCTTCTCGTTTTGTGTTTTGCAAGAAGCTTGCAAGCTTTAACGTACTCCGAATCATTATGGTGATCTAACCAGCGGTCTATTGAAAAGAGTCGTTGTACATTATTAGATGCAAGCAGTGCGTCCGAGAAATGCCCTTGAGCAACACCAAGCTCAACGCCAATTGCGTCTTTTGGAAAAAGTGACGAAAGTCCACGGCGACCAATTTTAGAAAAGTTCATTTTATTCTTTTAAATAAGTAACCCTAGATCCGAACTCACAAAGAAGTTGATGCTCAACCTCTCCATCATGCTCCTTAGGTTTTCCAAATGATTGTTTTAACCAATAGTGGTGCTGCGAGCTTTGCTCTTTAGAAAAATGATCGAACCCTAATAACGTAACTTGTTCAATACCAACTTTTTCCAACAACCAACAAGTAGTTAGAAATCCACTCGAAGGCAAGATCGGGGCTTCGTTTCTTTTTTTTGATTTTACGATGTCTTGGATAATTTTTCTTTTTTCTTGATGGTAATGATATGGAATCCTAAAAATATCATGATTTTCGATATCTTTTATTCGGGCGCCCTCATGAGTTAATATTACTTTTTTTGGCGGCTCCGTGCCTTGCGGTCTTTCTCCTCTTCCGAAGGTTGCCCAGAATGTAACTTTTGTTCCAAGGTTTTTTTCAAAACCATTTATTTTAAACCTGTTAAACCTAACGACTTCGTCAAATTGATCTATTTCACTTCCAAGCTCGAACATCGCAGATGATGGTCCGTTGCCAATCAATATTACTGATCCATTAATTTTTGGAATAGAATTACTCATATAAATATATTATATATTGGGGCTATCAAATTCTAAATTACATTTTTTTTGTATTTTGTGTATATAATATTAACATGGGACCTATATTATACACCGTGATGGGCGCGGGAATTAAAATTCTCTGCAATCTTATTAATCATTGGCTGGAGCAAAAAAGGCAAGACCAAATGATGCTTGCCGCAAGAGACAGAGAGCTTACGCTAGCCATTATAGACAATCAGAAAAATCAAGCAGGAGATTCATTTGTTAAGGTAACAAGAAGAATACTATTTTTATCTATTACTTTAACGCTTTGTTATTTAATGTTGTATTATGCTATGAATCCAAATATATCCTATGATGTCATTGTGCCCAAAGGGGATAATGCAAAATGGGGATTTTTCGGATGGGTGTTCGGAGGAACTGACTGGGTTATAGTAAAATTAACCGGCGGCTTGTTGCTTACATCTTTTATGGATTTATGTTTTATGGTTGTAGGGTTTTATGCTATCCCAAGCAAAAAAAGATAATTAAATGAAATACTTAATCAACCTATTTTTATTTGCCGCGATCCTAGCATCCCTAGGAGGCTGTATGTCTATGAATAGGCATGTTGCCCCTCCTAGAATTGAGCAACCATCTTTAAGGCCTTCTATATCGTTCACAGAGATAGATGCTAACAATGACGGTGACGTCACCCGTAAAGAAATAGAACAATACAACAAAGTAGAAGGCGCGTCCAATTTAACGTATAATGAACCTACAACTACATTTCTGTATATAATTATTGCAGTTTTTATTTTATGTGGTAGTAGCATGGTCTACGAATTATTTAAAATTAAAAAGGGAGATAAAAAGAAAGATTAATGGAAACATCAACTGCGACAGTAATAGCGGCTGTACTATCCGCAATAACCACGCTCACAGGCATTTGGTTAAGAAATAAAGTATCTTATAAGAAAAAAAATTGCATAGCTAATCAGGCTCGCATCGGTATAAACGTATATACCGCACTGGAATATATTCAATCAATTATGAAATCTGATAGAACTTATGTTTTTGAGTTTCATAATGGCGGCCAATTTTTTTCGGGAAGAGGGCAGCAAAAGTTCAGTTCTACCTATGAACTTGTTGAGCCCGGCGTTAGCGCTGAGGCCGACAATTCACAAGATTATAAAGTATCAAGATATAGTAAATATCTTCATAATCTTATTAAAGATGGTTATTATCAAAAATCTATAGATGAAATTACAGATGAAGGCTTTAAATCTTTACTGAGAGATAAGGGGGTAAAATACATATACAATGTCCCTATTACAACGCTTAATGGAAAAGTCATAGGAATACTAGGAGTAGACTATGTAAAAAATAATTTTGAAGGATGTAAAAATTGCGAAGAAGATGATGTGCATAAATTCATGAGAAGGCAAGCAAGAATAGTAAGCGGATATCTAGTGTAATTTATTTGAAATTTAATTAAAAAGAATTAAAATAAATAAATGAATAAATTCTGCACAGAATGTGGCTCTAAAATTGAGTTTTCCGCTAATGAACCTCCAAAGTTTTGCTCGTCTTGTGGCGCTCCACTAAACGGAGCCTTAAGAGCATCTACAATTACTGAAGAAGTTGAGCAAGAGGAAATTACAGAAAGTACAAAAATAAGGATACCCAGAAACTTAAAAATTGAATATGAAGTTTCCTATGCCGAGGGGCCTAAGCCAATGAATCAAGTAATGAAAGAACAGAAGCTAGGGCTTGGCAAAATCCAAAGAAACAAAGTCGAAGGCGACCCTCTAGAGAGAGCCATGAAAGAATGCAGGCCAGCTAGAGGAACCATCGACCTTGGATAAAAAAAAGAAAAGAAAAGTTTCCTACGAGGAAATGTTTCCTGCTATTGATCAAGAGATCAAAAAAAGAAGGGGAAAATGGTCTTTAAACTCTTTGGCTTGGGTGGACTATGACGACGTGTCTCAAATAATTAGAACGCATATATATAATAAATGGGATCAGTGGGATCAAGAAAGACCTCTTCTTCCTTGGATAAATAAGATTATCACAAATCAACTTAAAAACATTCTGCGGAATTATTATAGTAATTTTGTGCGACCATGCCTAAGCTGCCCTTTTAATCAAGCAGGACCAAGCAAAGCGGAGCAAGTTGATAGCTTGTGCGGCTTCACGACCAGTGGGCTCCAAGACTCTGAATGCCCTCTGTTTGCAAAATGGGAAAAAACTAAAAAATATGCATATGACATAAAAATGCCTGTTGCTTTAGAACATCACTCTCATGAAGCGCATCACATAGAGGAAAGCTTTTACGATATGGACACTGCTAGAGGAAGACTTAATCGAGCGATTAAAGAAGTTCTTTCCGATAGGCAATATTTAGTTTACGAACTTCTTTTTGTGCAAAATAAAAGCGAAGAGGAAGTTGCAAAAGTACTAGGATTCAAAACTAGCGAAAAAGGCAGAAAAGCAGGTTACAAACAAATAAAAAACCTTAAAAAAATGTTCGCCAAAAAAGCTGAGCATATATTAAAAACGCAGGATATAATCTTATGAGCGACTTATCAGAAGAGCAAAAAAAGTTTATAAGGGAAAATGTTCAAAAATACCCCAATCTCACTGATATGACTAGAAATGTTTTTGACGACCCTTTTCTAGATGGCAGAACAAAAGAAGGAAGAGCTGTCAGGCAGTTCATGGCGCAAGAGGGCATTGAATATAAAACAAGCAAGGTAGACCTAGTCAAAGACATTGAGCTTTCCAAAGATGACAAAAGAATAATTGACACTTATTCAGAAGAAGGCTTGAATTCCTATCAAATTGCAACAATGCTTTTTCCTGATAGAGAAATAACTCCCTTAAGTAAACCTACTTTAGTTGTTCAAAAATATGTAAAAGAAGCCAATAAACACAGGCTTAGTGACGCAGAAAAAAGCAAAAAATATATTCCTGAAAAAGCTTTCGATGGAGTTTTAAATAAAATTAATATTTGCGCCGGAAATTCTCTAGAAAAAGAACAAATTAATATGAACCAAAGGCTTTGTATAGAGCAATTAATGAATTACTTGCAATCTCCTAGGTTTGTTCAGGTGGTTAGTGGATACTCAAACGATTTAGACCGAGAACTGTTTGAGTCAGAATTTATTAGAGCGACATGGGATAAGCCAGATCTCACAACAGACGAAATCAACTTATATATAAACGTATGCATGGAATATATTAATATTAAACATATTTCTAAAGCTATGGATAAATTGAATGCTATGTTTGACAATGCTGAAACGCAGCAAGAGATGACTGTAAGATTAGCAGAACTTTTAAAAACAAAAAGCGAAGAATATAATCAATGCGAAAAAAGAATGGAGTCATTGATTCAAAAATTACAAGGAGATAGATCAAAAAGAGTTTTGGATAAACAAAAACAAAACGCAAGCCTATTAAATCTAGTAGCAATTTTTCAGTCCGAAGAAGAAAGAAAAATTATGATAAAAATTGCAGAGTTGCAACGCAAAGCTGTAGAAGAAGAAGTCGAAGAACTTGAAAAAATGCCCGAATGGAAAGCTAGAGTATTAGGAATAAATAAAAACGATGCAATCTAATGAAATTTCAATGCAAAATTTGCAAGGAAGAATTCGATTCCGAAGAAGCTCTTATAAAGCACATCAAGGTGCATTCTGTAACCCTAGCAGAATACTATACGACTTTTCACCCAAGATATAATTTACTTACCGGAGAACGGTTGCCATACAAAAACAAAAAAGACTATTTTTCTAAAGATTTTACCACCAGAACTCAACTTAAAAAATGGTGCCAGACAAATCTTCAAGAAACAGTAAAATCTTACATATTGAAACTCCTTAGAGCTAGAGTAGAAGAAAAAAACTTATCTCACGGCCCAAGCCACCTAGAACTACAATTGAGAATGTTGCCAGAAATAGAAGAGTATCAAAAACACTATGGAAGCTTTACCCGGGTTTGTGAATTAGTTAATGTAAAACCGTTATTCTGCAATAGACTTCCTAATGACTTTTTTGAGGTAAACGTCCCGAAAAAAATGGAAATTATCGTAGATACCAGAGAAAAACAACCACTGAACTTCAATTGTTTTGTCAAAAAAAAATTAGACATCGGAGACTACGCTTTAACTGATGAAAATACACTGACATTTGTTGATAGAAAAAGCGAAAGCGATTTCAAAAGCACTTTTACGGTAAAAAAGAATTTAGATAGATTTAAAAAAGAAATCAATCGAGCAGTAGAGTTAAATGGATACTTGTTTATCGTCATAGAAAGTAGTATTCAGGACATTTACAAAAACAACAACCAACGATGGCAGCACAAAAGCAATCTCGATTATCTTTGGCATAATATTATAGATATTGGGCACGAGTTTGCAGGTCGCTGCCAATTTGTTTTTTCTGGTAGCAGAGAAAACTCAGAAGATTTAATTCCAAGAATTCTTTACTATCAAGATAGAATATGGACTGTTGACTTACAACATTATATGGATAGCTGGATAAAAAGGAGGAAAAAATGACTTGGGAGGAAGGCTCTAATCCTAATCCGGTAACAAAGGGTTCAGGACAGTTAAATAAACAATTGCTTGAGATTGAAGGCTACTTAGAAGAAAATGAAGCAAAGATTGAGCTTTATAAATTTTTGCGCAGTAACATGACTTTTACAGTTGACTTAATATCAGGAGTAAAACTGTTCCCATTTCAGCATTTAGCAATTAAAAGCATGTTTGAGTCAGATTACTTTATGGGAGTATGGTCAAGAGGAATGTCTAAATCTTTTACCACTGGAATATATGCTTTTTTAGATGCGATTTTAAATCAAGGTGTCGAAATAGGTATTTTATCTAAGTCTTTTAGGCAGGCAAAGATGATATTTAAGAAGATAGAGGATATAGCCGCAAAGCCAGAAGCAGGATTTTTAGCGCAATGCATAACTAAAAAAAGTAAAAGCAATGATGAGTGGTTAATGGAAATCGGGTCTTCAAGAATTAGAGCTCTCCCTCTTGGTGACGGAGATAAGCTTCGCGGATTTAGATTTCATCGTATAATTATAGATGAGTTTGCTCTGATGCCTGAAAGAATTTACAATGAGGTTATTGTTCCATTTCTTTCTGTTGTAGAAAATCCTACAGAAAGAGAAGATTTAGACCAAGCAGAAGAAGAGCTAATACTTCAAGGCAAAATGGATAAAAAAGATAAACACGTTTGGCCAAACAATAAATTAATTATGCTATCTTCTGCATGTTATAAGTTTGAATATATGTACAAGCTTTATGAGCAGTTTGAACAATTAATTAATGAGGCATCTCAAGACCCAACTTCTGCTAAAAGGGCTATAATGAAATTTAGTTATGACTGCGCTCCAAAACAGCTCTATGATCAAAATCTTATTACCCAAGCTAAATCTAGCATGAGTCAAAGTCAGTTTGAAAGAGAGTTTGGCGCAATATTTACAGATGATAGCTCAGGGTACTTTAAAACATCAACAATGGCTGCCTGCACAATACCAGATGGACAAGGGGCTCATATAGAAGTAAAAGGCGAGCCTGAATCAAAATATATTTTGTCTTTTGACCCAAGCTGGGCAGAATCAGAAAGTTCTGACAATTTTGCCATGCAAGTATTTAAGCTTGATGACGAAAAGAAAATTGGAACGATGGTCCATGGCTACGCTTTACCGGGAACAACACTAAGAGAGCATATAAAATACTTTCACTATTTACTTACTAACTTTAATATAGTATCAATTGTAGGTGACTATAATGGAGGAGTTCAATTTCTTAGCGCTGCAAATGAAAGTTCTATATTCAAAAAAGATAAACTTAAAATTGATCAAATAAAAGACGTAGATTTTACAAATGTAGTTGACTACCCGTCTGTTATAAAAGAAGCAAAAAAACAATACAATTTGCCCGATAAAAGAATTTGCTACTTGCAAAAACCTTCCAGCCCATGGATAAGGAGAGCCAACGAACTTTTGCAGGCCAACCTTGATCATAAAAGAATTAAGTTCGCCTGTCGGGCCGTGGACGACGCATATCACGCACAAAGGAAAAAGAAAATACCAATTAATAAAATAAAATTTTCCGTTCATACAGACGTAGACAAGCAGGCCGACTCAGCAAAAATGATAGATTTTGTTGAGCATCAAAGTGACATGATAGATCTCACTAAATCTGAATGTGCATTAATCCAAATATCTACTTCCCCTCAGGGAACTCAAACTTTTGACTTGCCGCTAGAACTAAGAAGACAAACTGGTCCAGACAAAATCAGGAAAGACTCTTATTCTGCGCTGGTATTAGGAAATTGGATGATTAAAGTATACTATGATATGATGCATGCACCTAAAGATGAAACTCAAGTTACCTTCACGCCAATGTTCGTTAGTTAAAAGTCAACTTTAACTTTGTTTAACTTTAACTTTGACTTTGGCTATTCTTTCGTGTATAATACTTCATTATGACAAAAAGAAAGTATAATAAAAAGTCTTCTTATTGGGATAAGTTCGATCAAGACAAGGGTCAAGGAGTAGGATCTGTAGAGGATTTCTTTAAAACAAAAGTAGAGGATACCCAGCCTCAGTCTGCAGGGCAGCCTTATTATATAGAAGCTGGCACATCGTCATACATAAGAAAAACTAGCGAAGGAACCCGAACGCTGGGACGGCGTAATGCAATTACATCTGGAGATAAAGAGAAACGATTTGCAAATATAAGAAAAGGCATGCTTCCTTATGAATATGGAGCAGATGGAATAAATATAAAAGATGCTATAGATTTATGCCAGAAGGCTTATGCAAATATATCTATATTCAAAAATGCCATTGATATTATGTCAGAGTTAACTAATTCTGAAATAAAGCTGGAAGGAGGCTCTGAAAAAGCTCGAGCTTTTATTGAGAAGTGGTTTGAGAAAATAAATATATGGGGCTTGAAAGATCAATACTTTAGAGAATATTATAAAACGGGTAATATCTTTTTGTATAGAATTGATGGAAAATTTAGCACCGAAGACTTTGCTAAGTTAACTAAAGTATACGGAGCAGCAGGACAGCTTAAGGCCAATCATATTCCAATAAAATATATTCTTTTGAATCCTTTTGATATTGCTATGAAGCCAAAGACCTCATTTTCTGGGTCTAACTTTAGGAAGGTTTTATCAAAGTATGACCTTGAGCGATTAAGAAACCCGACGACAGAAGAAGATAAGGCAATATTTGATGCGCTTCCAGAAGAAAAAAAAGCTGAAATTAAAAAAGGTCAATTTATAGACACAGGAATTTATATAGATTTAGAGCCCGAAAAACTTTCTTATAGTTTTTATAAAAAACAAGACTACGAGCCTTTTGCCGTGCCTTTTGGGTTTCCTGTATTGGATGATATTAACTGGAAGCTAGAACTCAAAAAAATTGATCAAGCAGTAAGCAGAACAATTGAAAATGTAATACTCCTTATAACAATGGGCGCCGAGCCCGACAAAGGAGGTATTAATGCAAATAACTTACATGCGATGCAAGCGCTGTTCCAAAACGAAAGCGTGGGCAGGGTGCTAGTCAGTGACTATACTACAGAAGCAGAATTTATTATACCTGATATATCAAAAATAATTGGCCCCGACAAATATGAAATTGTTAACAATGATATTAGGGAAGGCCTACAGAATGTAGTAGTTGGTAATGAAAAATTTGCAAACACTCAGGTTAAGGCAGAGATATTCCTAGAAAGACTAAAAGAAGCTAGACACGCTTTTATTCACGATTTTATTCAGCCGCAAATAAAACTAATATGTAGAAATCTGGGATTCAGAAAATTTCCTGCAGCAAGATTTGAACAGCTAGATATAAAAGACGAAGTTCAGCTTCAAAGAGTAGCTACGAGACTTATGGAAATTGGTATACTTACGCCTCAGCAAGGAGTGGACGTAATAAAAACCGGAATCTACCCGAAGCCAGAGGAGTTGTCTCCTGCTCAAGAACAGTACGCAAAGGAAAGAGAGAAGGGGTATTATAATCCTTTAGTTGGCGGAGTGCCCGCTGTTGAAGCTGCTGGCGCCGAAGAAGAAAGAGAAATTAAAGAGAAAGCAATAAAGTCTAAGCCTGCCGCCCCAGCTGCACCTCAAAATCTTAATCAGCAGGTGACTCCTAATCAAAACGGACGTCCACCGGGCGCAACTGCGTCTGAATCTGGTAAGCCAAATTATAGCAGAAAGAATATTCAAGAAACTGTATATAAAATAGAGTCTCTGAGATCTCACGCTACAAAGAGTATTAAGGATAAATTTTCAGTAAAGAGGCTTAACAAGCAGCAAAGCGAAATGCTTGATAGTTTTGTTGAAGCTGTTGTGTGCGCAAAAGAAAAAGATGAATGGGAATCTTCTGTTGATGCGTGCATAAAAAATATCGATGAATTGGAAAAGCTATCCTCAATACAAGGAGTCCTTAATATTTCTGCCACCCATGAGTTAGAGCAGTACCCTTCGGCAATTCTATATCACTCTGAAGAATAAACTTTTGTAAATTACAATCTTTTTGTGTATAATACTTAGAATGCATGAAAAGGCCTTTTAAATATATTACAAAATTTACTGGGGAAATAACAGCTTCTTCTTCTGTGGATGATCCGCAGATGAATATTACCGAAGCTTCACTTGAGTCTCTTAGACCGCTGATCCCTGATGATATCGACTTCGAGCAGAATGTTGATTTAGTGGCGGTTGCATTCAACGCTGCCGTGGTAAATATGTTTAATAAAAACGGCGACGGTATAGATACCGAAACAGCTCTTGCTGTAGTAGACTACTTTAATCATAAACCAACTAATGTAGAACATGAAAGAGATAACATAGTTGGGCATATTGTATCTAGCTCTTTTTCCACATATGCAGATAATAAGATTTTATCAAAGACTGAAGCTTCTGGGACTTTTCAGCCTTTTAATATTTCTTTGGCCGCTGTTTTATACAAAATGGCTGGCGGCCCTTTTGCTCAAATGATAGAGATGATGGCCAACGCAGAAGGTAGCTATAATGAATATATTTCAGCCAGCTGGGAAGTAGGCTTCAATGATTACGTAATTGCAGTAGGAAGTAAGAATCTATCTGAATGTGAAATCATTACAGAAGCAAATGGAATAAAAGAATATTCAAAATTTTTAAAATGTAATCAGGGTGAGGGTAAAACTAAAGACGGATCCCCAGTTTATAGACTACTTAGTGGAGACGTTTATCCTCTAGGAGTCGGCTTTACAACTAACCCCGCTGCAGATGTCAAAGGAATTCATGTAGAAAAATCAAGCCCCGAAAAGCAAGAAGAAAAAGAAGAGGACTATGCAGAATATAAAAATTTTTATATAAATAATTTAGAATTTTTAAAAAAAATTAAAAATAATAAAGAAATAATTTCCCAATGCTCCGAAGAGCATGTAAAAACTACAAACACCAAAAAAGTTATGGAAAACTCTCAACTTATCGAAGAATTCACCAAAGCGCTTAAAGACGTAAAGTCAGAAAAGAGCTTTTCGGACGAAGCAGTTGCTAATCTCGGACAAATCTTTCGTGATGCCATTAAGGAAAAAAACGAACAGTATGTCGAAGAAATTGAGCAGGCTAAAACTGAAAAGGAAAGTCTACTAAAAGCTCAAGCAGATTTCGAAACCAAAGTTTTTGATCTCGAAGGCCAGTTGAAAGACACAAAAGAGTCTCTCAGCCAGCTAGAAGAAGATAACAAGGTTCGCGAAGCTGCTGAAAGGTTTCAAGTCCGCATGGCTGCTGTGAATGAAATTTATCAACTAAGCGAAGATGACAGCAAAATTCTTGTTGCTGAAATCAAGTCGCTTGACGAATCCGAAGAATCATTTTCGGAATACCAAGAAAAACTTGCTGTAGTATGGGCTCATAAGAATAAAGAGCACATTGCTAAGCAAGAAGAATCTTTGAAAGAAAAAATCGACGAAGAAGTTGAAAAACGTCTCGCCGAACTTTCTACAGCTTCAGAAGAGGCTGCAACAGAGGAAGTAACAGAAGAAGTCGTTGACTCAGCATTGGAAAATGCCGAAGAAACTGACGAAGTTGTTGCTAACAATAATGCAGAAGTTTCTGAAGAAGAACTAACACTAAAGCAAAAATTCAAACAAGCTTTTACTAAAGAACACGTAACTGTTAACTACTAAACTACAATGGCTAATCGACTTCTACCATTCAGAGATTATGACGAACATGACGTCATAAATTTATTCGCGCTTGCTGCTGCCGACGTAAACGATAAACTTACCACAACAGGTAAAGGTGACGCCGGAGTAGTTGTAAAATTAACGTCAACTGCTACTGCTGCAGACAATACCCCCGAAGGTTGGGACCTTAATAAGGCTCCAGTAACTTACGGTGCAGATACTGGAAACTACATGATGGGCGATCATACGATCCCTCACTTGGGATCAAATGGATATCCATCTGCTTCTCTTGAAATGGCTGCATGTGCAGGCACTGCTGGAGAATCTGTATTTGGAATCACCCTTCGCCAAACTGCTAAGTTCGACGAAAACGGAGAAAACTTACTCCGTTACCCCGTAAAGAAAGATGAACACATGGCGGTATCTCCCGGTCAAGTAGTTCCAGTTCTTACCAAAGGTTTAGTCATGGTTGATGCCAAGGCAATTGCCGATTCTGCAGCTGACGCTTCGTTAAAAGCTGGTGCAGCAATTTACGCATTGGCCAACGGATGCATGTCAACAAAAACAGCTACAGGCGTTAGAATTGGAACAGTACTCGCTATTGGTTCTCGCGCCAAGCAAGGCTCATCCAATATTGACATTCACGAAGGTACTTTTGCCTTGGTTAAGCTCGAACTTTAATTTCAAACTTTAACTCAGGGACACTATAACAATGAATATCACACTCAAAAGAACAGAAGAACAGCTCGAACTCGTAAAGGCAATGGCCTCCAAGGACAGGGACGTTGCTTATGAAGCACAAGCCGCCCTTGCAGAATTCATTGCGCCTGTGCTCGCTGAGGTAATCCAGCAAGCTCCTACGTTGAGCAACATGTTTAAAACGCTAAGCTTCACTGCTGACGACAACCCCAGCATTCCTCTGGATTTGTACTTCGACATTACCGACGAAGATTACATCGAAATCTGGAGCCAAAATGCCCCCGGTGGTCTTCCCAGCAATCAAGTTGCTCCAACGACTCAAGAGCTCAAGTTCACGACTTATCGTCTGGACAGCGCACTTAGCTTCGATAAGAAGTATGTCGCACGCTCTCGGATGGATGTTTTAAGTAAGACATTCACTCGTATGGCTCAAGAACTTCTCCTTAAAATGGAGTCGACTTCTGCTAATATGATCTTGTCGGTGCTTTCTAAAGCTAAAACAAACGACGTTAGTCACACATTGACAAACACACAAGCTGGTCGTATTCTTCTTCACGACTTTAACAGGATGCTTACTGTTTCCAAGAGAATTCACACTTCTTTTACAGGTGGAACACCAGTAGGTGGAGTAAGCGGAATTACTGACCTTATCGTTTCTCCAGAGGTTGTTGAAAACCTTCGTGAAATGGCTTACAATCCAGTCAACACACGTGGAGTTTCAGGTGATTCTCAAGATATTGTTCTCTCCGGCGACTCAGAAACCATAACCGTAGATAATAAGGGCGCAGGAGTAATCCCCGCCACTGATTCTATGAGAGATGCTATCTATGCTAACGGCGGAATTCCTGAGTTTTACGGAATCAACATTCAAGAATCTCTTGAGTTTGGTCCTGCAGCCAAGTACACCAAGGTCTATCGTAGCCTTCTTAAGACAGACGGTTCAACCACTGTTAATCAAAACGCTTTTAATGCCAACGATGACGATCTCATCCTCGGTATTGATCGTAGTCGTGCAGACATGATGGTCCGCGCAGTTGCAAGCGATGCTGACAATGGAGCCGAGCTTTCCTTGGTACCAGACGATCAGTTCGTTAGCCGTCAGCAAAAAGTTGGCTACTACGGTTCGGTCGAAGAAGGTCGTATGATCCTCGACAACCGTGTACTGTACGGTATGCATGTTAACGCCGCTTAATTCGGTTAAGACATTGTTTCTCAAAAAATCCACTCTTCTTGAGTGGATTTTTTGTGTATATAGGGTATAATAAGAAAAGGAGAAAGGTTACACCATGCCAAAGAAATCAAAAACTACTACAAGGAAACCCCGCGCAAGTAAAACCAAGAAACCTATGGAGTTTGCAGACGGAAAAGTTCAAAGCAAAGAAGACAGAATAGAAGAGCTTCGTAGACTAGAAAAAGCAATAGGTATCACTCGTTCAAATCCTTTTAGGACGGAAGACGAAGAAGAGTTTAATGAAAAAATAGCAGAAATGAATCTGACAGATATGCAAGCTTTAGCTGTTAGGGCTGGAGTGTTTCCTTCTGGAACTCGCCCCATCCTCAGAAATAAACTCAAGAAGGCTTTTCATGCCGCAAGAATAGGAACTATTGCATCACAGTCAAGACCTGTAATAGACCCAAGATCAGAAGAGTATAAAAGGATAACCGGACAATAAAATGTCAACTCCGACGCCAACTCCGACCCCGACCCCGACGCCAACTCCAACTCCGACCCCGACGCCAACTCCGACCCCGACGCCAACTCCGACCCCGACGCCAACTCCGGCTTATATTCCAAGCGACATTGAAAAACTTTCAGAAGACATATTAAATGTCGAACTAGATCATGTAACTGGATCTGCAAGAGTAGCCTTAAAGTCAACTGTATCTGGATATTTAGCTACCAATGTCGGGCAAATGAATGTATTGATTAATACTCAGTTTGGAGTAGATGAAAATGCTAATTTTTGTCCTTCGCTAAAACTTGAAGAAAAAGCTATTCTTACTCAGCTATACCTAAAAGATTTCTATACAAAAGAGTCTAGGAAAGCTACAATTGGAGTTGCTACATCTTCTTCCTCTACTGATGGGGGAAGCTCAGCAGAAGGTGGGGAATGGATATCAATACAAGAAGGAGATACGGTAATTAGAAGAAGCGCTACAAGCTCAACTCCTGCACAAAAAATTGAATCAGCAAAAATATTTAAGGGTCAAGCTTTAGATTCAGAAGAGAAACTAAATAAGTTAATTCACTCTTATAACATGTATCAATCTGTTCCTGTTCAAGTTGCAGGGATGGACGCTGCACTGTTCCCTTCTGGGCAATATTAATCTTTATTGCCTTTTTTCTTCGGGCAAAGATTTTCTATTATACTTTGTCTTGTTTTATTATTTGCGTGATACCAGTGCCACATAAGATCCTTACGCATATCTAATATCTTTTGTTCTTTAGATTCAATTTCTTTTTCTAGAAATTCTAATTGCTCCATAGATAACTCATCTGCATCAATCTTAAGGTCTGTAGCAACATCCATGAGCACATGAAAATCACAATTTTCTTTTGCTTCTGTAGCGGCCAAATATAATTCCGTCATCTCTTCAGCGATTTCATCTGATTCTTGCTGGAACTTATCTGGGTGAGTTTGTAAAACAATTTGCCTAAAAACGCTTTTAACCTCTTCGGAATCAAATATTTTTTTCTTTTTTTTAGAAACTTTCTTATCTTTATTTTCTTGTTGAGTTAAAGGGCTCATTCGATCAGGATTTTCTTTACAGAAATTCATAATGCTTTTAATGCACTTTTGTCGTGCTTTTTCAAAAATTTCTTTAGTATCATCGTATTCCATATTCACATACTTAGAACGATGCTTTAACTTCTTAAATAGATTATTCTTATACTCGTTGCTGTTGGAAGATTTTTTATTTTTTTTATTATTAGGTTTAGATTTGCCTTTATTATTAGGACGCAAATCTTTCGATAGTGGATTCATATTCTTCCACTTTCTAAAAGCTTCAAAAGGATCATTCATTAATTAATAATACACACGGGTTAAATTATTTAAAGAAAAAAAGAGGGCGACCGAAGTCGCCCCCTGATTCAAAAATTTTAGCAAAATTATTAAGAGATGAGATTACTCGCTCTTAATTGCAACAAACTTGATTTTCCAAGTCTGAGCCTGACCAGCCGAATCGGTGGCAGGTATAGGACCTGAGAAGTGGAATGTTACATTATTAGCATCAATAGCTCCTTGTTGAATTGCAACAATTTGCGCGTTCTCAGAAGACGAGTGCAAAGTAGCAATAACTACTGCATTTGCATCTTGACCGTGAGCAAACGTTTTGCTTGTAGAAGCAGCGGCTACGACGAACTCTCCAGATTTTGTCTCATTATCAAGACCGTTAATAACGCTCTTTCTAAGAGAATTTTCCAATCCAAGAGCACTCACACGAGTGGAGTTCTCAAGACCAGCGGCGCTGATACGAGTGGAGTTCTCAAGAGAAGCAGCGCTCACACGAGTGGAGTTCTCAAGACCAGCAGCACTCACACGAGTGGAGTTCTCAAGACCTGCAGCACTCTTACGAGTGGAGTTCTCAAGACCTG